AGGAACCGGAGGTTCCCATACCCGTTTATGAGTGCCAGGTATAGTTGCAGACCGCGCACATATACAAATACTTCATGTTCGTTTCATCGTACCGTAAATAGAGCACTTCGCGCGGCACACGGTCCTTCTCGTTCGTCGCATTGCACGGGCATCCTTCGTTCGCGCACGGAATCGTATAAATCCGGGGCAACGTCGGGTCCAATTTGATGTATTTGTTCATGATATGGTTAAACTTCATTTCGTCCCGCTTCAACGAGGTGTTCAGCACACAGTGAATCTCCTGGTTGCTTTCGTCATTGTCCACGTCACCACAGTTGCGGCAATAATGAGTCAACTTGTTGGAATCATTCGCATCCACCGCAATATAGTACATGTTGTCACAGACCTTGCAGAATTTCATTTCGCAATCCAAAGGTAAAGCCGCTAAATGGGGGATGTCTTGCTTATATAATACATGATTCCTTTATGTTGAAGGGAAATCAATTTTTGCGGGTATGGGAACCTACGGTTCCTGCAAAAATTGATTTGCGTCTACCCCCCTTACAGACATAAAAATATCCCCATAATGTACAATAGCATGGCAGAAACACCCAAGCCGCAGCACGAAGAACCGCATAACAGTGTCACAGGATTGCCGAAAACGTTCAAACAATGTGTACAAAAATACTACTACAAATCAGATGGCTCAGGCTCAACGAACAAAGAGAAAACTAACACACGTATTGCAGACAAGTCCATGAGAATTTCTGGGGGTACATATCACGTCCCCCAGGAAGAATACCTTCACTTCATCCAAGTCTATCACCGCGACATTTTCCTCAAAAAACAGCACGAATACATGACAGAAAAACAGCTAGAATCGGGCGGCCCCATCGTATTTGACCTGGATTTCCGTTACGACGCGTCCATCACCACGCGCCAGCATTCTAAAGAACACATCATTGATTTCATATCCCTCCTTTTAGACGAATTCAAGACGATGTACCAGCCCGACGACAGTGCTCACATACCATTCTTCGTATTGGAAAAGCGCGAGGTGAATCGCATCCAAGGTGACATGCCCGTCACCAAAGACGGCATCCATATCATCGTCGGTCTCCAGGCGGACATCGTCGTGCAAACGATTCTCCGGGAGCGCATTCTCGCTAAACTGCCCGACATGTGGAGCGACCTGCCCGTCAAAAACGAATGGTCCGACGTGATTGACGCCAGCATCAGCAAGGGTCACACCAACTGGCAACTCATCGGGTCGCGTAAACCCGGACACGAGCCCTACGAACTGGTCTACGTGTTTGATACGTTCACCGACCCCGACAGCGGCGCCATTCGCATGCCCGAGATTTCGCCTCAAATCTACTTGTCCGACCCGGAGAAATTCTGTCAACTGTCGGTGCGTTACCGTGAACATCCCGTGCTCTTCATGACGGGCACGTTCATCGGCGAATACACCCAGTGGAAGGGGACCAGCTCGTCGTCCTCGTCCCGTCTCCTGCAGAATTCCAACGCGGGGACCATGATAGACAACAGTGAGGGCCCCCTATCTCTCAACCCGATCAATGTACTCAACGTGAAGAGCAAGGAGGAGTTGGACGCCGCGGTGCAGTACTATTTAGAAACCCTCGGCCCCGCCAGCTTTGAACTGCGCGAGGCCTACGAGTACACCATGGCCTTGCCTAAATCCTACTACGGTCCCGGATCGTTTGACAAGTGGATTCGCGTCGGCTGGGCTCTGCGTAACATTCACAACAGTCTGTTCATTGTGTGGGTCGCTTTCAGCGCCCAGTCCGACCATTTCTCCTACAGCAACATTCGCACGGACCTCTGGGACCGATGGCGGGGGTTCAACAAGGTGATCGGCGGTCTGACCAAACGGTCCATCATGTATTGGTTGCAGCACGAGAACCCGGAGGCCTACAAGGAAATCAAGTCCAAGACGCTGGGGGCGATCATTGATCAAACCTTGGAGAATTGCTCGGTATTTGCCAACGGCAGCGACCGCCGCGGCGCCAAGGGTAGCGGGGATTACGACATTGCCATGGTGCTCTACCACATGTACCGCGACAACTTCATCTGCGTCAGCGTCAAGGGCAACATATGGTACATGTTCAACGGTCAGCGCTGGGAGGAAAACGATTCCGGCACCACGCTCCGTCGCTACATTTCCGAGGAACTGCGTGACGTCTATACCGAAAAATTGCGGCAGATCATGCGCCAATACAACCTCCTCAAGAACCAGGAATCCGACGACAACGTGGCCAAGGTCAAATCCATGCAAACGCGTATGGAGACGCTGCGCGACATTGTGCAACGCCTCTCCAAAACCAACGACAAGAAGAACATCATGGTGGAGGCCAAGGAGCTCTTCTACAACCCCGCGTTCCTCCAACAGCTGGATAACAACCCGTATCTGCTGTGTTTCAACAATGGGGTGGTGGATTTCAAGGCCCAGGAATTCCGCGCAGGTAGACCGGAAGACTACCTGTCAAAGTGCACCAACATTGCCTACAAGCCTCTGGACATGAACAAGGACAGGAACATCATGGAGGAGGTGCAAGATTTCATGCATAAACTGTTCCCTTGCAAAGAACTGCACGACTACATGTGGGATTTCCTGGCCTCCACGCTCATCGGCAACAATACCAACCAAACCTTCAACATGTTCATCGGCATCGGTCAGAACGGCAAGTCGGTGCTCATTGCGCTCATGGAGCTGGTATTGGGCGAATACAAGGGCGACGTGCCTCTGACGCTGCTGACCCAGCAGCGCACCAAGATTGGGGGTCTTGCCCCGGAATTGGTGGCCCTCAAAGGGGTCCGGTTCGCCGTCATGCAGGAACCGTCCAAGGGGGACCGCATCAACGAAGGCATCATGAAACAGGTGACGGGCGGTGACCCAATTCAGGCTCGGGCGCCTTACATGCCCCAAATGGTGAATTTCGTCCCGCAATTCAAGTTGGTCGTGTGCTCCAACTACATGATGGAGCTTTGCAGCCAGGATCACGGCACCCGGCGCCGTATTCGGGTGGTGGACTTTGAATCGCTCTTCACCGACAATCCGGTGGAAGGCGACCCGGAAAAGCCGTACCAGTTCAAACTGGACAAGAAGATCAAAGAAAAATTTGAGACGTGGGCGCCCGTGTTTGCGACCATGTTGGTGGAGCACGCGTACAAGACCAACGGAATTGTCCAAGACTGTGCCCGCGTGATGACGTCCAGCAATTCGTATCTGGACCGTCAAGACGTGGTCGGCGAGTTCCTCACAGAAAACACCGAGTACGCGGAATTCAGCAGCATCACGAAACTGTTCCTGGCGTCGCGGTTCAAGGATTGGTACAGCATCAACTACAGCGGCAAACCGCCCAACAGCCGCGAGCTGGTGGACGCCGTGAACAAGCGGTACGGGAATCTCAAGAACGGGGCATGGCCCAACGTGCGTTACAAGATTGCCGAGAGCATGCATTCCAGAGGCAGCGACGACGGCTCCATTCCGTCCCATTCGGCCGACATAGACGAAACCGTCAACCTGGAAGAGATTTAGATCAGGGGGTGGGTCAACACTGTTTACAATACAACTATTGGAAACAGACCATGGGGTGGGATGGGTCAGGATGGAGGACGGAGTCCATGTACATGGTTCTTTTTTTTTGGGGTCGTTCACGATGACCCGTCGTGGGTATTTAGCCTAGCCATATACGTGCGGATCATAGGTGGTACTTGGCACGGCATCGTACCTAAAGACCGTCTGCGAAATGATGTCAATGAGATGTACGGCCTGCAGTGGAGATGCGTTTATATCCCGTCCGCGTTTCACGAAAGCAATCACCCGGTCGTCCTCCCATACGATCTTACGACCATGGGAGAGCGGTAGGTCAAGATTGATACGGCTAAATACATTCAACAGATCGTACCAAAAAAAACGTTGGTCCTTGGCATGCACCGATACCATGGAATTTCCAAAATCGGTAATGACCGTCTTATACCCCCAGGTTGCCACCGAGTATTGTTTCCCCCCAACGTGGTAATCTAGGGTCATCTTCTTGGTTCTACGAAGAAGGACATTGTCCAGATGCAAATCGTTATGAACGAATCCAAGGGTGGTATAGGCGATCAACGCAGACATCACGGTCTGTACCAGCAGGGATTTCAATAACAAAACGTTGGATTCATCCCAGGTATGGCCCGCCAGAGAACCTTCGGATAGATACGGCATCACCAAGACGTCCTTCTCGTTCTTTTCGGACGGTTCGGCCCGACAAATACGCCCAGATTCTTGGTGGGGCGCTGCATCAAAGCACGGAAACACGCATACATACCGCATGAAACCCGGTATGCGCATCCTGAAGAGCCGTTCTCCGATATCGTATTCTTTGCGGTTGGTCCGGTTAGCACGGTCTATTTTAACCACAATATGCCGATGTTTTCGGCGAATGGTATCATCCGTCGCGACGGCGCGCAACACGGAAACATCGGTTGTTTCTTTCAATATGCCATCAATATGAATATCGTCGGCATTTTCCGCATAGTTTGAACAGTCCACATAGTACTTGTCCGAACCGCCGGTCTTGTACCGTCTGCGGTCCAATGACTTGATCATGTAGGTGAATGTATATAGATTCTTGGTGTTTTTACACCCTTTCTCGCGTTGGTCTAGATCTAGATCACCGGATCAAAACGGTTCATCCATGGCTCGGAGGCCGCGAGATCCGGGTTGACCGCGTATGCCGGGTAAATCCGTCCCCGACCTTCCTCCACATCGCGGGGCTCGGGAAGATCCACCGAATGCAACGTCATGTGGGTAAAAGCATCCTTTTTTTCTCGGTATTCTCCACCGCTGTAAATACTGAAACGGTTTTTGCTCACATAGTACACTTTGAACAACAGCGTCAAGGTCTCCATCACGAGGTGAGGGCCGTAGTTGGTCAAGAGGGAGATATTTTGGATACGGAGGGAATACACAAAGGCCAGCGTGGTCGCCGCCAAAGAGATGAGACGTTCCGGAAGATTGTACGCGTTGGCGTTCTTGTTCTTCCAGTCGGCGTACACAATGGGGGCATAACATACGAAATACAGCGCCGAGGCGGCAAACATCAAATCTTCGTCTTGCATGGTTTTGTAAAGATGTAAACGGATCATTTTACATCTTTTGGGGTGGAAAGACAGACACTTAAAGGTCTATCAATTATTCGTTATATTACGTAGTATACGCCTACATATCATACCATACCCACAACCTATACCATGATTCCCAAAATCATCTGGCAATCGTGGAAAACCAAAGACCTAGACCCGCTCATTCAAAACCGACTCCACACGATGATGGCCATGAACCCGGATTACAAGCATTTTTTACTCACAGACGACGAAATTGACCATTTTGTCCATACCGAATACGCGGATTGTCCCGACATCCTTGCATGCTACGACCGACTCAACATTATCGTTGCCAAAGTGGATTTCTGGCGATATTTGGTCTTGTACAAATACGGTGGCGTGTATCTAGACATGGATTCTACGATCAATCAATCCTTGGATGGATTGATACGACCAGATGACGAGGCGGTTATCACCCGCGAAGGTCATCCTGGAATCTTTGTTCAATGGGCACTCATTTTCAATGCAGGACATCCCATCTTGAAATCTACCATTGACCTCATTGTGCGAAATATCCAAACCAACGCATTTCCCAACGATATACACAAAATGACCGGACCCACCGCGTTTACCCAAGGAGTAAATAACTACCACATGTCATTGTACGGTGAGGCTCTGACCCACAAGAATGAGTACATTGAACAGCCGAACCAGGTAGATGTATCGTACGACCGAGGCATTCACTACCGGATGTATGGTGTGGATTACAATGAGTTTTTTTCATTCAATTACCCTGAATCGCGCTTGTTGTATAGAAACGTCACCCATTGGTTACAAGAGCAGAAAATGAAACCTCTCTTGTTACCAGGTTAGGTTCCGCTTCTCTCAATCACTCGTAGATCAGAGCGCCGGGATCTGATGATTGGACAGCGGCACGATACCGTCGTACGGGCGTTGGAACGTGCTAACATCGTGGATGTTCCTCGTGACCGGATCGTTGCCAATCGGTTGACCGACGATGTAGCTGTAGCCCATGTAACCGTACTTGGCCACATAATACTCTACCGTGGAAATGACAAAGGGGTACAAGATGAACACCGCGGCCAGGACCACTTTGACCGCGATGGGCCACGACGCGTTCTCCATGAATATCGTGTATCCGGCGATGAACAAGACGATATAGTAGATGTAAAACAGCACGCTGTAGGCGAAATACAGCTTGTCATTCTTGGTCGTATCGTACTGGATTTTCTGAACATCGGTGGTCTGCTGGGCCTTCAACATGGCAATGTAGTCCCGGATCTGTTGGTTCTCGTTGACCAGGCGATTGTACAGTCGCTCGTTCGGATCCACATTGTTTTTAGGCGTCGGCGTAGGCAACGTAGACTGGTACTGCAATTGGTTGTTGGGCAAGGTAATGACCGCGTCCGCCAGGGAAGTGATCACATACCAACTGCTCTCGGGGGTCTCGCCGTGTTTCGCAAACTCCAAACTGGTATTGGCCGGAACTTGGGACGCTTCCCAGTAAAGGGCGAGCAATTTGCGCTCGTGCAACGGCATGTTTAGGAGCGCCTGTTCCGACGTGAACAGCCCCAAGAATTTGCCGTCAGTGTTCAAAAACAGATAAAAAATGTCGGTAATGGGACCATTCGCCGTTTGCAAAATGACCGGGAAGAAGTAGTTTTTATCCGGAGCGTAGAATCCGTAATTGACTTTATTCAACGAGGTGGTCGTCGTAAACGCCGTCTCGGGGGCCGAGGTCACTTTCAGTTCCCAGGCCGGCATGTTGTACTTTGCGTGCGTGTGCGTCGGTATCATGGTGACCGTGCTATGTTGCTTAATCAGCCGGGCGTCGCCCACCAACGTGGCGACCCCTTTACCCATCCATTTAAAGTCCCATTTATCTTCCATCGGGTGTTGGATTGTCGTGTGTAATGTAAAGCCTGCCTTTACATTATGCCAAGGTTTTATGGTGCCGCGGGGATCCTAATACGTCGCCGAGGCGTAAATATGGTTGTCCGCATCGTAAGGCGTCGTATTGGCGCCGTTCGGGGCCACCACCTGCAGAGACGGTGGCACCACCGCCATGGACTTGGGCACAAACGACTCTTTGACACAGGCATTGTTGTACGGATCCCATACTGTGCCTTGGGCGGCCGAGCAGCACCCCGAACCGATGCACGCGTTCAGGTTGGGATTCGCGGCCCCCGCCGCCGAGACGATCTGACCCACCTGGAGGCCCGTGTTGCCTTGGAGGCTGATGGGGGCCTCGTCGGGAATGTAGTGGAGTTGGTCGTAGTACATCGGGTCCCGGCGCCACAACATCACCAGCGCCCATCCGCAATAAATGACCACGGCCACAATGACTAAAATGGAGATCATGGAGAGGATGACGTCGGTGTTGCCTTCGTCGTCGCTGTACCCCGACAGAACCTTGCATAGAATGAGAACCACCAGCGCGATGACGATGGCGACCGTGATGCGCATGTAGACCCGCTGCCGCTTCAGATAGCTGTCGTTCATCTGGAGCATGCGGCGCTGCGTCGTCATCGCGCTGTCAATGCTCTGTTGTTTGCTGTTCAATCGCTGCATCTCGCTGTTGACAATGTGGTTGACATTGTCCTGCTGAGCCAGAATATTGGCCGCCGAATTGGTGTCCAGGACGTTGCTGATGCTGTTGAGCTGGGTATTGATGGTATCAATCTGTTGATCCACGTTGTTGTAGTCACCGATGTTGTTGTGAATGAGGGGCGAATTCACTAAATAGTGGTTGAGGACGTTCATCAGGCCGGCCGCGTCCATGGCGTTGGGGTTGGGGGTAACATACCCGTTGTACATGGACAAGGGCACGTACGAAGGGGTCGCCGCCGGGGTCTTGGTGGCCCCGGGCGTAGTCACCCCGGGAGTCATGGTAGCTCCCGGAGTCTTGGTGGCCGCGGGCATGGTCGTCGCCGGAATCGTGGCTACGGGAGTTGACATATTCTTTGTGATTATTCTAGATTCCCAAGGTGGATCACTCTACTATACTATGCATTAACATTATACGTCCGGCGGTGACGGCGGCGCCTATTCCGGGACGAGCGCGAAAAAGGCCACTAACAAGAACGCTGCACAAATGTTGGACAGGATGTAGTACGTATTCTGCTGCAACATGGTGTCTTTGGTATCCTCAATCATGCCGTTCAGCAGGGAACGGCGACTGTTGGGATCGTTCGCCAACTTGCCGTCGGGATCAATCGCATCGTATTTGGGGTTGCCGTTGATTTTGTTGTATTTGGGGACGAATTTATTGTAAATCAGGTCGTTGAGTTCGTTGTACTTGCGGTTGATCTCCACGTTGTCCGCCTGCTGTTGGCTGAACGCCGCATTGACCGCGCCGATATTCGTTTGAATCTCCTGAAGACATTTGGGGCCGTTCAGATCCTGGCACGGCGTGGGGTTGTACCCCGAAACAAACGGTTCTTTGGGGGTGGCGGTGGGGGTCGGAGTGGGGGTCGCCTTGGTCGTCGGCGCATGGATGCTCCCATAGTTGAACATGTTGATGCTCTCGGCAATGTGGGGAACGCCGCAGGGTCCTTCCTTGTCGGGCGTGGGATTGTACGGTTGATAATTCACCGAATACGCATCGTAGCCGTAGTAGGCGTCCTCCGTCGCGACGGTCTCGTGCTTCACATCATATACGTTGATCTTGCACGAGGAATTGATGACCTTTTTGCGTTTGTACAGCGTCGGGTTGGTGGGGGTGCCCTGGGCGCCTTGGGATTGCGCGGTCTGAATGCTCATGGTGGGGTTTTTAGGCAAATACATCGGGGCGTCGTTGTTGGTATTGACAATGCAATGCGCCACGTTGTCCGTCGTCTTGTAACTATAGTAGTGACTGCAGTTTGCCACGCCGATGCACGTCTGTTCGCATTCCGGATGTTCCATGCTGTCGTACTGGGTGTATTTGCGCGGATTGTTGCTGACCGTCGTCAAATTGGGCGGAAACGAATTCGGTCCCGTGTACGCCACAAATTCGTTGGTATATTGAAGCAGGTTGCCTCCCATAGGCACGTATTGGAGCGTCTTGGCGCTGGCGTCCATGAGCATGGTGGTGCCCATTTTCAAGTCGCCGTTGGCGCTGAGCAAATAGAACGAATTGGGCGGACTACTCTTGGTCGTGTATTTGCCCTGGGCGCCGAGATCCATGGACATGGGCGTCAGATAGATCAACTGGTTCCCTTGGATGTAGAGCGCCGACTTGCCGTCCGAACTGTACAGCCCCCCGTGGGTGTCCAACGTCTCGCGAAAATTCAGTCGCGATCCCGTAATACCGTTGTCGTAGGCGGTTTTGTACCGATTGAGCCAGGTGTCGTTGACGACCGCCCCCGAATAATATTGCTGCAACGACGTACTTGTGCCGGCAAAGGCCGTGTCGCTCGCCAGATCCCAGACCGGGGTGGTGACCGGCGGGTTCATGACGTACAGGTTGCTGCCGCGCAATTCCAGGTACGTTTGCGGCGTCACGACATTGGGCCCCAGACTCTTTAGCACGGCCTGCGAGGAAGCATTTTTCAACACAATCTCCCCGGTAGTTTGGATACTGAGCGTGGCGTCGCCGGCTTGCGGACACGACAACAGAATGACGGAACCCATGACTAAACTGTCGTTGCTTTTGGCCCCGCGCACTTTCTGGTTGTTCGTGTAGTTGTTCATGATGTTGAAATTGGAAATATACAGATTGTACATGCCGGCGTCCACGGCAGCCTGGTTGATCTGCGTGAGGGCGTATTGCATCTGTATCGGTTCGTAAGGCGCCGACCGCGAGGTATTCTCGGCCAACGCGTAAAACAGGCCCTGCCCGTTGCCGCCGTCGGCCATGGGGGCACCGTTGTACGTGATATTGATGGCAAACGCATTCGGGGATTTAGGCGAAGCCCCCGATCCATACTGGATGCGGACGGGATAATAGGTCCCTTTCACCATCATGAAACTGTCCAGCGCATTGTTGCCCCGGATGCTGTTGTCCGTCCTGTAATTGACCAGGGCCACGTCGCCCACCCACATAAAAGCCGCCGGGGTGTTGCCTAAAACAAATTGGTATTGCCCCGTCGCGGGGGGATAAAAATAGCCGAACCATTCCACGTAGGCCTGATTCGTGAGATTTTCCAGATTGTAATTGTTCAACGCCGTCGCCAACGAGGAGAAATTGTCGCTGTTGCCGACAATGGTCGGAGTGAAACCCAGTTTCAACTGTTGAGCGAAATAGTTGCATTCCCATCGTGTGTCACCCATCGGCGTGACGTACAATCTAAACCCGAGACCCGGAACCGACTTGTACTTCAACCGGTTCGCCTGAAAATACTGGTACTGACGCTGCAACTGTTGGGCATAAAACGTTTCCACGGTCAATTGCGCTGTGGCAATGTCGTACAGATTGTGATCAAAGAGCACCATGTCTACCGGAGGCTTGCCGGCCACCGGCGAAATGAGACCAATCTCGTTACGCGTGTAGTCCCCTAAAACATTGGGGGCCGAATCCACGTCCACATCAAAAGAGACATATTTATGCGTATCGTTATATTGCTTCGCGGGGGAAATGATATTTGCATTGACTTGTGCGGAAATCCCCGACATGATGTGTCTATCATATACATTACATATACATATGATAGCATGAACCGACGTGATGGCGCGGTTACAGTGTGGTAATGTAATAAATCAGGCAAGTGGCTAAAGTCGCCCACAAGAGGGTGGCATAAATGGCCGAGTCCACTTCTTGGTAAGCTGCCACCGGAATACTGTTATTCAGCCGATACAATTCGCTCAGTTTGCGGTCCAACTCCTTGCGCAGCTGCAGGAGGGTATTGTATTTGAGCGAAATGTCCCCGTCCGTGGGGGCGCTGTCGTGCGTGATCAGTTCAATGTCCCCCTGCAATTGCTGTATTTGGGCCATCAGCACCGTCGCATCCGGGGGCGTGCAACTGCTCGCATTGTACAAGTAATTGTAGGAGGCGTCGCGCGTAAAATGCACGCTGTTCAGCCCCGTCTTGGTATACTGCGGTCTCGCCTCCAGGCACATGACATAATTCATATAGGCATCGTCGTACCTTTGTAATTTGGAATAGACCCCCGACACATCATCAAAGAACGACGAATGAATCACGTCGGAATTGATCTTCAGTGGGACTTGGGCCATGGGAAATCCTATACTCTCCTCGGAGATTTAGGAAGGCTCACTAAGACCGGGCAGCCACGCCACCTACAATGATAATCGCGACAATGCCCGCACACACGTTCGCTATACTCTGAATGAGGGTGCCGGCCTGGTCGTTGGAATTACTAAACAATGCCTGGGTCGTGGACACATTGTTCTGGATATTGAGCAATTGCTGAGATTCTTGGTGATTTTTACACAATTCTGCCGCGAAACTGCTCTTGAGCACCGCCGACGAATCCATGATGGGCAGGGCGTGGGTCGCGTTGCTGGCGTTCCTATACAGGCGATTGAACAAATACGAGGCGGTGATGGTGGCCGGCTGCGGGGTCGTGGCAGACGGGACGGTCTCCTTGGATTGCCAAGTGTTCCACGTATTTTCCCAGTCCAGGGAAGGCGGGGTCGGCTGAGTCTGGGCAGGACACGTCACCACCGGGCAGCCGGCCGCCGCCGCGGAAGCGTCCTGACCCGGAGGGACCGTGGGGGCCGCCTCCTTCTGCAAAATCTGCGGGCATTGGGAAAAATCAAATTCGTTTTTGACCGACACCCAAAAAAAATCGTTCGGATTGTAAGAAAGTAAGTACCCGTCCATCAGGTGGTCGTTGCTACTATATCCGGGTATTATTCACTTACTCGCATATACGGTAAAAGTCCGTTTCCATGGCCACGACACTGTTTCGCTTAAACACGCACACTTGCCCCGGGCGCAGGCAAATGGCCAGCGCCACGGGATCAAACCGCGAAATGGTCGGCAATTGACTGTCGTTGATACGGTATTTTTCCATCAACTGGGATTTCTCTTCGTCGGTCAAGATGCGCACCGCGGGCACGTCCTTGTGCTCCAAAATATTAAATTGGAGCCGTTTGATATTGTGGATGACCACGAAAATGCCGTCGTGATTGTACAAATAGTTCACCTTGGACCGTATCATGTCGTTGGGTTCGTCGTCCGAAACCAGAATAAGCACGTCGGTGTGTTTGTCCAAAACGGCCTCGGACAAGAAGAGGTCGTCCACAATGTTGTCTAAATTTCCCTGGCGAACACACGGAACGAATTTGATGTACGCCTTCTTCGTCTCGGTGCTGTGCTCAATCAACATGTCCAGCTGACTGTTTCTGCTCATGGCATCCACTTCATTGATGCTGAAATTATCATTGTCTTCCACATTGTACCCCAACGTTTTCAACAGTTGAATGATGGTAACACGTGACTTGTACAAGCTCAGAATCTGTTGGGACGATGCCATGGTCCGGGTATTTTCTCTGATATACTGTTACAACACATGTTTTTATGCTAGTTTACCGTTTCAATTTTTCGCGCCATCGGCGGGGGCCGCGGCCGCGGCCGAGGTATTCACCTCTCCCTCCCCCTCCGGGTCGGTAGCAGCAGCGGCCGCAGCGGCAAATACCGTCTCTTCGGTGGTCCGGTCTTCCCGGGCCTCCTTGATCTTCATAAACGCTTTGGGGTTCAGGGCTTTCAGAGTAGACACGCGTTTCGGATCAATGTTCTTTAGGGTAAAATGATGCGTCGCCGGTTGGAAAAACAGCGAAGGAATACTGACAATCTCACTGGTCTCCTTATCGTAGATCAACTCCTTGGTTTTAGACAACTTGTTCTTCTCCAGGCATTCCACGAAAAATTGCTTCAAGGTCTTGACATCCTTGGCCGGAATCCCGTGATCCCTTCCGTACTTCTCGGCAAATGCGTGCAATTTCTGGGTCTTCACCACCTTGTCCAATTTGTTCCACGATTCCGTTTTGTTGTGGTTCTTCTCCCGCTCCAATAGATTGTCAATGGCATTGAGCGATACTTCCTGCGACGACGAGGACGACACCGCCGACGAATAAATCTTGGGCGACGTCCGCATCACCATCTTGTCGTCATTTTCCCGCTTCTGTTTGGTCCGAGACTCCTTGATCGCATTCTCCACTTGCAGTATTTGGTTGACCGGCGTCTTAAATGGAAACATCGTTTAACAGTAATAAAGTCTTCGTTACAACAATATAAACCGAAATCTCTAAGCTTTTGTTTCCAAAGTATCAAAAACATGGACGATCCGCCCGAGAACGAACCCGACGTCAAATCGGTCGCATGGTTACCCCCCGAACCGGCCCGGACCATGGTGAATCCGCTTCCCGCTGCGCGCGTGGTGACCAAGACGTCGTCGTGGATACGAAACATTACCGAGCCGAGTTCCGACTTGCGTGACGATACGTTGCAGTTGGACTGTCTCGCCGATTTACGGCAGAACCTGGCCAGCCCGACGGCCTCTGCAAAGAGGAGGGGGCGGTCCTCTACTTGGGATCGCACAGAAGACGAAGACACCACCGCGCCTTCTCCCTCCCCGAGTGGGGTGGTGCCAAAGTCTTCCCAGGCCTCCATCGCCCGGGCGCACATCCTACACAAGATCTCGGGGTACAAATACCAAGACCAAGAAAAACGGTTGTGGAACCCCGACATCTTTGTCAACCTTGGCAATGTGTTGGAGCTCATGCACGCCTGCCAATTGCTGTGCTTCTATTGTCGTAAACCCGTGATGATCCTCTACGACAATGTCCGCGAACCGCGCCAATGGACCTTGGAACGTATTGACAACAGTCAGGGACACGTGCGAGGTAATGTGCAAATTGCATGCTTAACGTGCAATTTGCGGCGGCGGACCATGCATCACGAACGGTATATACTCACCAAACGCATGGTGCATGTGACCAAGCTGGATCATCCGTCGTAAGGGTCCCCGGACCCGGACCCGGCCCTTTACTTGGCCCTCGCCGCCGATTTAGGAAAAAATGTGTAGACCAAGAACGTGGTCAGTGCCAAGAGCACCCCGCCCCACAGCGTATCTATGCAGACTGACACCAGGTCCCACTGCTTCAACACCGCGTACGTGGTGGTTTCGTACACCCCGTAAATCACGATACCCAACAAAAACGCATCCACCACCGGTTTAGACGAACTCAAGATGAACCACCACAAACCGAAGATCAACAGCGCATAACAGGCCACGGCCGAGCCCATTCGCATCGTCAAAGGCCCCCTTTGCACCCGTTCAATCTGATCTTGGTACATCTTCTTGGTCGCCGTCAGATACACGGCATCCAGCCCCAACAGAATCACCCCCGGCACAACCAAGTCTTTCACCCACTGCATCGGTATACAAACTACATAGAATTTACCAACAATATTGACATATTTGACAACGCGGCGTTTATCATGTTCGCGCCGAATCCCGCCATACAATCCAAATTGGCCTATTTTTTAACGACCAAGAAGATACCCAATATCATCTTTCACGGGGAACCTAAATCCGGGAAACGGACCCTGCTGAACGATTTCTTGCACCAAATCTACGAGGGCAGTCACCAGAAAATGAAGACGCACATCATGACGGTAGAATGCAGTCACGGCAAGGGCATCAAATTCATCCGCGAGGATCTGAAATTCTTTGCCAAGGCTCACATACAATCCAATCACGGCGCGAATTTCAAGTCCATTGTCCTGTTGAATGCGGACAGTCTCACGATTGACGCCCAGTCGGCCTTGCGCCGGTGCATTGAGCTGTTTAGTCACAATACGCGGTTCTTCATCATCGTGGAGAACAAGGAACGGCTGCTCAACCCCATTCTATCGCGGTTTTGCGAAATATATGTGGCCCCCGACGCCAAGCCGGAGGAGACGACGCCCCCGGAGGCTTGGGCCGTGTTCAAACAGACCTGGAACTCTTTTGGGGGCATGTGCGATCGGGACGCGACCGCCCTCTCCGGGGCCTTCATCGCTAAATCCGCCGCCTGGTGCGAAGAAGGGTGGTGTGTGCAGGATTGGATTGAATGTCTCCAGTGTCCGGCCTGCGCCACCGACGCCGACATCGCGCCTTCCCCGGGATACATGCATCGCCATCTGATTGCCATGTGCTATCACAAGATCAAACCGGATTTCCGTTGCGAGAAGATGCTCATGTTTTACGTATTGTATCTCACGTTTGTGAGTTCAAAATCGGATTTGGAGAATATGCTCCTATAGTATCGTTTAGGCAATTCAGAAGACCCCACTCCTCATGGACGATTTTGTACTGTCTAATTTGCAAGAATCGCGTAATGAATGGTGTAGCCGCTTGGTCAGCATCTTTTGTCCGCTCGTCATGGAAGGTATCCGGTCCATCTTCAACGAGTCCTGGAAAATATGCGTGGACTCCGGCGAGACCGACAAGTACCTCATGACGTTTCAGAATTTCCTGTCGCGCATTCCTAAATGGAATTCCGTCATCGTGGAGGAGGAGCGGAAGCGGATCATAGAACGCAGTGGGTGCAATTATTTAGAAGACCTGATTACGTGTGTGCATATCATTCAACTGAAGGTCCTCACCTGCATTCGGGTGGGGAACCGGCAGAAAAAGATTGACATTACCATCCCTAAACTGGACCATTTCATCCACAAGGTCTACATTCACATGGCGCGCAAGGTCTACATGAACGTCTACCTGTTTGAGAAGAACATCAGTCCGCTGCAGATGCAAAAGAATGCGCGCGAACTGGAACTGATTACCCAAGAATGTATCATGACCACCATTCGCGAGAGCATTCCGACCGAGGAAATCATCCGCGCCTACATGGACGAGACGATGGAGGCCGAGGAAGACGTCACCATTGAACCTTTAGCGGAACCGGTGGTGGTGGGAGGAAGCGGGGCGGGGGGCGACGCGTCGGAGACCCCGGAGACCGGCGCGAGCATCCCGTCCATTGATACCGATATGCCAGTGTTGGAGCCCAAGATCACCGACATGAATGACGACGTGGTGACGTCGGTGTCCTTCCAGGAATTGGACGCCATCTTGGACGAACGTTCGTCGTCCGCGGAGGACGCCGCCGGGGCCAAACGGATTGAGCGCCTGAGCGACGCCGTGGCCTCCGACGCCTTGGAGCGTAAACTGGAGGAGGACAGTCCGCTGGACGACAACATCCGGATTCATACGGAGAAACTGAACATGGCGGATTTAGGCATTGTGGACATGGACCCCCCGGGCCCTTCCGCGGCGGCGTCTTCGGACAAATTGAGTCTGGCCATGCTGGACGTGCAGGAGATTTGAGGTCTCTGGCGCGTTTGTATCACACCTCTGAACATCGCTAAAAATCCTATATGACCATGGATTTTTTTATTCCCATCTTTGCATCGTTGCTGTTTTTCTTGGCCAAGATCATTGAAATGAAGTATGTGGACAAGGAGACCAAGGCCATCAAATTCATGGTGCGCGATACCATCTTGGTCTTCCTCATCACGTGCGCTTCGGTGTACCTGTACAGCAACTTTTTCAATACCATCCAGGGATTCATGGGTATGGTCACCAACACCAAGGTGGTGCCTGTCCCGGTCATGCCGGAAATATTTACCGATTCCCCCGGGTTTTAGGCGAGTCCGTTGCCCCCGTCTTGGGGTGGAGAGAACATTAGTTGATAAGAAACGGCTGGTTTCTTACCAAAAGGTCGGTTACGTTTGGTCGCGCCGCACGTCTAAACATATTCTGGGTACACGTCCATGTTCATGTGCATGGCCGCATGTTCATCCCAGACCGCCGCCGGGTCGGTCACCCGGAACCGGCTAAACCACGGGTCGTTCAACTGGGCCTCCGGGGTGTGCGCCTTGACCGTACGGGCAATCATCTTGTACAGGCGAAACCCGGGGTACCGCTCCTCGCCGTTTTTCTTGTACAACACGTTGCGCCCTTGGTCGTCCGTGCACCAGCGCTGGATCGTACGTTGCAATTCGGTTTGCGCCATCTTCTCGTTGGCCACCACGTCATTGTCTTCAAACACAAAATCGTAAATGCTGCACCCCAACCGGGACAGATCAAAACTCATGTTGGGATCCAGGCGGGGCTTGGAGGATTTCAAATACGGTTCCGTGTTGTACTGGGAGGCCGCGTCCCCGTCCGACGAAAAACTGTCACTGCAAAACACCCGTTTTTGGTATTTATAAATGCTGCGCCCGTAGTCAATGATCTTGAAAATACGTCCGTAGGTCGGCAAGGCGTACCGCCGCCCTTGGTACGTATAATACAACAAGGGCGCGTCGGTTTTCACATACATGATGTTGTTGGTATGGAGGTCGTTGTGGGTAAACCGGAACATTCGTTGGTAGGTGAGCAAGATCATGATGACCTGGAACAAGGCCGAGCAGATTTCGTCGTCGGGCAACCCTTGAATCAGCAGATGATCCAAGGTATGGGAGCATTTTTCCAAGAGGATGAGTTGCACCGGGAAATCGTAGATAAACACCATGGCCTCGTCTTCGGTGGCCACATCGTCTTCCTCGGTTCCGATGTCGCTCTCGGTCTCCCAATCGTCCTCGTACTCTTGGTCGTCCGCCCCCTCCTGGCTCTCGGACCGGGGCTCCTCTTCGTGGTTGGAACTGTCTATGTCTAACCCTTCTTGGTAATACTCTTCCGTGTCGGTGTCGCTATCGTTGCCGCCGTCGTCCTCTTCGGGTGGGTCGGCAGAGGGCGGTGCCTCCGACATATGCCACGAGGATTCCTGGGTGTCGCTCCGGGTTTTGTGGTAGACCAGGTCCATGGGCGATTCCGCCTCGGGAAGGGGGTCCGTTTCGGCGGGGGTTTCCTCGTCCAATACCTGAACCATGCCTAGATCCTCCAATCCCATACGTTGTTCATGATCAATGACGACTTTGGTGCGGGCGGCGCGCGAGGAAGCGTGCGTGAGCGGCAACGCCCGCCCCTTGTGATTTTCCAGGACCATCAATTTGCCTAAATTGGCCATGAAAAAGGGCGACCCCGACAGGTAGGACAAGTCCTCTTCCACGTTCATCCGGAACTTGTCTTGGATGCCCAAATAGCTCCCATAGTAATCAATGCCGTGGACAAACTGATGATGGTTTTTGAGCACACTGGAGAGGTAGCAGAAAAAGGCGTCCACATACGAAGCGTTCATGGGATTCAGGATCTTGGGGTGACAATCCGTCTTGGTGGACCGAAACGTGGGCAGGGTCTTCAACGTCGTGTCGTTCATGTCGTATTTTCCCACCATGTACTTGATGGGATCCAACAACGGGGAGAATTTGATAAAGACCGGTCGCGAGCATATTTCCTGGTTTAGCATGTTTACCACCTTGTCGGCGGAGATGGCGTGATATTGATGGTTCAATGCCACCGTCGCATAGTTCAGGTCATTGAGTTCAAAAAACACATTGTACAGGGGCTCATATAGTTGCAATTGGGTGATGGCATGGGCTAAATGCTGGGCGGTGGCCCCGCTGCCGTCGGGGTAAGGGTAAGGAAATTCGGTCAACGAAATCGGGGCGGGTTTGTAATAATGCATCGGATACACCGTCTTGGTGGACGGCGGTTCCTCTTCGTCTGTGTGCGATTTTCGTCCACTATCAGACCCCTTACTTTTCACCGTTTTAGACATGTGAATGAATGTGCGGATGAAGGTGTTATACCTTGCAATTATGAAAATACACTGGAGTCGCGGACGCGCGGTGTCCGTTATGCCGCCAACCGGTGGGAACATGTGTCACGTTGATGCGCTCGTACATGCAGATGCCAGATGTCGGGCTATTATATAAGTTACTTCATCATGGCAAATCAACTGGAGCTTAAAAAGTTTGACATGAAGTGGATCACCTTCAAGCCCGACGAAAACAAGGGGCCGGTCATTGTCATGATAGGACGCCGTGATACGGGCAAAACCTTCTTGGTGCGTGATCTGTTGTGGCACCACCAAGATATTCCGATTGGGACCGTCATCTCCGGGACCGAAGCCGGAAACGGATTCTATGCCGCCCATGTGCCTAAACTGTTCATTCACGACGAATACAATACGGTGCTCATTGAAAACATTCTGCGACGCCAAAAGGCGGTACTGAAACAGCGGAACCGCGAACTGGAGGTCTACAAGCGGACCACCATTGACCCCCGCACCTTTGTCATCTTGGACGATTGTCTGTATGACGGTACATGGTCACGTGACAAACTGATGCGACTGCTCTTCATGAACGGGCGGCATTGGAAGGTGCTGTTGATCATTACCATGCAGTACCCGCTGGGAATCCCGCCCAATTTGCGTACCAACATTGACTATGTGTTTATTCTGCGCGAAAACTACCTGAAGAACCGCAAGATCATCTACGAGAATTATGCGTCCATGTTTCCCACGTTTGAGTCGTTTTGTCAGGTGATGGACCAGACCACCGAGAATTACGAATGTTTGGTGCTGAACAACAACGTCAAGAGCAACCGGATCAATGAGCAGATTTTTTGGTACAAGGCGATGGACCGTCCGGAGTTTCGTCTGGGTTCCAAGGAATTCTGGGACTTGTCGCGCGATCTGGGGGACAACGACGAGGAGGAGTTCAATCCGACCAAGGGCAAACCCAAGGCGCAAATCACGGTCAAAAAGAGCAAGTGGTAACGGACATGCTATGTGGGTAGAGGGAGCGTTTGTAATATTACACTGTAACATTACAAAGTAAAAACTGCGCACGAATTACCGGTGGAATTCGGGTTCAGGTTCTTATTTATGTATAACCTATAGGCACCATGCCCAAGTGCCGCTATTGCCACGCCTCCCCGCCGAAGGAACCCTATATGTGTAAACCGTGCGTTCAACCTGACCGGCATGAACGCCATGACCGGTGTACTTGCCGCAAATGTTCCGAACCGGTGCGCAGAAAAACGTGCCGGTACGCATCGCCGCCCCCCACCCCCACCCACGGTGACTACCGCTGCGGTTACGATTGCGAACGTCCCAAGAAACGGTCCGATGCCCCGGAATGCCGAGGGTCCTGTGATCGTCGGTGCTCCGCGTCGGACAGTACCGACGTACAGCGCTACACAGGATGTCCGCCGGAATGTCACCCCGAGGCGCACGCCTTGTGCCGACACATTGAAATCAAAAACGACAACATGGTGTTTATCACGATACATTGACTTGGTGTTCGTCGTGTGATCGGGTTCGGAATCATCGGTATTCGGATGCAATTAGACCCGACCCAAATAACCCATTCCATGCGTTTATTGCCAACGTCGTGGAGGCAACATCAACACGTTGCAATGGCGCCCGACCCGTATTGACAGGAACGGGGGCTCCCGTGGCCGACGCCCGGAATTGAACGGGGACTCCCGGGGCCGGCGCCCGGACCGGGACCGGGGCGGCACCTGGCGGCGCCGCCGCGTCTTCTTCCTCTCTTCCCAAGAGAAACATTTTGGATTTGGCGGTTACCGGGCGGTTGCAAATAAAGCACCGCGTCGTAAGCTTTTCGGTGCATTTGGTGCAAAACGTATGCCCACAAGGTTGCATACACATCGTGACCGGATCCTCGTAACATATCGTGCAATTGTACTCGCTCAATAGGCTACTATTACCTGCACCACACATACTGACGGTTTCTTTGTAACGATTCAAAAAGTCGTGGATTTTCTGCATTTGCGACGTTGCATCTTCCAGTTTCTCGCCTATCGCATCATAAAGATCACACAAACTGTTCACGTACGTATCTTTGACGCTCACGAGCCGCTCGCGCAGTAGAAGGGGATCTATCACCTCTGAACCGCTGACGTCTCTACGAAGGTCAAAGGTCGCCAGGTGCACGTAAGTCATGGACATCGGGGACTCCACGTTCAAGCAGACGGTATTTCCACCCATACATAGTGACAGAGATAGATACAATTTTGAACATTTATCCTGCGTACGCGCCATGTTGGACAAAATGTCGGTAACTTCCGTTTTATACTGGGTCAATTTGGCAATCTTTTCTTGCACCGTTTTCAACTCGGCCAATTTATGGGTCATCATACTGTTGATTTTATCCATCGCGCTTTTTACCTCCAATTCGTTGAGATCCTCTTCGTTGAATCCCCGTTCTTCGTCGGGGTTTGCGGGGTTTTCGGCGGCCTTCTTGGCGTAGTCCTGCTTCAACTTGTTGAATTTCGTCATCATGGTGTCTGTACTGTAAGAGGTGGACATGGCTCTAGACGAATGCACTATAGTCATCCATGGTCACGGCATTTTATATGCCTTTTGATTTCGGAAGGGTGGGGGGAGGGCGAGGGCGTCGTGGAGGCAACAGTGGTACAACACATTGTGACTACAATTGTGTTTTTATTGGAATTTGGCTGCATTTATATAGAGGTTTTTCGTATTTTGTATAATAGATGGGTCGTATATATACACTCCACATGCCTTATAAAGATCACTGTTGTTCCGACGATGAATCCATTCACAGCTGTGAATCAGCGCGTTGTGCCCATAAACCACGGCCCACCCAGAAATGTCATCATAAAAAGGGGGGTGTCCCACCCCACCGACGACCGTGTCGCGATGGTAAGGACGGACGCGACGGGGGGGATGGTAAAGACGGAAAAAACGGAGAAAACGGCAAGGATGGAAGAAACGGACGCGATGGAAAAGACGGGCGTGATGGCAAGGATGGCAAAAATGGTGAAGACGGCGAAGACGGACGTGATGGACGCGATGGCAAAGATGGTAAGGACGGTGAAGATGGCAAGGCCGGTGAAGACGGGCGGGACGGTCGGGACGGCAAAGACGGATGCGACGGCGAAGACGGAAAAGACGGATGCGACGGCGAAGACGGAAAAGACGGATGCGATGGACATGATGGATGCGACGGCTGTGACGGACTTCCTGGACCTCCTGGACCGCCTGGACCGCGCGGGTATCGCGGCGAATCCGGACCCACGGGGCCCGTGGGTCCGACGGGCTCAAACGGACGAGATGGATCTACGGGCTCGTCGGGTCCCACCGGCTCACCAGGACCGGTAGGCATTCCGGGTCCCACTGGGGCCGCAGGGAGTCCAGGACCCACCGGCTCACCAGGACCGGTAGGCATTCCGGGTCCCACTGGGGCCGCAGGGAGTCCAGGACCCACCGGTGCGCAAGGACCTACCGGTGCGCAGGGTCCGCCCGGAATAACCGACTGCAGCTGTGTACAATACAAACAAACCTTTATTACTCCCGACATTAGCGGGGGAGTCAATGGTGGGCCCCAAGATGTCAAAATTGCGTATAGGATTCCTCAACAATGCTCCTATATTGTCTACGGGTTTGACGCCAGCAACAATCCCGCCAATTTGTACGTCAAAGCCGGAAACACTCCCACCCACGAAAATGGTATCGGATTCATCTCCGACCAACCCAATAATGACAACGAAATCAATACGACACATCATGCACAAATAGACTTGGGGGATTTCCAACGGATAAAATCCACCAAGTGTGCGGACCCGACGCTCACCATCGGAAGTATCCAGATGGGAGAAGGGTTTCAGATTTACGGCTCCAATACATTGGGTCCTCTAGGAACCCCCCTCTACAGCTACATCAATACCGTGGACGACACCCTTGCCAATGTATCGCGTACTGTGGTCATCCCGTCGTACAATACCACGAATTTGACCAGTACCGGTGACATATATCTCTATGGCGCCGTACCTTTCCGCTACATCAGTGTGACTGCTATATCCGGCGACGTCACGCTGAATCTCTTGACGTTGAACTTGTGCAGTTGCGGATGTTAGACCTTGATACGGCGAAACCGTCAACAACTAGCAAGAGAACGCTTCTCTTTCTTACACATTCGCGCATTTACACCCTTGAACATTATACACCCTTGAACATTATAATCCGTCCACTACGTGGACGTTTTAATTGATTTATCGGCAACGTTGCCCTTGAACACTAACCGAACTTCGTTCGGTTTATAATGTTCAAGGGTGTAAACCGGACGCCCGAAGGGCATTTGGTTCAGTGTAAAGGTGTAAAAAAAGAACAGGGTATATTTACGATTTCAGTGAACAGTGTACATTAATCATCCTTTTCATTCTGCAGCGAATTCTCCAATACCTCCTTCTCGTGGGCCAGGCGCCCCTCCTCCGTCGCCGCCTCACGATCACTGAAATCCATCGTGTTCGCCCCCACCAAATTGCCCTGCTCGTCAATGGTCTGCGTCAACTTGTTGCCGCTCTTGAGGGCCTTCTCAATGTTGTCCTCAATGGCCTTGCGTTTAGCCGCTTTCACGCGTTCGTCAAACGCCTCCTTGGCCTTGATCTCGTTGGCCGTCTTCTCCTGATGGAGCCGGTTCAGTTCCGGTTCCAAAAATTCCACCTTGCCCGTCTTGTACGCGTTCGGCTCAAAGGGCATCCACACCCCCACTTGACCTAAATAAATGTCGTGCGTCGGGTCACGCTCGCGCAGCTTCTTGCAATGCATTTCGGCCTCCTCCTGCGACGAGAACGACCCGCGCACCTTGACACCGCGCACACTGGTCTGAAACTGGTTGGCCCGGTTGAAATCCTGGTTCAATCGCTCCTCGTTCTTATCCAGGAAATTCTTGTAGTCGTTCTCCACCACGGCCGCGTCAGCCTTGAGTTTAGGCTCTTCTTCCTTCACAAACTCTTGGTAGTCCTCCATGATCTTTTGGACGTCCAGGTTGTACTTGAACGACATGAAATTCAGGAATTCATTGAACTTCTCCATGGATTTAGACAAGTCCCACTGTTGGACAAACTTCTCAAATATATAGTGCTCGCGGCGCTTCAACACCGACTCCGGGGAAATGAAGGAGAGGCACACAAATTTTTGACCGGCAAGCGGCGGGTCCTCGTCCAATAAATCCACATATTTAGGGTTCTTTTTCCCGTTCGGCAGGGTCGGCATCTCCACGTCATTCTTCGTCTGGTTCATCGGCACTAGTATTTAGATATATATTGTCATAGAAACAGTTATTTATATCGTATTTTTTTGTTAACCTAATATATATTTTCCGATACCATGTTGGATTTCTACGAGTTTGTCAAGCGGTTGATCAAGTACGTCATCTTGGGTATTATCATTGCCATTGTTGCGTTCGTGGTGCCCAAGGGCAAGGGCCTCAACGTGGAGGAGGTGACCTTTATCGCTCTGTCGGCGGCGGCGTCGTTCGCCATCTTGGACGTGTTTGCGCCTTCCATCGGACAGGCGGCGCGTCAGGGTGCGGGCTACAGCATCGGTGCCGGCATCGTGGGCGGCATTCCGTTCAAGCCCATGTAATATGGGAACCTACGGGTATGGGAACCTACGGTTCCTCGGGCCACCTGCGGTGGCCCAAGGTTGACCCATAGGCCCTCCTTTTTTTAGTGAGTAGAGTGGAAGTAGTGTAAAAATTGATTCCATGCTATAAACGTCTTTTGATGACGCTGCTATACAGTGTCATCAAACCATTCAGCTTGATAGATATTATTATGATTGTGGTACTATTTGTTTTTCTGAAGCTCCTATACGATTATTTGTGGGGTGTGGGTGGGGATGTGGGGGCGGGTGCGGGGACGGGTGCGGGGACGGCGCCGGGGACATTTAATCCACCGGCTCCGGCACCATGGTCACACCCTCCGCATCCTGCTCGGCGGCGGCCGCCGCGGGCTTCGCCGGGCCATCGTCTCCCTCCGTGGCTGCGGGAGCCGCCTCCGGCGGCGGCGGGGGCATCTGGAAATCCTTGCCCATCTGCTCCGGGGAAAACGGCATGCTTGAAGACGAGGTATTAGCAAACCCGTCCTCCGACTGGATCCGGTTCATCACCTTCACATACTCCTCCTGCAGGGCGGTTCTGAGCGCATCATACTCCTCCTTCGTCTTGTCCATGACCAGGCCCTCACACGCCTGCTCAATGTTCTTGAAGGCCTTGTTCAAGGTGGCCATCTCGTCCTCCTTGATTTTATCGCCCATCTTGGCGATACCGGCCTTGAGCATGTACATGTAGTTCTCCATCTCGCCCTTGGCGGAAATGATCTCGGCCAACTTCTCGTCGGATTCCTTGAACTTCTCCGCCTCGGCCACCATGCGCTCAATCTCCTCCTTGCTGAGACGCCCCTTGTCGTTCGTGATCGTAATCTTGTGCGACTTGCCCGAAGACTTCTCCGCCGCCGACACGTTCAAGATGCCGTTGGCGTCAATGTCAAACGACACCTCAATCTGGGGCTGACCCCGGGGCATCGGGGGAATGCCGTCCAGCTGGAACTTGCCCAGCAGCGTGTTGTCGCGGGTCAGGGTGCGCTCACCCTCAAAGACCTGGATCAACACCCCCGGCTGGTTGTCCGCAAACGTGGAGAAAATCTGCGACTTGACCGTCGGAATGGTGGAATTGCGGGGAATGAGCTTCGTCATGACCCCGCCCGCCGTCTCCAGGCCCAGACTCAGGGGGCACACGTCCAACAGCAGCAGGTCGGAAATCTGCTTGTCGGTGTTCCCCGACAAGATGGCGGCCTGCACGGCCGCGCCGTAGGCGACACACTCGTCCGGGTTGATGGACTTGCACAGCTCCTTGCCATTGAAGTACTCCTTGAGCAACTCCTGAATCTTGGGAATGCGCGTAGAACCGCCCACCAACACCACCTCGTGGATGTCGCCCTTGCCCATCTTGGCGTCGGCCAGGACCTGGTCCACCGGCGCCATGGTCTTCTTGAACACGTCGTCGCACAGGTTCTCAAACTTGGCGCGCGTGATGGAGGACGTGAAATCAATGCCCTCAAACAGGCTGTCAATCTCAATGGAGGCCACCGAGGCCACCGAGATCGTCTTCTTCGCATTCTCACACGCCGTGCGCAGACGACGCATGGCGCGCTTGTTCTCCGTAATGTCCTTGTTGTGCTTTTTCTTGAACTCCTCCGCAAAGTGCTTCACAATGATGGAGTCAAAATCTTCACCACCTAGATGCGTATCGCCCGCCGTGGCCTTGACCTCAAATACCGAGTCGTCAATCGTCAAGATGGACACATCGTGGGTGCCACCGCCGCAATCAAAGATCAAAATATTCTTCTCCTTGGACGAGCGCTTGTCCAGGCCGTAGGCGATGGCCGCCGCCGTCGGCTCATTAATAATGCGCAGCACGTTGAGACCGGCAATGGTACCCGCATCCTTCGTCGCCTGGCGCTGAGAATCATTGAAATAAGCGGGGACCGTGATGACCGCGTCCGTGACCGGCTCGCCCAGATACGCCTCGGCCACGTCCTTCAGCTTGCCGAGCACCATGGCGGAAATCTCCTCGGGGGCAAACGTCTTGTACTCCCCCTTGTACTCCACCTTGATGTGGGGCTTGTTGTCCTTTTCCACCACATTGTAGGCGAGGTTCTTCAAATCGGACTGAACCGCCTCGTCGCCAAAGGCGTGGCCAATGAGCCGCTTCGCATCGTAGACCGTGTTGAACGGGTTCGTGGTGGCGGACGACTTGGCCGCCTCACCCACCAAACGCTCCTCCGCCGTGAAGGACACATAGGACGGCATGGTACGGTTTCCCTGATCATTGGCAATAATCTCCACCTTACCGTTCTGCCAGACACCCACACACGAGTTCGTCGTTCCGAGATCAATTCCCACAGCAAAAGGCATATCTCCACGTGTGATGTGAGAATATGCATAATAATGTCCTCAATCTTTAAATATGTTTTTACCGTGCAGAATATGTTTGAACATTGAAAAAAAGCTTCTAGAACAATGGAGCGGCCAGCATGGACCACCCACGACGTTTTTTGCGGCTGACCGACGAATGGTCAAAGAGAGAGGGGAGGAGAGAGAGAGGGGAGGGCACACCTTTTTTTCTGCCTTTATCCTAGAACCCTCTCCCCGCCCCATGCCGGACCACGTGCTGATAGCCCCCGAGACCCATGTTCCGGTGCGGTACGTGCCCGCTACACTGACCACGACGGATAAAAAACGCCAAATACGTCTGCTCAATGTCTCGCGGCGTGCCTACCGTCAAGGCAAGTATGTGAGCCGTCCCAAGATCGCTTCGTTCCGCTCCCGCCCGTCCGGCCACGTCCGTCGCGCCGAACTCATGTACCGCGTGGACACCATGAAACCGACGCCCCTCTTGGCCCGTCGCACCCGCTGCAGCCTCCGGGGTCTCCGTAAAATCGTGAACAAGGGCGAGGGCGCCTACTTTTCGTCGGGGTCGCGGCCCAACCAGACCGCCCAATCGTGGGGCTACGCGCGTTTAGCCAGTGCCATCACCGGCAAGAACGCCGCCTGCGTGGACTACCATATACTGGAATCTGCGTGCCATCCGACCCGCAGCAACGCGCTCCGTCTGGCCCGGAAGACGTGTAAAAAACGGGCATCGCCCTGATCACCCTCAATAACCACGTAAATGTATCGGGGCATTAGCTCCTATACATTCATTGGATACCCCGACCCCTATCATGACGACGTGGACAGTGTATTGCAACGGTTTTTGGCCCGGGTTCTTGGAAGGCACGGACCCCGTGTCGGTGGGCGTCTTCCTGGATCTATTGTCGCGCGCCTTGGACGGGCCGGTGGAAATCACCCATCACCCCGACACGGCGGATATTCTCTTGGAATCCCTGTTTGGTGCATCCATCTTGGGTCGGCGCCGGTGGCCCGTGTCCATCTTCTTTTCCGGCGAGTGCCGCATCTGCCCCAACTACCGCGACTACGACTGCGTGTTGTGGGGCGAGGCTACCGAGGGGAACGTGGTATGTTGCCCCGAATTCGTGCCCTATCTGTACTCTACCGGACTCTTGCCCTCACTGGAAAAAGTGTCGCAGGTCTCACATGCCTATGCCTCGCAAGCGGCGGGGGTGGCTACTAAACCCCGCGTGTGTGTGATCATTTCCAATCCCGGGGGGCAGGAGCGCAACCGGTTCTTGGACATCTTGGAACGCTACGTGCAGGTGGACTACGCCGGCCGATACCGCAACAACGTGCCCAACGTGACGGCACCTTATACCAGCGCCGCCTTTCGCGCATTCATTGGACAATACCGTTGCGTGCTGGCCATGGAAAACTCGCGCGGGGGCGACTACGTGACCGAGAAGATCACCCACGGCCTCTTGGCGGGAACGGTGCCCATTTACTGGGGCGCGCGCCGGGTCGCCGACTATTTCAACCCGGAGCGGTTCATTCATGTCCACGAATTGGACGAGGCAGGTATCGGAGCCGCGGTAGGGGAGATTTTAGCCGTCATCCACGACGACGATGCTTATGTGCACCGGGTCTCGCAACCCGTCTTCATGGACGACTCCGGTATTCCCTGGCATGAGCTTGGTCGCACGCTGGACGCCATTGCCCGGGACATGCGTACCTTGTTGCAGAAATCGCACAAGGACAAGTAGGCTGCCCGTACATGTCTAAATGGGGGAGGTAGGTGGAGGAGGCGTGAGGGCGTCTTTCTTAGTGGTGTGTGAGGGGCGTCAAGACATGGTTCAGTCCGGCCAAGAACGTCTCAATCTTGTAGGGCGTCTTGTCCTGCTTTTTCAAATAGACATGGGTATTGAAAATGAGCTGCGGTTGTTGCAACAAGGTGTTCACGTCGCTCGGGCGGTTGTAATACATCGGATACTGTTCTCCCAAGACTTCCACCGCCGCCGGATGCCGATTGACAAAGACCGGCGTGTTGCGGACAAAACATTCCAACAGGGTGTTGATTGCCGAACCGTCCACCAAGTTCAAAAATACCACATTCTTGGTCAACAGGTCGTCAAACTCCGGATTGTCGGTATATTCCATCACGTCCACGTTGTGGCAGATGCGTTGCAAATAGTCCACCAGATGTTTGACCCAGTTGTTGGAAATCAGGGTGGTGGTAACGCCCGTAGAACAGTACGCGTCGGAGGGGCTGGGGGACGCGCTGGCATACTGTTCGTGCGACGTGGGCTCCGTCTTGGTCGTCTGCGTAAATTGCTCCCATACATTCGGTGGGGGGAGATAATTGTTCATGTTTTTGCCTTTGAGGACCACTTTACGCAGTTGCACGGTCGTGGTCGTCACACAAATTTGGGTGGTGGTAGTAGGGGTCGCGGTGGTGGTGGGGGCGGGAGGCACCGACCCGGTGGCAATGTCCGCCATCGGATAAATGTTCAGGGCCTCTCTGCGGGGCGAAAAGCACCGCATACAGCGGGTAAAAAAGGACTCTTGCACCAGGGGGGAGGGGGAGGGGGACGGGCCGTCGGAAGCGGCGACGGGGGAGGTCGGGGAGGTCATCCGGATCTTCCGACTCACCTTCTTCCACTCGGTGGACGGGTGCACCATCTTGAACGCAGGATTCAGTTCCATCTGGTAAAACGAAAAAACGTTGCGCAACCAGCCCCCCACGTGCAACAGTTTCTTGTCCGGGTTGTTCATAAAGGCCACGTATTGGAAGGACGGCACGTTGATCTCCGTGGGGTGGGTCAACACGTACACCGGAACATCATTGGGAATGCGTTGCACGAATTGGTGTTGCAACGTCTTGGACAGCACGATCAGTCCCTTGCAATACGACAAACTCTGCACGAATTCCGGACACTGCATCAGGGTGCAATTGTTGTACGGACTGAATTCGGTGTCAAACGTGTGGTGGACGAATCCGACCCAAGGCTGAGTATAGGGCAACACGTCAATTTCCCGGTAAATGGACCGCTTCCAGTGGAAGGTCCGGTCCACGTACAGGTCCAGCAACAGTCGGTTCCCGCAGGGATCGTGGTAACTGCGCAGCGCATCGTACACGTATTTCCACCCCGAACGGTGGACGCCCGACCGGTCGTTCTGGTCAATGTATTCTATGTTGAACCGCATCCCAAAGGCCGGGGACGGAGGAATAAAATCCGTGCTGGTGGGTGACGCGGACGTATTATGGGCATGGTTGTGCTCCCATACCCATTTCCATTCCTTGGTGTAGACGTATGTCAAATCGGGATCAAACATTTTTTGCATGAGCCCGTCGTTGTAGACGGAATCAATCCTGCCCGTCAAATAATAACTGACCACGGACACTGCCACCTGCTTCAGCATCGGATCGCGCAATTGCCGGAAATCGGCCGCCCCGTGTTCTTGGGCGAACCGTTGCAATTTTTTCAAAAGGGTCTCGGTGATGCCCGTGACCGGATGTTGAACCGCCACTTCCCGGCATCCCGACGTATCGCACGGCGAATCCAAGACGTCCAAGACCGCGGGACGGGTCTTGGCCGTCTCCAGCGCCATGCGCAAAAACCCCACCTGTTCCACCACAATCTGTTTAAATTCAAAAGACGTATTCAACAGTTGCTTTTTGCCCGCCAAGTACGTTGCCGTGTGGGTCAATGCGTGAAACGATGAGAGCCATTCGGCGCGGTTGAAGGACACGGGGAGGTCCTTCGCGTTCCGGTCCATCCGGTGCCCGTATTTCCAGTGAATGTCCAACAAAAAGTTGCGAATCTTCTTGGTGGTATAGACCGGGATCATGGGCACGCCGGAATACACGCTAAAAAGTGTGGCATGAAACCGCATCGGAATCGTCATATAGAACAACTTGTACAGGAGCATCGTCTGTTCCAGGGTCAACCCGAATTCAATGGACACCACGTATTCTAACGCGGATTTGCCCATCTGTTTCAATACGTCGCGCTGAATCAACACGTCGTTTTCGCTGTTCATGTCCGGGGACCGGCCGTGGAGACTCTTGGTATTGAAAGGTACCATCACGACGAAATACCCCGACCGGACCAGTTGCTCCAACAGGAGGGCGAGTTCGTTGACAATGGCTTGGTAGGTGCTCCTATAGTGGGTATCGGGGTGGTAAATGTGGCGACACAGCATCACGCCGATGATTTTGCGTCGGCGTTCCGTACCCCGGCGTTGAATGTCTTCGTAAAAAGTGCGGAAGGGGCGCGTCAAGGCCATTTTGTACTGGGTCGTGGTGGACACGTATTCCAACGCGAGGCAGGAGGTATCCGGTAAATAGTGCACCTTGTCGGCCGTGATGTAGTTTCGGAGGACCTCAATGTCCTGACGGGTGCGCAAGAAAATATAGTCAAATATTTCCAACCGTGGGCGTTTGACCGGGTCCTTGTAGACGTCGTCGTAAGGGATGCCGACGGACAAGGCAATCATGGCCGACGGACGCACCGCGGCGGGGTCGTCCCGGCATTTCGTCACAAACCGGTGGTACATCTTGTCCAAGAAATACGTATTCAGGACGTCGCCTCCCCCCAGTATCACCACCGTCCCCGGAAGAAGGATATAATTCGCCAACCGGTCGCAATCCACAAAAACAATCTCGGGTTGAAGCAACCGTTTTTGGAATACGCGTTTCAATAGAAACAGAATGGTGGACTTGTACTGTTCATCTCCTAAATTATCGTGGTCATAGTATCCCACTACCAAGACATGTTTGATCAGCGTCGTGGACATGAATGAAATAGAACAGTGTACGTTACTATAGAGAGATATGTATTTTCCACCGTTTCTACGCTACCACGATGGGGCGGACACGTCACTTTCTGACTCATTTTGCGGGGTTCCCGTTCCAAAATCCACATAGATGGATCCCGCTTTACACCTATAACCGTATTTCGCGCATTGCTACTGCGTGTGTGTGTTGTCTGATTTTCTAAATGTCTTTGACCAACCTGTGGTTACAACCCCATTTTGATGACTACTTGAAACGGACGGGTCGCGCATGTCCCGATACCATGTCTACGAGCCATTTCATGGATTTCCTGGTTATATGCGACAAGCATTATCACACGTACCTGACCCCCGACGCTTTACAGTCCACGGGGTCTTGGTTGCCCGGTCCCCCCTCGCCCTACTATGGGTCATGCGCATCCCCGTCGGCATTTCCAGCCGGGGGCGACGGCTACCCGAGCCAGATGTCCTTGTGGTCCGAAGACCCGATTTACGGGACCGCCGATCCGGGATTTTCTCCCCATGCCGGCTACGTGCGGAAGGAGACCGACGTGGACACGGACGAAGACGCCAGGAAGAAAAAAATGCCCTCCCCGAAGGTAGCCCCTTCTCCTGCGCCCAAAAAGAAGATGGTCATTCAGCACGACATTACCTCGTTGAGCGATTTGATCACGATCACGGATACGTACCCCTTTTCCCCCGACACGGAGGCAAACATTGATTTGGAAATTCTCCACAACATCAAGCAGGAACTCGTGGATATCAACGCCATGATTGGTCTCAAATCCTTCAAGGATTCCCTCCTGGACCAGCTCCTATACTTTATTCAGGGGTTACACATCAACCGTGAACACGATTACAAGCACATGGTAATCTATGGTCCCCCGGGATCGGGAAAGACCCAGACGGCCAAACTGATTGCGTCCATGTATGCCAAGATGGGTATTTTGAAGAACAAGGTGTTTCGGAAAGTGACGCGGGGGGATTTAGTCGCGGCCTACCTGGGGCAAACCGCGATCAAAACCTCTAAAGTCATTGAGGAATGTTTAGGGGGCTGTCTCTTCATTGACGAGGTGTACTCCCTGGGATGCGGGGGGAGGTCGTCGGGTGGGGACGGTGGGGACAGTTTCTCCAAGGAGTGCATTGACACGTTGTGCGAGGCGTTGAGTGATCACAAGGACGATCTCATGGTGATCGTGGCCGGATACGAAACCGACGTCAAGGAGTCGTTCTTCGGCATGAACCCGGGCCTGGCGTCGCGGTTCATTTGGCGATTCACCGTGGAAGAGTATACCGCCGAGGAACTCATGCTCATTTTCCTCCAGAAGGTGGAACAGAACGGGTGGACCTGCCATCTTACCGAATCCGCGGGAGGGGGGGTATCCACCGACGAACCGAAGATGCCGCGGCCGTCCTCCTTGTTGGAATGGTTCAAAGCGCACAAAAAAGACTTTGTCTTTTTTGGACGGGACATGGAATTCTTGTTCACGTATACCAAAATCGCCCACGGGCGTCGCATTTATGGTAAACCTCCGGAGTTGCGCAAAATACTCACCCTTGCGGACCTGGACCAGGGCTACAAGCAATTCATCAAAAATACGGACAAGAAGGCGCCGCTTCTCTCGGAAAGTTGTTTTGGCCTCTATTTGTAAAAATCGCGCTTGATTATTGCGATGTCTAATGTCCGCTTACTATAGTAAGGCCCGGGGGATTTGTTCACTTGAATCGGTTCAACTGTTACTACGATGGAGTACAAAAAAATTACCGTGGATTTTAGCAGTACGACGGCCGGAGGGACCCGGCGTCGCAGTAAATCGGACGCGGGGTCGGCGGGGTCGGGGGCACAGTCCATTCGGGTGCGTCCACCTCCCCGTCCCCGCGACATGAACCGTACCATGAAGCGCAACGCGCTGTTGAAATTCATACGACGGCATCAGGACAACAATTATCAGAAAATGATGAGCGAAGACGCCCACACGGCCGCCTCCGCGGGGACCAGCCTGTCCGAGGAGGCGGCGGCCAAGAGCGATTTAGACGACACCTTGGATTATCTCATGGGGTTGTCAGACACGGTGAAATTGCGCGAAGAAGGGCGGGTATTGGCGCCGAGCTCGGGCGTGGCCAACCATACTCTGAAACGGACGACGTCGGGCAGCAGCAGCAGCAGCCCCTACGTCGGACGACCCTGGGGCGAGGGCATGACCATGCCCCCCCACGAGCAAATTTCCCTGGAATTTCCGTCGTCGTCTACCGCGCCGCCCGTGCAATTGAATCCCCCGGCCGCCGGGTTGCATCCCAACTACGGGTGCCTAAAGGGAGGTCAATTACCCACCTACCGCACGTTCATGCGGGAAACCGCCGCCGTCCGTGCTCCCCGGAGTCAGGTGGATCCCGAGGTCAGCCAGTACAACGTCCATGCGGATACGGAGCCGACGCACACTGTCCAGAATATGGGGCAGATGGGCGGGGCAACGGGGGAGACGACGTTGGCGTATGTACGTCAGAAACGGACCAACCGCCGCACTTACAAATTGGGCAAGTCCCCCACGTATCCCAAAGTGGGGGTGCTCATTTCCAACCGCACCATCCGCAAGAACATTACCACCCAATCGCACCATCTGAAGCAGACCCCCATGCACGAAATCCGGAAATTCTTGGTCCAACATGGCCTGATAAAAATCGGCACCACGGCCCCGAACGAGGTGTTGCGTAAAATGTTCGAGTCGTCGCGCATGCTGTGCGGGGAAGTGTACAATCACAATACAGACGTCCTACTGCACAATTTCCTGACGGGAAATCACTAAACCTAAAACAGTCCATGTTCATTCCAGGCGTCCAGGGCCCGACGGACCGGCGCCAACGGTGACCAGGCCCCCAGCGCCAGGACGAACCCCGCAAAGGCCACGCCTACCCACAGCCCCACGAACAATTGCAACGCCGTATGGTTGCGAAACAGCCATCGTTCCAACACCATGAGGACGCCCACCACAACACACATGTTTAGCCACATGTTCCAGTGACCCAGGCATGCGTATAGGAACGCCACCGAATACGCCACCTGCTGGCTGTGTCCCGAAGGCATGCCGTAGAAATTCTGGGTGTTGGACGTTTTGAATTTCTCGGCGGCGAGGAACTTGATCGGGTGGTCCGGCCGCGGGTCGTGGAGTTGAGCCTTCAACCAGCGGTTGAAATAGACACCCGCCACAAACCCCAGTAAATACAAGGCATGAAAATAGATTTGACTGTTCAGCACGTAAATCACTATGATGCTAATAATCAGTTCACTGAAAAACCCCAAGGCATACGTGAACTGCACCAATTCTTGAATCAATTCGGTTATTTTGCCCATCGTATGCTGCGGGGGCGGGGGTGCTCCTATACATTATCATGAGAACGACTCTCATCATGATGCGGGGGTGCAGGGGCGGGTGCGGGATCTAGCTGGTCGCGTTCCAGAAATGCTCTAAATAAACAATGTCCAAAATGACCGTGAACACCGTAATGAGACGTATACCGACGATCCACTTGTCGTTGTTCTTCTCGCAGTCTGGCCGTGCGTGATTGATAATCTTTTGCCCCTTGAATACATCCACGATGCTGTAGTACTCCCCGCAGTCGTGGAACCCCAGTGTGCGGTTGAAAAACAGGAAAAACAGGCAGGTACGCAAAAACCCGTACAACAGGTAGGCGAACAGCACCCCGATGTTGACGATGACCAGGGCGAAAATGTTGTAAATACCGTACAATACGGCCTTGCTGTTCAGCCATGCGATGGTGACAATGATCCCCGCAATATAGAGATTGTGCACCGATTCCAGCAGGAATCCCAGTATTTTACGGCCGATATGAACTTTGCTGTGGGCAATTTGAGCGACCCGTAATAGATTGAAAAGAAGCGCAATTACAAATATAATAACATAAAAATATTTACTGGAAGATAAGAATTCTTTCAATTCCATCCGTGTGCCCTATAGCATATTGGCCGAAATTAGCGACTTTACGCGGCAGCAGGATGAAGGCGCGTTTTGGGTGTGAGCGCAAGGCGAATCTAATACCACCGATTGGTGCACCGGCGGGTTTTGCGGCCTTTCTTTCTACGCGTGCGCCGGCGGTCGCGTTCCTCTTCGCGCTTTTTATCTTTGCGGCGGCGACGTTCCCGGTCGCGCTCACTGCGTGTACGCGATCCTCCGGTGTTCCGGCTCGGATACGAATAAGGCGTTTGTCTAAAGTACATGGCGGCGGGGTGAGAAGCGTGGGGGGAGGGGGGACGGCTTAATGGTTATATATTTTGCCGGGATTAGTCCGCATTTTTGCGTTGTAATTGGCTCGGTGTAGCACTTGTAATTACAGTTCGGAATCACACCGGCCCGAGAGGGGCCGGCTGAGTGCTCAAGGGCAACGTTGCCGGTTTACAAATGCGGCTTGAACGGAGGCAGCATCATGTTCTGGAGGTTCTGGGGAGGGGGAGGCGGAGGCCCCCCGTTGCTTCCGTACAGCTCCGACGGGGGATGTGACGGCGCCACGGGTATTTCCATATTGCGCTGTTGTTGCAACATGTCTACGGTAACGTTGGACGCCACCTTGTCCGGGCGCCACGTGTCCTCGGGCGTCTCAATCACAATATGTTGCCCCACCTTGGTGTATCCGTGCATCGGACGGCGCTCGCTGCTGCTCACCGCGGACAAGTCGTCGGGCGACAGATTGTATCCGGTATACTGCTCCGACATGATGCCCGAATTCCCCAGAAAGGTGTTGAATCCGACCCCCGTCGGTTCGCGCTCCTGAGGACGCCGATTCACCGGCGACTCGTAGGGGTTCTCAAACAGTTGGGTATTGCCCAGGTTGAACGTCGTTTTAAAATAGTCTAAAATGGGGTCGGTCCCGACAATCAACACATAATTACGTTTGATGCACAAAACCGCCGGCACCGACTGCAGATTGGGCGGCAACATCACCTGTTTGCCGTTTTCCAGCACGACCATGGTTTGGTTGTTGTTCACGTCCCGCTTGCGTTTGTCCACGCATATGCACGACAGTTTGGACTGCAATTGATGTTTGACAATGAACTGAATGATTTTCTGAGAATGAGGACACAGTTTACTATAGTAAAAAATATCCATGGGCAATGATTCACAATCAAAGATAAAATATAGTTTGGACCATATTTTATGTGGGTGGGTATTCCGCAATTGCCAGGTGCATGGCTACCGAGGCGTCATGGTCAATTTAATGAGTCTCCGACTTCAAGCACATGTTGTAGAGAAGGCGGTTCTGGAAGTACATGAAGAACCAGGTGAAAAGGGCCAAGAAGAACGTCAACGGCACGGCAAAGTGCACCTTCTTGGTGAAAAGCGAGACGATGAATCCAATGAGGACCAAGATGAGGTTGATGAAACCAAACACGGAGATCGCATAGAACCAGATGCAGTATTGGGAAGAGACCGGACCGAAGAAGTAATCCATCGTGTCAGACATAGAGGACGCCATGATTAAATACGTATATATATCACAATGATTTTTATCCTTAATTAGTAAGTAGGTCATTCGGTATGAGTTCTTCTCAGGAGAAAACGGTTAAATACGTCAAGAAGACGACGGATGACGCGGACGATTCATCGGAAAAAACGAAAAAGGCGCCGCCCCCCCGGGACGCGTCCTCGGAACACCTCATCTGGAAGATTATTGATGCGTATTTCCATGATAACCATCAGGCTTTAGTCAATCATCACGTGGAATCGTACAACGATTTTTTCCAAGAGGGCATTTTCCAGATTTTCCGGGAGAAGAACCCTCTAAAATGGATGCACGCGTCCCAATACGACGAGACCTTGCAGGACTACCGCTCCCAATGCATCATGTACATGGGAGGTCGCGACGGCTCTAAAGTCTATTTCGGCAAACCGGTCCTCTACGACCAAGACAAACCGCATTTCATGTTTCCCAACGAGGCCCGCCTGCGCAACATCACCTACGCCATGACCGTCCACTACGACGTGGAAATAGAATTCCTAAATATTCTTCCGGTGGAAACGGTGGAAGAGGCCCTCCGAGGCGAATTCGTCGGAGGGGGTGCCGCCGCTCACGACGAGGACGATATGGACGCCGACATGGACGAAGAAGAGAGCAACGACGCGGGGGAGGGCGACAGAGCCCAGACCGGGGGCGCACCCAAGACCAAGACCCAGACGACCAAGAAGACGGCTAAATCCGTCGTGGCCGACATCACCCCCACGGACGCCAAGAACATTCGCGAATTCATCGCCAGCACCATTGACAAGGACCCTCACACCGGCCGTATCGTCCAGAAACGCATCCTAAAGCTGGACAAGGTCTTCTTGGGTAAATTCCCCATCATGGTACAGTCTGATTTTTGTATTTTACACGGTGCGCCTAAAGAATCCCGGTTCATGATGGGCGAGTGTCGCAACGACCCCGGAGGCTATTTCATCATTGACGGCAAAGAAAAGGTGGTGATCCCCCAAGAGAAATTCGCCGACAACATGCTCTACATTCGCAAAGGCCTCGCCGACGCCGACTACACGTTGTCCGCCGAAATCCGGTCCGTCTCCGAAAACGTCACGAAACCGGTGCGCAATCTCACGGTACGCATGATGGCCCCCGACAAGAAATACACCTACGGCAACATTGTGGTCAACATCCCCAACGTCCGCAAACCGGTCCCCCTCTTCATCGTTTTCCGCGCTTTAGGCATCCTGAGTGACCGGGACATCTTGTCTACCATCCTCTTGGACCTGGACAAATACGAGAACCTCTTGGATGTGTTTGTGCCTTCCATCCACGACGCGGGCCTCATTTATACCCAACGCAATGCCATTGAACACATTGGGTATTTGACCAAGGGCAAGAACTATTACCACGGCCTGGAGATTTTAGCGGATTATCTCCTTCCGCACATTGGCGAAACCAATTTCCAAGAAAAGGCCTTCTTCTTGGGGTACATGGTGTTCCGCATGATCTCGGTGCATCTCGGTTGGGAATTGCCGACCGACCGCGACCACTTCAAATACAAACGTATGGAGCTGGTCGGCAACCTCATGCACGACCTCTTTCGGGAACACTATACCTTGCAGCTCAAACAGATTCATCTGAAATTTGAGACGGAGCTCAACATGAACGAGGGCAATTATGCGGCCAACCTTCCCCGTCTGATCCAAGACAACCATCACGCCATCTTCCGGGAACAGGGACGTATGGTGGAAAATGGGTTCCGTCGCGCGTTCCGGGGCAATTGGGGGGCGCATGAACACACGAAACGCATCGGGGTCGTGCAGGACTTGAACCGTCTGTCGTTCAACACCATGATCAGCCACTTGCGCAAGACCAATCTGCCGATAGATACGGGTCTCAAGATTGTGGGCCCGCGTCTGCTCCACAGTTCGCAGTGGGGATTCATTGATCCGGTGGACACCCCCGACGGCGCCAACATTGGTATTCACAAAAACCTCGCGATTACCACCGTGGTGTCTCGCGGATACTCGCGTCAACCCATGGTGGAATGGCTGCGCGAGATGATCGGCATGCGCTTGGTCACGGACCACGTCGCGTTTGAACTGGTGCACGCGACGAAGATCATGGTCAACGGGTACTGGGCCGGCTGCGTCCTGGATCCGCTGGGGGCCGTGCAAAAGATACGGACCTACCGGCGCAACGCCATGATTCCCATTGATACGTCGGTGTCGTTTGATTATCGCCTCAATACGATTTGGATTTATACCGACTCGGGGCGGCTGTGCCGTCCGGTGTTTTACACCGACGAACGGGGCAAATTGTCCTTGGAACGCGACGAAATCCAGTCGCAGTTGGCGAAACCCGCCGTCTCCTGGGACGGCCTCGTGCGCGGATGGAACCCCCGTCGCCGCGTCGCCAACGCCGACGGCGGGGCCGGCGTCTTCCACACGCGCCTCCATGACGTTTACGAAGGGGTCGGGGAATCCATAGAACAAGATCCCGCCAAGTTGGTGCCGTTTCTGAAACAGCAGGCCATTCTGGACTATATGGACAGCAGCGAGACCGAACATGCCTACATTGCGTTGGACGTGGACACGTTTCACGCCGGGCAGGTCTCCACCCACCCCTCCACCTCAGGCTCCTATACACACTGTGAGATTCATTCCTCGCTCATGCTGGGGGTGATGGGCAACCAGGTGACGTACCCCGAGATGAACCAGTTTCCCCGTGACCTCTTCTCGTGCGGCCAGAGCAAGCAGGCCACGTCGCTCTACCATTCCAACTATCAGATGCGGATGGACAAGAGCGCGGCGGTCCTGCACTACGGCCAGGTGCCCTTGGTGAAGACCCGGTATCTGAACCACATTCACCACGAGGAGCATCCCTACGGGTTCAACGCCATCGTGGCGGTGGCCTGTTATACCGGGTACAACGTGGAAGACGCCATTTTGATCAACGAAGGTGCGTTGGCGCGGGGCATGTTCCGGACGACCATGTTTTCCTCGTATTCGGCCCACGAGGAACGGGGCGACCCGTCGGAGGAGGCGGCCCCCGTGGACAAACTGTTCACCAACATTGAGTCGGTCGCCGAGACGGTGGTCGGCATGAAACCCGGCTACGACTACAGCCAGCTGGACGCGGCGGGGCTGGTCCGCGAAGGCACCCCCGTCACCGAGAAAACCATCTTGATCGGCATGACGGCCCGGGCCGCCAACGTCCCCACCCAAGGCGACGCATCGGTCAAACCCAAAAAGGGCCAGTTGGGCTACGTGGACAAGACCTATATGACCGAGGGGGAGGAGGGGGAGCGCGTCGCTAAAGTCCGGGTCCGCGAGGAACGCATCCCCGCCATCGGCGACAAGTTCGCCGGACGGGCCGGACAAAAGGGGACCATCGGGATGGTGATCCCGGAGGCCGACATGCCCTTCACCAAGGACGGCATCCGCCCGGACATTATCATCAACCCGCACGCCATCCCGTCGCGCATGACCATTGGGCAGTTGGTGGAATCGGTCACCGGCAAGGCGTGCTGCATCTACGGCGGATTCGCCGACTGCACGGCCTTTGGGCAAAAGGGGGCCAAGGTGGGGCATTTCGGTCTCATGCTGCAGAAGCAGGACGACCCCACCGACGCCGCCTACGAATCCTACGGCAACGAGATCCTGTACAACGGCATGACCGGGGAACAGATTGAATCCAGCATTTTCATGGGGACGGTGTATTACATGCGCCTGAAGCACATGGTCAAGGACAAGCAACAGAGCCGGTGTTTAGGGCCCCGCAGTGCGCTCACGAAGCAGCCGGTGGGCGGCCGCGCGAACGACGGGGGGTTGCGCATCGGGGAAATGGAGCGCGATTCGGTCTTGGCCCACGGTGCCGCGTGCTTCTTGAACGAATCCATGATGGAACGGAGCGACAAGTACTACGTCGCGGTGTGCAACCAGACGGGTATGTTGGCCATTTACAATCCGACCAAGAACCTGTTCATCAGCCCGATGACGGACGGTCCGTTGACCTTCTTGAACGACCAGTTGCGCGATGCCTCGCAATTGCGTTTGAACACAGTGACGCGGTTTGGTCGCAATTTCAGCGTGGTGGAAATACCCTATACATTGAAACTGTTGATACAGGAGCTCCAGACCATCAATGTGCAAATGCGCATCATTACCGAGGACAACATTCACCAGTTTGAATCGCTGTCCTACGCTCGGATTGACGACCCGGTGGGTTTGGCTAAACAGTTGGACAAGGTGGTCGCCGCGGCGGCTAAAGGCGGGCAAGATTTGCACGCCAAGGTCCAGGAGGCCATTCGGTCGGTGGAACCGGCGACGGGCCCGGCGGGCTCCCCCGAGTACCATCCGTTTGATTCGCCGGCCACCGTGTTGCCCTTGGGGTCGCCCAAATTGCCCGAGACGCCGGACCTGCCGCCGCCGCCGACCCCCGCCGAGACCAAGAGACATGAAGAAGAAGAGGACCCCTGGGCCCTGTTAGACGAAAAGACCTTGGTGCCGGGCGAGGTGCCCCGGACCCCCGCCAGCTCCGAGACCCGACCCCTCCCCCCCACGGAACTGTCGCCGTCGGTCCACCGCGTGTACGAGAAACGTCAATTCGTGCACTTGGCCGGGGACACCAAACCCGACCGCCTTTGGTACATTCACGACATGGTGACGACCAAGAACCACACCGTCATCTATACCCTCATGACCAACGACTACGAGGGGTTACGACCCCAAGACCAGATTCAGGTCGTCAAAGAGGCGCGGCTCATTCCCATGGATACTATGGGAACCGCCGCCACCACCACCAGGGAAGGGGACGTCGGACCTGCCCAAAAAGTCACGGGGGGTGGCGTGGGAGGGCCCTTCCGCATGCGTGGTATGGGCGCGCCCAACGGAATGGACGCAGAAGACGCCAATTTCATCTTTGCGCCGGTGCTGGTCAACGGCAACAACAACATGTTTCCGGACCCGGGGTCAAGTGGGGGCATGGCCGGGGGGGCTCCTATACCATTCATTCCGGGGGGACAGGGAGGGGGCAACCCCAACCCGGCGCTGCCGCCCTTGGGATTGCAGAACATGGGATCCGCGCCCATGCCCGCGCTTGCTAACTCCTCGGTGACGACTGCTAAAAAGGAAGAGACCTCCTCTGCCGGCGGGGAACCGAAAAAGGGGGCCTCTTGGTTCTCCAAGGCCATTGATTTCGGATCAAGCATTTTAGTTAAAAAGACGGGATAAGACGGGGATGACCCACCACGAACGGGTCTGGTACACCGAGACATTTTACCAAGAGGATAGGGCGTCTTGGTAAAATAGAAACGAGAGAGGGGTGTGGATAGAGGTGTGGATAGAGGTGTGGATAGGGGTGTGGATAGGGAGATTAAATAAACGGGCTCGTGGACAACTGTTTGTATTCGCGGTCGGGGCGCTGCTCGCGTTCCAAGGGCACCACCAGCGTGCTCTGGTCCTTCAGGTACTGTACGTAAGACACGGCCTCGTTGTACACAAAGGGGATCGCATAGTCCCATACCAAATGGTTGAGAACGTCCACTTGTTCTTGGATGTGGTCAGGCGAATTCTTGGCATATTGTAAAAATGTGCTGCGCATGATGATCTTGAGGGCATCCTGGTTCTGCGGCGGAATCACATACTTGCCTTGGGAGAGGCGGTACACGCCCGCCCGGATGCCGTTTTGCAAAATTTGAACATTCTCGGCCGAAAAGAAGACCCGGGCGAGCAGATTGGTTTCCCACACCCCTTCCAGGGGATTGCGGAATTCCGTCGCCTTGTTGCGGACCGCAATGCGCTCCATCATTTTGAACTGCACGGTGGGGTCTTCCGGTTCCAAGACGTTGACACGTCCATTGTAAACGTCTAAAATGCGGGGTTTGAATGCTCCGGGAGCATCATAGTTGGGAGCGAATCCATCGGAATAAGGTACAAAGGACATGGGGGCTTTTGACGTTTATATAAGGGGGATATTACTTGTCCAATCGGAATGACCAAGAAACTATATTATAAAGATCTATAATATAGTTCACACAAGGGCTACTTGACGACCGCGTACATCATGGAATTTTTTGCGGTTCTTATCATTATCGCCGTGGTGGTGCTCGTGGTCATCTTGACCTACATTGGCATGAACATGACCTCTAAAACCGCCGTGGCGGCATTCCCTCCCGACCAATTGGCGTGCCCCGACTACTGGACCCAAGATGCCAACGGAAACTGCATCGCCGGCACGAGCAATGTGGGCGTCTTCAAGACCGGATACAGCATGAATCCCAAGAAGATCACGGGCACGGGCATGACCCCCATTTGCGCCCAGAAACACTGGGCCAACACGAACAATGTGGTGTGGACCGGGGTGGACAACTACAACAAGTGTTGAGTTAAGCGTCGCCACCGACCCGGTAGGCCAAGACCTGGGGAGCATTCAGTTCGTAGACGATCTGGTCCAACCGGAATCCACGTTGAAACAGCCTGGATTCTAGCACCTCGCCGTCGTGGTTGGTGAGTTGATTCACTTCCATGGTCGGGTATTTCAGTTGGCGCAGTTTTTCGGTTTCCGGCACCAGCGTCTGGACCTGGGATTCTATCGCATCGTGCAAGAGAGCACGATTCGTTACGTCCGTTTTGTATTCATGCATGAGGGAGGCGATCTGAGACCGGGTCTCGGCCATTTTCCGGATCTGCATGTCTATCACATCCCTCCGGGAGGGATCGTTGTAGACGGCCTTGAATTCGTTGACAAAGAAGGCAGTGGTGTCCAGGTCTTCTGCATAAGTTTTGACACGTTCTATGAAGAGTTCCGCGGAATCCTTTTCGGGGAGGTACCCAAACAGCGTCTGCATTTTCTGCTGCATGAACCCCTGTTTTTCTTGGTCCATTCTCGCCGTTTCGTTGTTCAGGAAATCGTGAAAAGGGACGTAATACCCCGCATTTAGATGAATGACGAAATCGCAATTCTTCTTGCCGTGGGTGGCCCCGCAACTGGCGTGGTACTCACGGTTTTTGTGGGTAAACGTCATGCCCACGTTGGCCGCACATTGCACACAGGGGGGGTATTGGGCCACTTTAGTCGTTTTGGTGGCGGACCGACGCTTCTCGCGCCATTTCTGGGTAGCGGCGGCGTATTTGCTCTTATACATCATGTATGATTGCAAAGCGTGGGTATATTCCGGCAGCTTGGAGGCACGGGTCTTCTTGGTCGGCTCGGGCCCGGCGTCGGCGTCCTCGTCGGCGTCCGTTTGGATGTGGTTTAGCGGTCCCTTGTCCATACGGATCTGAATGGGTTGACTGGGCACATGTTTCAAAATGAGCGGGTGCTTGTTGTGTTCACAGTGCAACACCCGGAGACGGGTGAGACCAATGAGGTTCAGTTCCGACAGGCGGTTATGGCTCACATACATTTCCTCCAGGGTGGCGGGCAAATCTTCCACGGAATAGAGCCGGTTGTGTTCGCCGTGGAAGAGGGTCAATTGCGGGGTTTGACTAAAATCCAGGGTGGACAATTGGTTGTGGGACACGTGGAGTTCCAAGAGGGACGCCGGAAGGTGGGAGAGTTCCCGAAGTTCGTTGTGGCGGCACGTGAACTTTTGCAGGGTAGGGGGGAGACCCCGGACGTCGGTCACGTGACCGTGATCCGCGAGATGAATTTCCCGGAGAGACCGGTCACCCAAGAAGCCGAAATCCAGGATGCCCGTCAGAGGCTCCGCGACCGTGAACACGAGCATGTCGGGGTCCTGTTCCGTCATGCCCAAGAAGATTTCTTCTAAACGGTTCGTGTCGTGGTGGTCTTCCGGGAGTTGATACGGCGACGACGTGAGTATAGAAGAGGGTTCCGGGGGGAGGGGGGTCTCGGTCACGGAGGCGGCGGCGGGTGCAGAGGGAGGGGGCGGAGTGGCCGGGGTGGCCGGCAGGGTCTTGAACTGGAGAGCGGGGGTCACATACTCGTCGTTCCACGGGGCCGGGGCCCGGCCCACGTCGTCCCCGGGGTCCTCTACGGCGGTGGACGTGGACGTGGACGGGGGGTTCGGCCCGGGGGGTCGGATAAACGATATCTTGGGATTGGACATCTAGGAGAGTCCACGCTTCATATAATCTATCCGGCGAAATGGAAACGCCGGGAACCATCACGCCATGGCCATGGAATACATGAGATCCACGTGCTTTTCGGGGAAAGCGGCGTCGTCTTGGGCGAGAGCGGTAGACGCGACGGGCTCCGCCCGTCGTATGAGATGACTCATTTGTTCCTTTTGATGGTCTTTTTGAATCTGAAATTCACGTATTTTAGCCAATACGTGTTGTTGATCCCGTATCATTTTTCTCCTCTGTTCCTCGGGGGACAACTTCTTGGAAGCACAGTACCAGAGAAATCCCCCGATCACCACGACGAAAAAGACCAAGACGGCGACATTCAACGCCAAGGAATACCAATGAATACGTTGGTCATAACACTTGTGTAACACGGAATGCATGTAATTACGTACCCCCGATTCAATGAGGCGGGGCGTTTCCATGAGATGCTCTTGGTGATTCAACGGGGAGAGAGACTTGCCTATATTTTTACCCAAGAAGGGCGCACCACGTACCTCTACGAGGCCCGCATATCAAGGGTCGTCAGGGTCGGTCAGCACAGAACCAATCAAATATCGTGATATAGTAAACCGTGATATAGGAACCGTGATATAGGAAGCCCCATGTCAACCAGTCAACAATGCAATATAAAATTACAAAACACGTTATTTGAACAGAACCAAAAATTGACCAAGCAGATGGACGACATTACCACGTCGTGGAAACAGATCCAGGCGGAAAAGACCACGCCGCCGCCCACCTTCTGGATCTCGGTGCTGGTCGCCTACTTGCTCCTGGTGGTCCCGTTCATCACCTACTTGTACAGCAGCATCTTGAACCATCAGGTCATGCTCTTGGTCAAAGAAAACGGGGTACTGGACGCCATGGTCAAGGTGTTCAAAACCGGTAATTTTGCCGTCAACATTGCCGGACAAGAGCAGACCTTTCGCACGTTCTGGGCCGAAGTCATGGTCACGATTACCAAGACCATCCTACGGGGCCGGTTTTTCTTGGTCGTAGCGCTCTTTGTCGTTCTGCTGGCTACCATCCTGTTCACGTATTCGTTGTATTACCACGGCGAAAACTACCAAGCCGCCGCCCGGATGATTTCCATCGCCCTCGCCTTCATCTTGGGGTTCACGTTTTTGTTCACGAACAACCGGACCATGATTCAACCCTTTGAAAACGTGGTCGGCTACGGCATGGTGAAGCTGTTCAGCAACAGCGTCCTGCGGGACGCCCTCGGCGGCATTTTCCGACACAAGCACTTTAAAAACAAGTATGTTTTCCCCGGAGCGGCGCTCTACTACGACTTTATCCTAAACTCGTTGACCGTGGATAATTTCCCCACGGTGCTGGAAGAAATCTACAAAAACAACGCTAAATACGACTTTGAGATCAATACGGACGAACAGACCGGCATTTCCACCCAACATGTGCAGAACCTGTTTGAAATCGTGCTGAGCAAAAACACGGTAGGTCACATGTGCTGGCTCTTCTTCGCGGCCTTGGCCGGATCCATGTTGTCGTTCCAATACATTTTGTCCAACGAAATGTAATGGTGGGCTCGGGGAGCAGGCCGCCGGTTCACAGACCAATGTACCATAACACGGCCAGGTACGAAAAAATCGCCAACACGATGGTGACCAACCAAATCGGAAACACGGTATATTTTCGGTACCCGATGCCAAAGGACCGGAACCGCCCCTGTTCGTCGTAAATGAATCCGGGACGGGACCAATGAATCAACAACATGCCGATCAAAAATATGGCAATGGAAAATGATAATTTATATATTCTTACTATGCGCGATGAAACCCATGTCATGGTATTACAAAATCATATATAGTTTGGGCATATATGATTTACATATACTTGCGTTTTCGCCATGTCTACCGATGCCCCCCCTGCTAAAATCTGTCTGGCCGACCACCTCTCCCCCGTCCGCTTGCCTGTCCCGCTAAAGGGCCTCTCCGCCATCTACTACATCAACATGGACCGTTCCACGGATCGCGACGCACACATGCGTCAGGTATTTGAGGACCCCATCTTTCAAGGCATACCCGTGGAACGGGTCAAGGGAATTGACGGAAAACAGGACCAGGTCCTGGACTACCTGGACTTTCACATGTGCAGCAAGAATCCGCGTATGATGGACACCGAGTACGGATGCACCTTGTCCCATTTCCGCGCGATCCACCAGTTTGCCATGACCGACGACCCCATCGGGCTGATCGTGGAGGACGACCTGTCCACGGAATTCGTGCCGTTTTGGCAGAAAACCGTGGAAGAGGTGGTGTCCGGCGCGCCGCCGGATTGGGAAGTGCTCCAGCTCTCCTACATCTTGTTTGACACCTTGCCGTCGGAGGGATACAACCTGTGGGAAATGCACAAGAATTTCTGCGGGACCGCCGCCTACTTGATCCGTAACGAGGCGGCGAAACGGCTCATTCAGTATCTGTGTCGTCACTCTTCCCCGGTGATGCCTAAATACTGTCTGGGTCCGGAAGTCCCCTATTACCACCATGCTGACCGGTTCTTGTACACGTTTTTGAAAACGTACAGCTACGGTCCCCCGCTGTTTACGTACCGTGATAACAACGATTCCATCATTCACCCGGACCATGTGGATTTTCACAGCGAATCCAAGGAGAAGACCAAGAAACTGTATCTGCGTTATGCGTGATGGCGCATAAGAAGGGCCACCAATTCCGGCTTTTTCATCTTGGAGGGATCCGACACCAGGCCTCGGGACACCGCGAGCTGCTTGAGGGCCTGCACGTTCATTTTAGCGACATCCAACGGCTTGTCCGTGGCGTCGTTCGGGGCCGGGGCAGCCGCGGTATCGTGGGATGCGGGCGTCTCCGAATCCGATACCACAATCTTGGGAACCGACTCGTCAATGTCGTAGGTGGTTTCCAGGGCCGTCTCCTCGTACTCGTCGTCGTCGTCCTCATCCTCGTCCTCATCATCCTCGTCGTCCTCGTCCTCGTCCTCCTCGGCCACCGCATCATGAAATCCCATGCCGACCTCCTCTACCTGATCCGAAACGGGGTCTCTCGGTGCTCCTTGTGAGGCCATGCCAAACGGCACATTGAAGCTCCCCATGAAACAGGTGGGCATGGACCCGCCCATGGCGTGGAATCCTTCGGCGTGTTTCATCGTGTCCAATTCGTGCACAATATCGTTCATGACCCGGATCATGGTCTCATTCTTGTGCTCCAACACAGTAATGCGCTGTTTGAAGTGGTAGACCAGCAACAAAATCAACACAAAAGACACGGCTAAACTCAAGAAGAAGAACGTCTCTATAAAGCTAAATACACTGAGACTCATGGAATCGGAGAGTGTATTTTTACCCTATACCACTAAATAAAAGAAAATATACGTACGCGCCCCCGTGCAGCGGCGGGTCCTGGGATCGCGGGTCTGCCGTACGAAAATATCGCGTATATTCTATATGACACCCAGACCAAGACCAAGAAAATGAATGCGTCTATTTCTAATGTGACCGATAACATTAAACGTAAATGGTCCAGTACATTTAGTGACAACAAGGATGTGTTGATCATTATTTTGTCCATACTCCTCATCTTGTCCATCATCGGGGTCCACGTCTTCCACTGGATCTTGGACGCCATTGAACGGTTGGTAGACCGGGTCATTGAACTGTTGGTGACATTGGCGCGCGGCGTCTCCTACAGTACGGGCGAAGTCATCAACATTTCGTCGGATACCATTTCGGATGTGGCCAAAACCACCATTGATTTAGGCAATGGCGCCGTGAAAGACGTTGGCAATGTCTTGAAAAGCGGGGCCTACGGAAACTACGTGACGCCCCCGGTCATGGTGCACGGCCGACTTCCGGTATTCGCGAGACAACCTGCCGACACGAAGGCCCCTAAACCCAAGAAGACCAAGGCGCCCGACGAAGAAGCGTCCGAGGAAGACGAGGACGAGGACGAAGACGCCGAGGACAAGGACAAGGAGTCCATGCAAACCCGGTTGAGTCCGTACGTATTCACCAAACCCATGGGGTATTCGGAGGTGAATCCTTCGTACAGCCGGTTCTAAGTGGCGAGGCGAGGCGAGGCGGGTTCCCCACCGTTTTACATCAACCGCAAGGCGGATCCTTGCGGTTGATCGTGTGTCTGTACGGTTCAGACGGTTCACACTATACTAGAAATCAAAGGCATAGTACATGGTCAATTCCGCCGTGTCAATGACCGACGCGAAGATGGGCGTGTATATGGGTGAAGCACCTTCCGTGATGAAATCAAACGGATAGTACGAGACCAATCCCGTGATTTCAATAATGTCGTAGAATTGCGCCGACGATGCCGACACCACCCCCACGTTGACTTGAGGCGTGACGAGAGTGGCCCCCGCAATACCCAAGATATTGTACGGAATGATGGAGTACGAGTATTTGATGCTGCCGCTGAAGACGTTGCTGGGATCTATGTAGACGACGGTTCCCGGGGGTTGCAACACGTAATCGTCGTATATTTGACCGTCCATCATGCGCGCCACTGCCACCTGGTAAAACGAGGTGGTATTGATGAACGCAAACGAAATGTCGGTGATGCTCGTAGAGATGGGTCCGATCTGTACCGACGCGGGGGGCGAGGCCGGGACCGAGGTATACACCGTCCCCAAGATGTAGAGCGCATTGTAAGGCTGGATAGAGTAAGCATAACTGGTGTCGGCGGTGAAGGAGCCCCGGTCGGTGAACGACGTCGCCCCCGGAGCAAGATCCGTATAGGGTCCCACGACGCCGTTGGTGATGCGGGCGACCGACACGTAGTATGCCGTACTGATATTCGTGATAGGGAACGCAAAGTAACTTCCGGTGGCCGTGATTGCATCTATCGTGACGGTGGCATTTGGCGACAGTGCCGTGGTCGTAAACGAGGTTCCCAAGGTATCCAAGGCATTGTAGGAGGTCAAGGTGTATATATAACTGCTGTCCGCCGTGAAATTCGTGCTCGGATCTGTGTAGGTGACGGGCTGTATAAACGTCGTGGTATCTATTGTCGTATCACGGTATATACGCGTCACGTCCACGCGGTAATACGAAGACGTGTTCACATACAGGAAACTGATTTGGGTCGTAGACACGGATATCGTGCCAATATTGACCGTGGAAAATGGCGAAACCACGCTGGTCCGAATGGCGTTCGCCGCATTGACCACATTGACCGCGTTGTAGGGTGTCAGCACATACACATAACTGCTGTCGGCGGTAAAAATATTGTTGCTGGGGTCGGTATACTGGAACGTGTTGGGGGGTTGAACGGTAGTAAGGATCGGCACGCCGTTGGTGATCCGGGTGACCGACACGTAGTAGCAGAAACCCGTCGTCTGGTAACTGAAGACCATGGCCGTGTTGGACACGTTGGTAAAGGTCTGGAAGACGGCCGCGGAGGCGTCGGGGGACACCGGGACGGTCCGGCTGGCGTTGGTCACATTGACCGCTTTGATCGCATTGTACGGGGTCAGCAAGTAGGCGTAGCTCGTATCGGCCGTAAACACGTAGACGTTGGCGCTGGGGTCCGTGTACTGGGTGGCCCCGGCCGCCTGCGTGGTCACGATCGGGGTGACGGTGCCGTTGACGATGCGGGTCACCGACACGTAATAGCAGAGACCCGCCGTTTGATAGGTGAATGCCATGGCCGTATTGTTCACGGTGGTAAAGGCCTGGAAGACAGCGGCGGAGGCGTCGGGAGACACCACCGTGGTCCGACTGATGTTCGCCACATTGACTGCCTTGACCGCATTGAACGGCGTCAGCAAGTAGGCGTAACTGGTGTCGGCCGTAAACACGTAGACGTTGGCGCTGGGGTCCGTGTACTGGGTGGCCCCGGCCGCTTGCGTGGTGACCACGGGTGTCACGACGCCGTTGGTAATCCGAGTCACCGACACGTAGTAGCAGAGACCCGCCGTCTGGTAACTGAAGGCCACCGCACGGTTGTTCACGGTAGTAAAGGTCTGGAAGACGGCCGCGGAAGCGTCGGGCGACACCACCGTGGTCCGTACGGCGTTGACCACGTTGGCCGCTTTGATCGCGTTATAAGGGGTCAACACGTAGGCGTAGCTGTTGTCGGCCGTAAACACGTTCGTACTGGGGTCCGTGTACAGGGTGGCCCCGGCGGCCTGGGTAGTCACGACCGGGGTCACGACGCCGTTGACAATCCGGGCCACCGACACGTAATAGCAGAGCCCCACCGTCTGGTAACTGAACGCCATAGTCGTATTGGACACGGTGGTAAAGGCCTGGAAGACGGCGGCGGAGGCGTCCGGCGAGGTGGGCGGGGTCCGACTGACGTTGGCCACATTGACTGCCTTGACCGCATTGAACGGGGTCAGCACATAGGCGTAACTGGTATCCGCCGTAAACACGTACACGTTGGCACTGGGGTCCGTGTACTGGGTGGCCCCGGCCGCCTGGGTCGTCACGATCGGGGTGACGGTCCCGTTGACAATACGGGTCACCGACACATAATAGCAGAGACCCGTCGTCTGGTAACTGAAGGCCACCGCACGGTTGTTCACGGTGCTAAAGGCCTGGAACACGGCCGCGGAGGCGTCCGGGGACACCACGGTGGTCCGTACAGCGTTGACCACGTTGGCCGCTTTGATCGCGTTGAACGGCGTCAGCACGTAGGCGTAGCTGTTGTCGGCCGTGAACACGTTGGTACTGGGGTCCGTGTACTGGGTGGCCCCGGCGGCCTGGGTCGTCACGACCGGGGTCACGACGCCGTTGACAATCCGGGCCACCGACACGTAATAGCAGAGACCCGCCGTCTGGTAACCGAAGGCCATAGTCGTATTGGACACGGTCGTAAAGGCCTGGAAGACGGCGGCGGAGGCGTCGGGAGAGGTGGGCGGGGTCCGACTGGCGTTGGCCGCATTGGCCGTCTTGACCGCATTGAACGGCGTCAACACATAGGCGTAGCTGGTATCCGCCGTAAACACGTAGACATTCGCACTGGGGTCCGTGTACTGGGTGGCCCCGGCCGCCTGGGTCGTCACCACGGGGGTGACGGTGCCGTTGACGACGCGGGTCACCGAGACGTAGTAGCAGAACCCCGTCGTCAGGTAACTGAAGGCCATGGCCCGATTGTTCACGGTGGTAAAGGCCTGGAAGACGGCCGCGGAGGCGTCCGGCGACACCGGCACCGTCGTGACCACTCCACCAATATTAGGCGCATACGCCGCATTGAACGGGGTGATTTTGTAGGCATAACTGCTGTCGGCGGTGAATAATGGCCACGGATCGCGATACACCCCTGCCCGGGGGAGCTGGGCGATTCCGCCCTGGGGGTCGTCCACGCCGTTCAATGTGCGTACAACACTGACATAATAATAATGGTTGGGTCCGTCTGCATAGGTAAACGTGAGGGCCGCATTGGTGACCGAAGTGAAAGCGGTAAACACCACATTGGCCGGATTAGACACTACCGGGGTCGTGATCACCGTGCTGGGCGTGAATTGATTGTTATTGTTGTAGGGCGTAATCACATAGCAGTACGAATTATCGGCGTAATACGGTTTGTAGGCAGTGTCGGTATAAGACGTCGCGGTGATGGCCCCCGTGGACGGATACAGCGTACCGTTGACCTTGGGGGCAATCCTGACGTACGAAAAGGTCGTATTGTCCAAATAAGAAAACGAGATGCTGTTCAGCGACACGGTATATCCCTTTTGCGTGTCAAACGTCACCGCCGAACTGCTGACATTGATTGCGTCCGTCGTAAACGTGGCCGCCGTGTTGGGCGCGCCCAACGCATTGTACGGGGTGATCGTGTATTTGTAATAACTGTTGGCATTGAAGGACCCCGAGTCGGAATACGAGCTCACCGGCACAGTGGTGTACATGGTGGCTTCCACGCTGTAATTGTCGCCGACTTGGACCAGCCGCTGTATTTGCACATACTTGTACGTCGTCGTATTTGAAAATTGCAACGTGAAAAAATTGGGGGTGGTCACCCCAAAGGTCACCTCCCCCGGAGACAAGGTCGCAATGGGCGAAATCGGAACACTGGTCACCACCGTCCCCACATCCTTCAACGCATTGATCGGGTTGAAATAATAGGTGAACGCATCCTTGGCGTACCGATTATTCAACGTATAGGATTTGGCTCCGACGGTCATGGTATACGTCGTACTGTAGCTGCCGTTGATCCATTCATCTATGGAAACGTTCCGGAAACTGATACCGTTGGCATACGACCAGTTCAGCGTGATGGACGACGTGGTGGTGGTCGTACTGGCATCATTGAACGTGATCGCCGCTTTGGGGGAGACGATCGCCGTCTTCGTTTCGGTTCCGGCGGTGCCCACGGCGTTGAACGGTAACACCGAATATTGATAGGCGCTGCTGGCGTCAAAGTAGGTGCCCGTGGAGGCGACGTCGGTGAACGTGTTCGTGTTGTGCGTGACCCCGGTATAGCTCCTATACACTCCGTTGGTGATGCGCGCGACCGAGACATCGTAATAGGACAAGTTGCTCGTCGGGTTGAACATGAGCGATATGGACGTGGTGGACACCGCGGTAAAACTCGTGTCGGTGATGTACGCGGCGGGGGAAATATTCGGGGTCGGACGTATACCGTTGGACGCATCCAATACGTTGTAGGGGATGGCATTGTAGGAATACACGATGCGCGGCCACAGACCCGTGTCCACAAAACTGGTATCGCCGGTCACGGGTCCCCCGGGAACCAAGAAGGCGTCGTAGGAGCCCACGATCCCCCCGGAGACCTCGGCGACTTTCAAATACTCGTAACTGGTGCTGTAGACAAATTGCACCTTCAGTTGGTTGGTTCTGATGGCGCTGTAGGTCTGGAAAGCCACGTCGGCGGGCGGGCTGACCGTCGCAGTTTGTATCGTCGTCCCTGGACTGCTCATGCCGTTGTAGGGGGTCAGGGTGTAGGTGTAGGTCATATAGGCATAAAACGGGGCCGAGGGGTCGGAATACGCAGTGGTCTTGGGAGGTAACTTGACCGCGTCCACCGCTGGAGCCGAGCGGCTGGAGGTCACAATACGTGAAACGGTCATAAAGTAAAACGAGGTCGGATTGAGCCACGTAAAGGACAGGTTGGTGAACGCGACCGACGTGAACGCATCCAAGGTGGCGACCGCGGGCGGGGAGACCGAGGGAGTCGTAAAGACGGAAAGCGCGTTGGGGAAGTTGATCGCGTTGTAAGGCACCACGTAGTAGGCGTAGCTGCTGTCCGCCGTGAATACGGAGCTGGGGTCCGTGAAACTCGTGGCGGCCGGCGGCTGCTTGACGTCGTACGCATCTATATAGGCCTTGTTGACGTTCCGACGCACGCTGAAATTGTAGTACCGATTCGGGCCGTACACGGTGGTGAAGCGCATTTTATTGAAAGAAACGTCGGTAAATGTGCCAAACAAGGCCGTGGCCACGGGCGAGTCCGTGTTGGTATACACCGTCGCCGGCAAATTCGGCTGTTTCAGCACATTGTACGGGGTCACCACATACTGATAACTGTTGTCCGCGGTGAAGGCGGCGCTGGGATCCGTGTAGACGGCGGTTCCCGTCGGAACCCGGGTATAAGCACCCGGGCCCGGTCCCCCCAACAACTGCCCGTTGACCAGGCGTCCCAGAGACACGTCGTAAAATTGTCGCTTGGCCAAATTCGTAAAGGAAAACGACACGGCGTCTCCAGACACCGACAGGGTGGACAAGGTGACCACGGCCGGTGGAGATACCACGGTGGTCCAGGCCGTGGCCCCCGCGTCCGTATTGGGGCTTTTGACGGCATTGAACGGCGTGAGAAAATACGCATAACTGGTATCGGCGAAAAAGCTGCTGCTCGTGTCCGTATAGACGATGGACTTGGGCGGTTGAACCATGGTATCCAAGAGTCGTCCGTTGACATACCTAGCCACGCTCACATAGTAATAACTGTCGGGGCCGGGCACCCCTTGGTAGCTGAACCGCATGATACCGAAAGAAATGTCGGGGGTGGCAAAGGCGCCGAATGCTACCACGGCGGGCGGCGACACCGCCGCCGTAATCAAGGTCGTTCCGATGTTGCCCACCGCATTGTACGGTCTAATGTAATAGACATAACTGGTGTCCGCCACGAATTTGGTGGTCGCGCCCGGGGTGGGGGTGGGATCGTCGTAGGTGACGATGCCCAGGGGTAAATTCGTGTAGGACGACAATGCCCCTTTGATGTACCGCGCAATGTCCAACCGGTAGTAGGTGGTCCGGTTCACGAACTGAAACGAGACGTCGGCCGTAATAATAGAAATGGGCCCGATACTTACCACGGGGAACGGGGACACTGGCACCGTGACGACGACGCCCGCCGGGTTGGACACGTCCATCGCGTTGTAGGGAGTGACCACGTATTGGTAACTGGAATCGGCCGTGAATACCGCACTGCTGGGGTCTACATACATCTGGTTGGGCAGTTGACTTTGGGTGACCAGTGAAATCCGGGCAGTGTCCACGGTCCGCCCCCCGGCCATCCGGGTCACATACACGTAATAAAAGGGCCGGGTCGCCAAACCGAGAAAGGCAAACGACGCGTCGGTCGTGCGGATGGTGACCGGGGTGATACTGACGGTGGCGGTGACCGAAATGGCCGTTATGACCTGCCCGGAGGCAGCATTGGACACGTCCACGGCATTGTACGGGGTGATGGTGTACTGATAACTGGTGTCGGCGTAGAATGCCGGGCCGGGGTCGTGATACTCGGTGATGCTCTTGGAGAAAAGCGTGGAATCCACGTAGACCCCGTTCACTTGGCGGGCAATGTCCAGGTAGTAAAACGACCGGGCAGCGCGGTTGACAAACGTGAACGAAATGTCGGTGTTGATCGCCCGAACGGGGCCGATGTAGACGTACGGAGTGGGCGAGGTGACCGGCGTCGTGACCACCGGGCTCGCCTGAAACACCGCATTGTAGGGGACGATGGCAAACCCGTAACTGGTGTCCGAAAAGAACAGCGCGTTATCGGGACCCCCCAGAGGACCGATTTGATAACCGGGGGTCCCGTGCGCAACGGAAGTATAAGAGCTCATCGTCCCCCCGTCTATACGGGCCACGTCGGTGTAGTAATAGGTCGTCCGATTCAAGAACGCCAGCGACAGGTCGTAGTTGGAAATGAACAAGGGCGACATGGTCAGCGTGGCGGGCGGCGACACCATGTTGGACTGAATGATTGCCGAATCGTTGACAGCACGGACGGCATTGTACGGTGTCAACTGAAAATTATAACAGCTGTCCGCCGTAAACGTTTGGGGATTGAAATAGAGGCTACCCGACAGTGAATACACGGGGGTCGTATTTGCCGGGGACCAGGCCCCCAGATTGACCGAATAATTGACCGAGACATAGTAAAATGTGTTGAGATCCTGAAACGAAAACGACGCATGGGTGGTGGTCATGGAGGCCGGGCCAATCGCCACCGTGGCCCGGGGAGACACCGGATCCGTCAACCAGCTGTCCCCGGAAACGCCAATCGCATTGTAAGATACCACCGAATACGCGTAGGCCCGGTTGGCGTAAAACACCGTGGACGGGTCCACGAAAAACGGCACATTCGTTCCGGCGGCATAACTGACGTCCACGTAACTGGTGTCGGTCAATTTGCTGATGAACCGGGACACCGTGAGCGAAGCAAACGCACTGGCGGCCCCAAATGACATGGACACGTCGGTGTCGTTGTTGCTGATGACCCCGGGTATTAGGCGCGATTTGGGGGAGAACGCGGGGGTCGTAACCAGCTTTCCGGGTTGATCCAATACATTGTATGGGAGTATGTTGTATTGGTACGCAACGTACGGCAACAGGTTTCCGTAAATCAAGGTGAAGTTGGACGACGTGTTGAAATTTTGACTGTCTATGCTTGGCAACAACACATGCGACAAGGAGGGATCCGATTGACGCGCATACGCTTCCACCGTGCCGCCCGATATTTCGGCGATTTTCACGTAGCGATAACTCGGGTAGTATTTCGTGCCAAAGATATTGTCCGACGCATTGAAGTCCGTACTATAACCGTAATTAATGAGCACCGAACCGTACACATCGTTCGCATAGAAATAATTGCCATTGTTGTAATTATAAAAGGCCGCCAAACTGGGGGACGAGACCGGAGGAGTCGTAATCATCGCGTTCGGATCCGTGATGCCCAACGTATTGTACGGCGTGATGGTAAAATAATAAGCATCTGTCGGCAAGAAAAAATGTTTATTCCCATTTACATTGTAGTAATCTTCGTACAAGGTGTACCCCACTTTCATATACGTGGATTGATTGTAAGGCCCGGACACATCATTCTCACAAATATCGTAGTTTCGGATGATAATGTATGGTTGCACAATGACGTACGAGAACGTGTTGGTATTCACCAAATTGAACGACAACACGTTTTGCGACGTGTCTACGTACCGGTCAAACATGACGTACGGTAACGGGGCAATCTTGGGAGAATTGTAGGCAATGCCCGGATTGTTCAACACGTTGTAAGGAATAAAGGCATACGAATACACAAAACTGGTAAATGAATCCGAACTGAGCATGGCGTCCGTATAAGTCGTTGTACCCGTAAAAATTTTGTAGCGTGGCACATTGTTACGATACACCGAAACATAGTGGAAATTATTGATACCGCTGACGTCTTGAAGATTGAACGTCACCTCGGATGCCGTGACCGATGTCACTTGAACGGCCACCGTGGCAATGGGGGACACGTTGATGGAAGTAAACGTACTTCCGGGATAATCCAAATTGTTGTACGGGATGACGGAATAGGCATACACGGAATTGGCCGAAAAATAGACCGAACCCGCCGGAGCGGCGTTGCTCGGATCTATAAACGACACGGATCCGACCGGCTGCGGTTCGTACTCGCCCATAACCCCGTCAGTAATACGGGCGATTCTTGTGTAATAAAACTGCTTGTAATTGGTCAATCTGAAATACGCCACATTGTACCCCATGGAAATCGGTCCGATGGTGACACTCAACGGGATGGTAGGAATCGTGATAGTGGACAACGCGTAGACGGGTCCCATGTACTTGATGCCATTTTCTATCAAGATCGGTTGGATACTGTACGTGTAGGGCTGACCTTGCAAGAATCCGTTGGGTATGGTGGTCGTGCTGGTATTGATGGCAATGTCGGCAAACTGGATAAAATTCGCCCCTGAACCGTCCCGAGTGGGATATTGCAGACTGTAGACCTTGGACGGGTACCCATCGCGCACAATGTTCACATACGTGTACGTTCCGGTAATATCAAGGATAATGGAGGTATTGGAGATCAAGCGGTAAAACGCATTGTCCACAAAACAGTTGTACGTCGTCACGCTGCCCAGGGGTACCGTGTTACTGGACAGATCGGCAATGAAACCCTGGATGCGATAGCTGTAAGTGACGCCGGACTGTAGCCCCGTGTCCGTAAAGATCGTCGCGGTTTGCTGGGTAAACGCCGTGGTTTGCGTCGTGCCGCTCTGAGAGCTGACATCCCGATACAACGTGTAATTGGTATAGTGACCCGTGATGTCGCGAATGACGACCGAATGGGTCGTGACCGAAGAAATGTCCAGAAAGGCCTGAATGGACACCGGCTGGAGTTCGGCGGACCCGACGGTCAACAACGACCCGTTCATTCCGTTGAAAACCGGCATGATGGAGTAGGTATAGGTGATCAAGGGCGCCAGTCCCACGTCGGTGAAAGAGCCACCCCTCAGCCCCGTAAACTCGGTCTGATTCAAGACGACCCCCTCCGCCCCGCTCGTATCTACCCGGTAAATGTTGTACGTGTCGTAGTTGCCCTCAATCCCGGTGATCGTCACACTGTTGGCACCAATGTTACCAATGTGGTAGCCTACCAAATAGGGCGAGGTCGTGGAGGTGAGCGCACCCGGATCATAATTGGTAAAGGTTGTCGCATTTCCCACGGCGTGGACGATGTAGGGGGGCGGCTTGGACGCAAAGGAGATACCGTTGGAGATATTTTGATTGAACGCGGACAAGTTCAGAAAAATCCCGCTATTGAAATAGTCAAATTTGTAAGAGGTGGGGTAGTCGTACGCATAGCTCATGGAAATATTCATTGTCATGACCTGATTCGGCTGAACATTGAGTTGCAGATTGTCTATGATCAAGTTGCCAATATACTGGATGCCGTTGAATTGCCCCCGTTGAATATAGTACGGCGCAAACGACACATCCACGAATTGAATGTCTTGCCGGGCCGGATGGCTGTTCGCACTGGCGTCGCTCGTCAACGAGGTATAAATCGTGGGGGTGACCAAGGGAGTCACCGGAACCCCGCTGTATGTTATGTCCAATGTCACGGGCAGCTTGTTCAGATTTTTCATTTCGTCCACGTTCAACATGTGAAGGACGAACCCCTCGGACGGTTGAAACACGCCGGGCAACTTGTGATAACACGCATTCAAATAGTCCAAAGGTCCGTAGATGGGATCCACATGAGCGCTGTAACTGGGGTCGGTGGTGAAATTCGGGTCATCCGGACAAATAGACGTATCCAATACGCCTTCCCCGACAGTGCCGGCCACCCACACGCCGATCGGAATCACAAACGAAAACGTATGAGGTCCCGCGGGTTGATTGGGAGTGATGACCAATTTACCTAACGACTGGGTTCTCACCTGCAGACTCTGGTCTTTATAGAACAGATTGCTGGAAAACACGTTGCTCACGTCGTTGCTCACATAGATTTCGTCGCCGACATTGAAAAAGAGAATGTCGCTTTGACTGAACGTGTAATACGAGGCCGAATTGTTCAGCGTGGATCCCGCGTAATTGGCATAGCTCATATAACTGGCATTGTTGATGCTACCATTGATATAATTGTACAACGGTACCGTGTCGTCGTATTGCAAGAGGATGGGGGGACCGGGTACGTCCGCCGCTGTGGACCAGGTGGGGGCGTAGAAGTTTTTACTGCAGTCCGTGAACCGTGGATGGGAGGTGGTCTCGCGGGTGTTGCCTCGGGAAAGCAAGGCCCATTTTTCTTTCTGCGTGAGTCCATTGGTCTGCGTACTTTGTTGGCAGCTCTTATACTTCAATATTTCCACTTTACGACGCATGTTCAACCGTTGCTGGAGGGCAAACCCATTGGTCTTATCATTTGTTACGGGCGACGCTTGCGCATAAGGGGAGATGGGAGTATATCTCGCCGGCGGTACATGAAAATAAGCCAATTGATTTTTTTGGTCTTGAACGATGGCGATGTAACTGCAATCATTGTTCGCCATGGTGTAACTTTCTTTTTAATACGGTGATAAATACGACAGCTATACACAATAGGGCTATATTACAGGGTTCTTGTGACCGGGCCTATACGTAATATCGGGTTACAGAACTATCGTCACGGTGGGGTTACCGTCACGATATCATATCGGGTGCGGGGTGGGGGTGTCAGGCCTGCTCCTTTAGGACAACTTGGCCAAGTACCAGTCGTTGGACAGATAATAAGGCGCGCCCTTGGTGGAATTCGCTAAAGCACTTTGTGTCGTATTGGGGCCTGCGCTCACAATCTGGTTGATCTCGTACGCCGAAAGCGCGTGGGCGTAATACTGCAGGTTGGAGAGGAACCCCGAGAATCCGCCGTTTTGGCACACGAATATGTCGCCGTAATTCTGTTTGGGCACCGCCGTCATGCTGTACCGTCCACTGATGGTTCCGTTCACATAGACGTCCAACAGCGTGTTTTCCAACCGGATGGCCACGTGCATCCACTTCTTGTTCAGCGGGATGCCCGGCACGTCAATCGTCATGGATCCCACCGTGGGATCCACCGTGTCCATGACTAAATGGAGAGACACGTTGCCCGGGGCGTCTCCGTTGGCTAAATATAAACCGGGGCCGTTGTTCACGCTCGCCACGCCGGTGCCCAGGGCGTAACTGACCCCATTGACGACCGCGGGGGCGGTATTGAAATTGCCGTTGCCCTTGTTGAATATGTGCGCGTATTGCTCGGACGCCGGGACCTTGTCGTTCACCTGCAACCAGACGGACCACGTATATTCCACCCCGTATTTGCGGTTGTCCGACCGCGATACGATGTTTCCCGGGACAATGACCCCGTTGGATCCCGGGATCATGCCCTTGACCGCGTACGGGTTCACCGCGTTCTGGGTAAAATAGCCAATCAGATTCACGCCTAAAATGAGAAGAATGACAAAGGCAATGAGTACCAAGAGGGTGATGGCCACCTTGGCCACGATCGTATTGGTCTGCAGGTACTCGGAACTGGTCGTGGCGACCATGACCGGATCGCCATAGGACGACACGGTGCTGCGTACCGTATCCGATATCCGTCTGAAACTGTTATTCACATTTTCGGTGACATTTCGGGCTCCTTCTGAAATGTTTCGTGTTGTTTCTTCCATGGGTTCGGGATGGTATAGGATAGGATGGAATGCTCTTATACTATACTGTTATGTTATGATGTAGGTGGTCTGGGGTGGTGTTGGGGGGTGGGACGGGCACCCACGCATTAGAAAATGCGAATCTGGTTCTGAACCTGATTGTTTTTCATAATGTCCACCGCCATACCGTAACTGGAAAACGACGTGGAGACCCCGTTGCCGACAATGTAGCTCTTCCACACGTCTTGGGGCGCCAACACGTACGACCACCGGTACACCTTGGTCACCATGATGTCGTTGATGACGGTGGGACTTCCGCCTAAATAAATCGCCGCACTGGTGGTGGAGGGGATGGACTGCATGCAGTTCAGTTTCATGGATTGCAGCAACTTGCCGTCAATGTACATGTCCACGAAATAATTGTCCACCACCACCGTCACGTAGGTCCAGCGTTGCAGGGGGAAGTTGTCGGTGACAATCATGGGAGGCGACGCCTGGGCCCCGCCCACGGCGCAGTTCTGACTGATGTCAAAATACAGCGTGGGCGTGGTCGCGTCCAAATACAGTTTGAACTGGTTCGGAATCGCTAAAACGGGCTTCACCTGGTTGTTGTTCCAAGAGTTCACGTAGACCCACGCCCCCACCGTGTATTGGTAGCTGTTGGGGTTGTTCGTGATGCTGACCGACGGGTTGGCGCTGTTCAAGTTGACCATATTCGCCGCCACGGTGGTATAATTCTGGAAATACAAGTACAACAAGTACATACCAAGAATAACTGCTACAATTCCAATCACGATAAACCAATTCATGTGGTCCAACTATATGTTGTATAGTAGCTATATAACATATGTGCATAGAATTACCACCCGAATCGTGTGCGGGCGGCCCCGTTACCGCGTATCAATCGTATGTTTCTGTAAATTCCACGACGTCATGACCTCGTCCGGCGACATGGGGTAATCGTAATACGCCACGTCGGCAATGGCGCCGTAGAGTCCCCCCTGAATGTCTCCCAAGACAATGACGTCCTCCGGGGTGAACCGCGTCATCTGCGTGGGGGCGTCGTACGCCTTGTTCAACACGCCGTTGACGAAGACTTTCATGCGGTTGTCGTCGTAGACAAAGACGAGTTCGTGCCATTTCTGGGTTTCCAGGTACACATAGTACGGCTCAAACCCGTCCATGTAAATCACATACGTGTATTTCTTCGTGTGGTAGTCGTACATGTAGGACACGCACGGCTTGGGGTACACCAATTCCCATTCGGTGCCGCCGCGGTGCGACTTTTGACGCGTGCCGTAATAGAAGAGATTCGTCGGACCCAAGGTGGCGGCCGTGGCCTCGTTCATCTGGGCGTCCCGGGGATTCATGTAGACCCACATGGACAAACTGTAGTTTTTCAAATACGGGTTGCCCGCGAATTCCGGGTCGGTCACGGCCAGTTGGTTCGCCGTCGCCACCACCCGTTCTCCGCTTTCCGTCAACATGAGTTGTCCTTGGTAGAGCCACATGACCCCGTTGCGCGTCAACTTGGAAAACGCGGGCGGGTTCAGCGTGAGCAGCCACGGTACCAAGAAATAGGCGCCAATGAGGGCGAGCTCCACCGCGAGCAATACCAAAATATAGGTGGGGGTCAGCCGGTATTCACCGCGCAAATAGGCTAAAAACTCCTGCATCTGCTGCATGACCGCGACGTTCTTCCACACGCCGGGCAAAAAGAGGGTGGTGATTTCCAAGATGAGCATCAGCCCGATCAACACGGCCAACGTCAAAATCCCTTTCATCACCATGTTCCACGCCACGAAACTGTAGGAGCTCAAATAGTTGTAGGTGGCGACCAAGAGCAGTATGGCGGAAACGGCTAAACCGCCAAAAAACAGGAACATGAGGAATTTCGGCAGCAGCACGTCGGCAAAATAGACGACGGCACACGTGGACCAGATGACCAAAAGCACCGCCAGCACATACGAATAAAAGCTCAAGAGTGCACCGTTTTTGAAGGTGGAATACAGGGCACTATAATAGAATACAATCAGGGCCAGAGGCAACACAGATACCACATATGCCAAGGTGGGGGAATTACGGGGATCACGGCGAATCATTTACCAAGGCATCTATAGCTTGTAGGGACATAATGGGCGCGTTGTCCCGTGGCCGGTCGTCCCCTACAACATGTCCTTGTTCATGTTTTCCATCCCCGTCTTTTGGGAGTGACACTCGCGGCACAGGGCACACAGGTTGTCCACGTGGTTGCTGCCGCCGTACTCTAGCCGGATTTTGTGGTCCACCTCAAACCACGCGGTCAACTGTTGTTGGCAATTGTTGCAGCGCCAATTCTGCCTCGCCGCCACGAATTTCTTCTTGGTTTCGCTGACCGAGCGCTTGGTCGCCGTCGCCTTTTTCCCCGATTGCATCATGCGACGCACGTGGGAAGCGTCCGGGGCCGCCGCCGGGGCCGCCGCCCCTCCTCCCCCGATCACGTCGCGCTGGCCTTGGTACAAATTCTGTTTCGCCGTGAAATCCAGGATGGGGGACAACATGGCCGCGCTGCCCTTGTCTAAAGGCATGTACTTCAGATAATCGTTGGTGGCCTGCAGCAACTCGCCCGTTTTCATGGGATTCTTCTTAAGCAAGAAATACAGAAACAGCGCCCCCACGGCCACGCCGGCCATTTGCAAGTATTTCTTGTACCGGGTCCAATTTTTCAGATACCTGCCCTCGGTGTAAATATTGGCGATGACCAACCCCGCAATGAGCAACAGCCATAGTTCTATGCGCATGGGGTCGTAGGACGTTTACTACTATGGAATAACCCCGGGACTATATTGTATTCCCACATTATGGTGCGAGTGGACGCCATCACCGGGAACCCATGTAGATGGCGAGCACCAAGCCCAAGAGAATACCCACATACGTCATGTCGCGCCAGAACATGCGATGATGATGGTGGGCCACGGGGGGCGGACGATACTGTTGGTAATAAGCGTCTAAAGCCGCATACATGGACAGGGGTTCCTGGCCTAAATGGTCGTTGAACTTGTTGTGAATAAAATGCACCCAACGCATGAATGACTCCCGGGTATCCAGATACGGCGACACGGGGTATTTATCTAAAAACGTGGCCAATTGGTCGCCCATCCGTTCGTCGGGAAGAAACAGGGGCATGTTTTGAATCAAGTCGTAATACTTACGTTTAGTCACATTGGTGGGGTGTTCGGGGTACGTATACGCCACGGTATGGAGGAAAAACCAGTAATGCGGACCCCACACCGCGGGGTCCAAAGGAATCTGTCGGAACGACGGTTTCGTTTGCATGTTATGTTATGGCGCGATTGATTATGGCCTAAATAAATCGGCGCGTAAATCTATATATCCGTTTTTACATACAGACAACATTTAGTTCCATGTCTAGCACCGGCGGGGGTTCGGCAGTGACCTTTGTCACGGCATACATGAATATTTATCCGAACAATCGTCTAGGCTCTCGTGATATGACGTGGCGGTTTGAGCAATTCACTAAAATCGCCCAGACCGGTATTCAGTTGTGTGTGTATGTAGACGAGTCCAGTACGGAACTATTGGATCAATTCATTGCGGTCTATCCCAACGTCCGTCGTATGAAAGTGTTCAAAAACATTCAGGATACGTGGGTATACCGGCAATGGCGGCCTTACCGCAACATGCATGTCAGTAATCCCGCCCAGGGTCTTCCCCGCCACCGCAACGTCCAAAAGGACACCTTGGAGTACATGATCCTCATGCATACCAAGATGGAATGCATCCTGGACGCCACGCAGGCGAATCCCTGGAAGTCCACGCATTTCGCCTGGATTGATTTCAACGTGGCCCACGTGTTCAAGGACACTCCGGCATGCCAATCCCAATTGCGCGCGATATCGTCCAACCGGTGGAAGAAGCAGTTTTTAGCCATTCCGGGTTGCTGGCCCGCCATGGAGACCCCCTTTACTCCCTCGGCGGTGTCGTCCATTGTCAACCAGATTCACTGGCGGTTTTGCGGCGGGTTCTTCTTGGGGGACCTGACGTCCATGAACCAGTTTTGCCGCCTCTATTACGCCCATTTTCCCAAATTCTTGGCGGAATTCAACCGCATGACCTGGGAAGTCAACTTCTGGTCTTGGATGGAAGGAAAAATCCCCGAATGGAAACCTCAGTGGTACGCGGCCGACCACAACGACACCATCTTGCACGTGCCCCCCGAATGGTGGGCCATGTGTTTGTCGGCAGACGTGGGCTCCTATACCTCTATTGCGTGGGACCCTCCCTCCTTGGGAGACGATTTCCACGCCACGTCGGCCTCGGTGACCCCGGGGCGGTGGGGAGACACCGAGGGGAATTCCGGCTACTGGGTCAACACGCGGTATGTGAACTATGTTTTAGCCGACAACGGGGGGTACATTTTCCCCGACGACTCCCACGTCATTGTGACGCGCAACATTTGCAGCCGGTTGGACAGTGCCATGGTGGCCCAGGAGCATTTTGAAATGTCCGATCCGACCGCATTGACGTCATTTACGTGCAATTACCGGGGCGTGGAGGACATTCGCATTTGGGTGGATTCGGACAACCTCTTTTATTACGTGGGGACGAGTGTCAATTATTCGCCCGAGGGGAAGGGCCGCATTTTGAAGGGCCGGTACGACGTGGCCACGCGCGGTCTGGTGGATACGGTGGTGGTGGACCCGCCGACCGACACGGCCTGCGAGAAGAACTGGATGCCCTTGGTGCCCGGAAACCGGATCCTATACCGTTGTTCGGACATGAGCATTGGTCACCTGGAGTTGGGGGGAGGCGCAGGGAAAGGTCAGTTGGTCATTGATTCCACGCAAGAGGTCAAGGTGCCGTGGTTGGACCGGTTACGGGGGTCCTCCTATTTCCGGGAATCGCTGGCCTATCCCGGTGCGTGGGTCGGGGTGGTGCATTTCAGCGTGAACGAATGGCCGCGCAACTATTATCATATGTTGATCTTGTTGGACGGGGAGACGATGCGCCCGGTGCGCAGGAGTCAACCGTTTACCTTTTTCCGTCCGACCAACATTGAATTCTGTATTGGCATGATAGAGACCCGGGGAACGGGGGGCGCGCCCGGGGTTTACCATTTCTGGGTATCGCAGTACGACCGCGACCCCATGCACGTCAGTTTGAATGTGACGGATTTGCCGTTGATAACGATGTAATATTCTGGGACAATATACTATAGTAGCTCTATAGTATAGAGTGTGGAGGGTGTAGCATGAAAAATGCACGACAGAGCAGAAAAAAGCATGGAAAATCCCGGGGCCGTAGAAAGATTCGTACGGTGCGTCGCCGGGGCGGGCAAAAGACGGTCCGATTTGAGGCACCGACCCAAACCCAAGAAACGTGGATACAATTTCGCCAGGATTCGGACGGGAACCTGGCCGAGAAAACGGTGTCTATGGTGACCCACGGCGCGGACACCGAAGGCAGCCCCGTGACCTCGCTGAAAATCTACAAAGACGACCCGAAGACGCCGATTCTGTTTGATCCGGCCTTGTCGGCGGACGCGGTGACCGCGGAAAAACTGATGGCGCTGTACAAGAGGTACGTGTCCGATCCCGTGCCCGCCGAGAACCGGGCCGACGCCACCTATACCGTGCTGATCTATACCCAGACCAACCAGGGCAACGGTCTCCTGAGTGACATTGTCATCATTCAAAATGACGACGAAATCGTGCACAATGTCCCGGTATTCATAGAGTGGTACGAAAAGAAATACAGGCGATCTGCCGCGACCGCGGCTCCGGCCGCGGAACCGGAGGCCCGCGGTTTGATGGCCCCGGCCCCCGAGGAAAAGGTGGTGGAAGTGGCGCCGGAGGAAAAAATGGCCACGATGGCGCCGGTGCCGGAGGTGACCGCGCGCGCACCGACGGTTGTGCCCGAAGAGGTGGCGCCGGTCCCCGAGGAACCCCCGGTGCCACCGGAGACGACGGCCAACCTGAACCCGGTCAATGTGTCATCGGCAGAAGAATTCAACCGTCTCGTTGCATCGTACCCCGTCGCCTTTGTCAAATTCACGGCGCCGTGGTGTATACCGTGCCAAACGATTCAACCGACCTGGGTCGGTTTGTCCCGCCAGTATGCCAGCAGCAACAACGTATTCATTGAGGTGGACATTGAATATAATCAGGGTCTTTCGGATACGTACGACGTAAGACAGATTCCGACCTTTTTGGTGTTCAAAGACAAAAAAGGGTACAAACCGGACATCTCTATCACAAAGTCTACCTTGGAGCAAATGGTCCGCGAACATTCGGCGAAATGATCCTATATCTGTCCTCTCTGGTCAAACACGGCCAGCCACGCTCGGTAGGTCGCATCCAGTTGCTCCAGATACGTCAACGGAATGTCGTCTTCCCCTTTGCGCGAACGCTGCAACAGTCGTTCCAAACACACCTTGGGAGGCACGTCCAGGTACACGACCTTGTCCGGATAATAGCGCTCCACGACGCTCTCTGTAAAGAAACTCTCATAGACCTTGCATTCAAACGGCAGTATTTTACCTTGGTCGCGCAGCATCTGCATGAAGACGTGCCGACTGGACGCGACGGAACGCTCACATACGATCACTTCGCAGTCGGGGTGTTGAGCCACGGCACGATCCATGGCCGCCATCAGACTGTGCAGAACCACGGTCTGAAACATGAACGCGTAGTTGGCCGGGTACGTGTAAAACTTTTCCAGAATGTTCTTCTCGTCGGTGTCGTCCGTCAGTTTCTCCCACGCGTCCACGGGCTCCAATATCACCACCACGCGCTTCGGATCCACCACCCGTTTCAATTTGGCCAACAGGGTGGACTTTCCGGCGCCAATGTTCCCGTCCAGTGCGATGACGTACGGTCGTGACCGTTTCTCCCTCGGCGCATTGCACAAGGCCACGAGTTGATGGAATTCCATGGTGTCTATGGTGTCCAAACTGACGACGGATTCGGCTAACATGGGTGGGTACGGGGGGTGCGGTAACGATGCCAGGCTAAATTCCATGTATGGGAGCTCCTATACATGAAATGGGGACGCGAATCAATTTTATCTGCCGCGTTTGGCGATCACGTCAAACTGAGTTTCGGTCTGGTTGCCGGGCAAGGGGGTCCATCTGTTCGCGGCACACTGGTCGTTCTTCATCAGCATGAACACCAAGAAACTGAAGTTGGCCACAAAGACCCCGGCCACCACGGCCAACACGTACAACTCACGGGTATGGATCATGAAAATGACGGCGGAATCCTTGGTCTCTTTGAAAATGCTCAAACACAACATATAGGGCGTATCTATGGTGTCCATGTCGTCGTGGTCTTGGTCTTGGTCGTCGGCATGGGGGTCTTGGTCCTCGTCCAGGTCTTGTTCGGGGTCTTGTTCAGGGTCTTGGTCGTCGGGGTCTTCCTCCTGTTCCTCCGGGATACCGTGCATTTGCGCAATGGCGGACTCCAGCCGTTGCATGGGGGTATCCATCACAGGAGGGATGTCGGTGGGCGCCGGTTCCATCGGAACCGGGGGTTCAGGTTCGGGGGGCGCCGTCGCCGCCACTGCCGCCTGCGATGGCGGTTCGCGGTTTGGATGCACATTGGTCACGTGATTACGTAACCCGTGGCGGGTCTTGTAGGTGCGTTGGCATATTGCACAACTTAACGGTTGTATGTGAGGCCTGGTAGTGTTCATTGCTCATATACATTTCATTGGGGGGCATGGTTCTAAATTGTTTCCTATGGGAACCGACGGTTCCCATATGCCCTCCCTTTCTGTATGGGAACTGTAGATGTCCATATGCCCTCCCTCTCATATGGGAACCGACGGTTCCCATAAAGGTCCGGGACCTCAATCGTTTTCATGTTCGTATTCATAATCCTCCCGGTCCCCTTCGTCATATTCGTCCTCATCACCTTCGTTGTCGTCCATGTCCTCGTGGTGGGCATCTTCGTCGTACTCGGGCTCGGCGTCCTCTTGGTCGTAATCCGGGTCGTAATCCCCAAACCGTTCTTCCACCTCTTCGTCCACGAACTCGGCCACCTCCTTCTCAAACACGGCATCGTTTTCCTTGAGGAGGTCCTTGGCGTTCACACTCCAGCGGTTCAGTTTGAACACCTTTTCCATGTACATGTAGCGCCGGTCGCTCTCGTTGGCTTCTTGGAACGAGCGCATGATGCGCGCCTTCTCCTTGGTGCGCGATTTCTCCACCTCCTTCATGATGTCCTGGTACGACATGTTGACGATTTTCTGATCCGACTTGATCATCTCCATCATGGCAATCATCCACTGCATCATCGTCTGCTTGGTCTTGGTGCCGCCCTGGGTCTTGGGTAAACGTTGAGCGATGACCACCACCTGATCAAACAGCGCATAGGCCACGAACCGGGTGATTTCTTGGAGCGCGGCCGGGGAAAAGAGTCGGAAAAACGTCTTCTTGCCGCCGGCCCCGTCTTCTTTGACCAGCGGGGCTTGCAGCGGCAACAACTGGATGAACCGCACCACGTCCATGAGGGCAGCTTGCCATTCCTGGCACGCCTGCTTGAACGCCGGATCGGGCTGGGCGAATTTAGCAAACCACTCCCGGTTCTTGTTCATAAACGTTTCAATCACTTCTTGGTGCTTGGTCCCCATGTTCCAATGTTTCGGTATCCGCCATTCCTTGTGGAATTGGTTGTTGTCTATCATGGCCGGCAAGACTTTGACCAAGAACACCGACGCGTTCTTCAAGAGTCCGTCTTGGTCCGGGACGGACGACGTCCAGTCGTGCAACATACGGATTGCGGCGTCGCGCGGGGACCCCTTCGGTATGGCCGCTTCAATCCGTGCCCGCATTCTCTCGTTCAGAGGTCCCAACACGTTGACCAAGGCGTCCAAGGCGGCGTACATGCTGTCCGGTCCCGCCGCGTCGGGGGAGTGCTCCAATAGCATGACTTGGGGGTCGTATTTGACCAAGACCTGCAAAAGCTCGGCGCGGAAAGGGTCCAAGAGGGATGCGGTTGGAGAGGTCGCGGAGGTGGGTGGGGCGGGGCGGTCCGACGCCAAGAATTCCGTCAAGAGACTGACCGCGGTGGGCGAGGCAAACTGCATGTCATGGGTGACCCGGCGCGATCCGTTGACCCGGCGCACCAACTGGTCGTATTCGTCCCAGTCGTATTTGCGGCCCATATGTTTCAACGCCTGAATCCGTTCGGCCAAGGTGCCGCGGGGATTGTACCTCTCCGCGGCCGGTTTAGACGTGCACACCGATTGCAAATGTTCCGGTATCTCCGCGTCGGCCCGATCAAAATGGCAGAAATGGATAAAGGCCGCGTAAATCAGCTCCTCCGCCGGTCCGGAAGTGACCGGTATCGGGGCCGGGCGCGTGTCGTCCATGAACAGAAGGGTCGCCGCTTTGGCACGCTGTTGAACCGCCTCCAGGCGGGCTTGGTACGCCTCCATGTGCCGCAAAAACAGGGCCAATTCCGGCGACTCGCGCATGAAATATTGGAGCGTGGTTTCCTTGTCGGCAGAGGCATTGCAGCACGCGTTTTGGATGAACGGGACGCCCACCGACGTCTTCAAGAGCACCTCCTTGACGCGGACGACCTGATTGACCGTCTCCAATACCCCGTACCCGTACTGGATGGCCCGGGACTGCAGTTGCAACAGCGTGCCGTCGTCGCTCGGACGTTCCCGCGGCAGCCGGTCCAGGATCCCAATGTTTACCATCGGAGGCAAGAGGTGCCGCCACGTCTGCAGCTGGTATGGTTCCGGAATGACGAATTCTTCGGGGTGCTCCTCCCGGTAGGCGCGTTGTTTCACGTAGAGCTCATGAATGTCTTTACGCGATTCCAAGATGCGCTCCAAGATCTTGCGCAGCATTTCTTGGATCGCCTCCTTCTTGATCGCCTTGACGCTGTTCCACGGGGGTATGGAACTCTTGACCAGCTGCAGTATGCACGTCAAATACTGAATACCCGACGTGTCTTCGGCAGATTCTGTCCAGGGGTACCCCGTGAACGATTTGACGCACCCCGGGACGGTCTTCTTGGTCCGGATCGCGGGCTGCGACGTCTGAATGCCGATGAGCAGCACCGCCATCGTCAGAACAATCACATACTGATGCCAATACGTCTTGTATTTGGCCGCCGCGTTGGCCGCCCCCTTCAGCGACGGATACTCTTCCAAGAACGCGTCCTTGGACTTGACCAAGGCGTCAAACAGTTCCAGGGTGGTCCGCATGACAAAGACCCGCAGGTCCCCCTTTTCGTATTCTTTCGGGGGAATGTCGGCGGCCTGGCAAAACGTGACGAAAATGTTTTTGACCATGCGGTGCACCTCGGTGTCGGATTCCGCGGACAGGGTGGGCGCCTCCGGCCCTGCCAACGCCGCCGGCCGTTCCCACGGTTCTTGGTCGCTCTCTTCCGGAGGAATAATGAGGGCGCTGGACGTCTTCTTCTTGAACCCGTGCTCGTCGTACAGTTCCTCGTTGACCCATTCAATCTTGGTCATGATGTACCCACTGTGTTTGTCCACAATGGCGTCGCCGTCGTCGCTCAACATCTGAAACTGGGTCAGTTCCTCCAGGAGGGCCTGGTAGCCCGCCTCCCCCCGGTCAACGTAGGCTTTAGCTAAATCGTAGAGGAACGCCGGCAACAGTTTCGTATTGGTGTCGGTGCAATACAGCCAGTGGTCGTCCTCGCCCAGCTCGTCCACCATCGCCCGGCGCAGCGCCCCCGTCTGGTAGAACCGGACCACGTCGTATTGCCGCTTGGAAAAATCGTCCTGACCCAAGATGTCGTTGCGCAGTTTCGTATAAGGCGACTGGACCGGGGCGGGTTCCTCCGATGTGGCGATTTCTTGTCCCAGGGCGTAGGCGAACAGGCTGTATTTCTGTTCCACCACGGTGCGCAGACGCTCCTTGGCCACCAGGCTGCGCGAGGCCTGCAGAATCCACATTTCCATCTGTTTAGTCAATTCTTCTTGGGACAGGTTGAGGCGCGATTCCATCTCTTGGACGGCGTACTGTTGGCGAATCTGTTGAATGCGGCGCTCGGCCGTGTCTGCCGTGTCGCAAGTGGCCGTCTGCGGGTTGCTATAACACGCCGGTTGACCGTTGCAGAGCGCCTGGTTGAGGCGTTTGGCGGCCTGGGCGTTCACCGCCCCGCGTTTAGCCGGAAACGCGGCGTCAATCAAATACATCAAATGGGCAAAAGACTCTTCTTGGACCGACGTGTCCCGGACCCATTTGTTCTTGATACGCTTGTAGAATTCGCGGTCGGGGACGCTCAGGACCTCGCCCTCGGCCGTCTGAGGGTAAACGTCCAACATGGCGTATTGTCCCTCGCGTACCTGCTTCTTCTTGGCGACCAGCGTTTTAGCCAATTCCGCGGCGGCTTCCTTGGCAATGCCGTGTTTCTGGATCAAGTTCACCGCCAACACGTCTAAAAATTCCGTCATGGCGGGGCTGTCGGCCGCCTCGCCTTTAGGCGGCATGTCGCCCTTGTAGGCGTCCAATAAACCGTAGGGGGTGTCGTCCAGTTCGGGGTCGTAATATACGGCCTCTTGGTGGTTGTCCTTTTGCAAATCGGCCAACGACGTGTAGCGTTTGGTCAAGACCAGGCGGTCGCACACCCCCCCTTTAGGCGTATGGGCGCGTGCGTCGTCGGCGTCGGCGGCGTCGTCCATCGGACGAATCGCCTTCAAAAAGGACTCGGCCACCACGTGGTGCAACGTGGCGTTGCGCAACAGCAGGGCGAACAACCCGGCGTAATCCTTACGCAACATGGTCTGCCATATTTCCGAGCCCGACATGGGCACCCAAGGCCGGTCCGTCGCCACGTGAAAAACCCGGTAAGCGTCGGCGAAAATCTCGTACAACGCCCCCTTGTTGAGCAACTGCCGGGCCAAATTGGCGTCCATCATGTCGGTCATGTGCGAGGGCGAAATGAGCCGCTCGTACTTCTTCTCCAACGTCCGGTAGGCGTCTCGGCGCTGGTAGAACGCTTCCTTGTAGGCGTGCGTCCGCTTGCCGATGAAATACCGAATACGGTTGAAGGCCACGTAAGGTATCTGATCCAAGGTGACCAAGAACGGTTCCATCGCATCCAGATAATCCCGAACGGACACGCCTTGGTACACCGACCACGTGTCTTGGACCAATTCCACTAAATCAAAGGTGGTCGGCACCACCGAGTTTAGGAAGCTCCTATACGTGTCTTGGGAGGGCGACTCCGCCAATGTCGGGTCCAGGACGTAGTGTTGGATCCCCTTCATGAATCCCGTCGTGAGCAGGCCGCGCTGCTGGACCCCGCGGCCCAACGTGGCGTAGTAGTTGGCGTCCAGGTCGTCCACGACAAAGGCGTTGACCGCCGCCGCGGCGGCCGGGGTCAAGGTGCGGTACTTTAGCCAGTGTGCGTGGGCCCATTCGGCGCGGCGCATCATGTCCAGGGTCGGCAAATGGACGCGGGAAAACTGGCCCACGGCGGTGGGCATGGCGAGCCACGACTCTATGGACATGGTTTCTCCGGCCCCCATGCGCCGGGGATGGAAAACTCGGCGGTTGTCATCCGAGCGTTCCGGGTACATGGTGGCGTCGTTGAACCGTTGCACGAAGAAGGTGGTCGGTTTGAGGGTTGTATGCCGGGCGGACGAGGTGGCCGCGTAGGCCGAGAAATCCCGCCCCCCAATGGCGTTGTTGACCACGGACTCCCACGTATCGTGGGTGACGGTCGGAACAAACAAGACGGATTTCCGGGGGACGACGTCGTCGTACGTAGTGAGCGGGGCGTCGTCCACGGGATGGAAAAACGGGTCCACGCCTTCCAACCAATGGCGGTACGGATTGACCACCCCGTGCATCGCGTCGTTCTTGTAATCCTTGAAGACGTCCTTCAGGGCGTCCAGGTCGTGCGCGACCATGACCGTGTCGCCCGTTTCGGGGAAATCGCCCGCGTCTTCGTCGGGCAAATAGTAGATTTTGCGACGCGTTTGTGTCACGGGAACCCACCAGGACAACGGCCGGGCCGTGAACGCGCGGGGGTCGGACCCCCAGTGTTCCACCATAGGTTTGTATTTGTTGCCCAGCGTCCGCACTCCCTGAACCTGCTGTGTATAGGGGTCCACGATGGAATACATGTCGCGCAACTCCCGGAATCGGTCCAGCAGCCGATGGACGCCCCCCATGACGTCGTGCGTGCGTTGGGCGTTGGGGACTTGGGAAAGCAGTTCGTTCATGAGACTGGTCAACTGGGTCTCAATGTTGAAGACCATTTCGTACTGTTCCTGTTCCACAAACTGCTCCACGATATTCCGATCCTTGCCAAAGAAGAGCTCGTCGGCTTCCAAATACTGTTCCTGCAGGAGCTCGCGAATGTTGCTGTCGTATTCAATGGTTTCGGGGAACGACAATATCACTTCATTGTCGGGGGTGTACTCCATGGTCGGAGTGGCACTGGGAGGCGGCGAAGAGGGCACGTCGGCGTCCTCTGCTGCCGGGGCCGGGGCCGCGGTCGCGGCCGGCGACGACCGCAACACGAACCGCTCAATACCGAGTTCCTCCGGAAGGCCCCGATAGCTAAAATCAATGTATATGATGTCTTGGGAAGGATGCAGCGTCAACTCAATTTGATCTTCTTCTAAATGGGTGATTTTAGCGGTCATGGGTTGCTCCACGCCGATGAAATAAATGTCCACCCACTGGTCGGGAACCAGTCCCTTTTGGCGGGCGTACCCGGGTTCCTTGGCCCGCGTCAAGAGTTCTATACGCTGAATAGAAGAGTCTCGGAGGTTGCCTTCGTCGTCCAAATTGAGCAGGAGGACGTCAAAAGAGGTCACGTCTACCAAACGGACCTTGTCGTCGTCAATGTAATCCACTAAGAACGTCTTTTCATTGAGATCCAGTTTCACCCCGGGAGACGTCGTTTCGGTCGGTTTGCTGGTGAACAATTGGATGATATCGCCGTAATGTAGGAATTGGGCGGCGGGGGGCGACGCTGGGGGACTCGGTCGGGATGAAGGGGAAGTATACGATTGATTCGGTGGTTCATCCATAGTACTGTTACTACTACTATATCGTGGGATGTTTCCTTACCGATGACCGCCGAACCCGTACGGTACACCTGCCTTTCCCGAAAAGGGCGTAAAAACACGCGGCCATGGTAATTTAGACCTTAATATCGTCTGGCGATTCCGAATTGCGTGATGGTTCATTATACAACAACCTCCGGGAACGTGTCGTACCCTCCGGTGCAATATCACCTGGACGTGTCCAATATTTGTCCCCCGGGTGCGGGGCCGCGCCCTTCCGACGAGAGCACTGTCGCCGCAGACCCGGTGATTCACATCAAATCCTATATCACGTCTCACAATACGTATTACATTGCCAATTCCCGCGTGGGCGGCGATACGCTCCTCGCGCAAGGCGTGGTGGACCCGGCGATTTACAATTCGGTGGTCCTGGATGCGTCCACCCACGAAGTCTACGCCTTTTCACCACCTAAATCGGCGTCCCTGGACACGTTTATCCACACCGTGTCGGGAGGCACCGGGGAGAACAAGGAGAACAAAACCGTGGACCTCCAACGGACCATTGTATCCGAGATCATAGAGGGCACCATGGTCAATCTCTGGTACGACCGTAAAGTGAAAAAGTGGGAGATATCTACTAAAACGGCCGTCGGAGGCGGGTACACCTACGTGCGGGACCACCGAATGGACGACGTGGACCCCTTCAAACACGCGACCGGAAACGGAACCTTTAGCTGCGTGCCCGGCTACATGAATTTCCTCCAAATGTTTGTGGAGGCCCTGGTAATGTCCAGCGAACCGAGTGGCGTGGGAATGGAGGCCCACGGTAAGCCGTTTTCCTGGGAAACGTACAGCGGCCAACTGAACAAACTGTTGAACCAGTGGCGATGGTCCAAGCGGTATTGTTACAGTTTCGTCTTGCAACACCCGCACAACCGTTTGGTGCTGAACGTGACGGTACCACGCGTGGCTCTGGTGGCGGTCTACCGCAAGCAAGAGGACCGCCGACCCCGGCGCCAGGCCAAGCACAGCGTCGTGATAGAGGCCGTGGACCCCCGTATTTTCAAGGACTGGGAGTGTTTTCGTCATGCGGTCGGGGTATTCTTCCCGGCCATGCTGTACTCGGGATGCGGGTCGTACGCCGACCTACTCCGGCCCTACTATTCCATTCATTCGCCGATAGATCAGGTCGGACACGGCATCATGTTGTACGACGTGGTCACGGGTATACGCGCCAAAGTGACGAGCGCCGTGTACCGTGAATACAAGGAGAAATGCGGCATACCGAGCAATTTGCTCTTCCAATACACATGTTTGAATCACACCGGCAAGGTGGACAAATTCTTGCAGTGCTTTCCCTTTTACACCGGCGCCTTTGATACCTACAAGACGATTTATCACAGTCTCATGTTCAACCTCTACGAATCCTACGTACTGCGCTACCGGATGACGGCGTCCACCCCGATTTCGCCCCGGTTCTTGCCCCACGTGGACTACTTGTACTACCACGTTTATTTACCCGAAAAGGCGGCGGCGAAGAAGCGAGGGGGGCGGCCGCTGGGAATCACCTTGACCAAAATCCGGGAATATTTAGACGGTTTGCACCCCACCCTGTTGTTCCAGGCGATGCAATCGTAAACCGTAACCCACATAAAGATTTTTTCACGATATACTACATCGTGATACCGCCCCCACCCCCCGTTTCATGTCATCTGCAAATAAGAGTACCATTTTGAAATCCTTCAACAAGTTGTTTTTTGATTTCCTGGACGACGTACTGACCATTTATCCCGAAAACAAGGAAATTAAATACGCCAAAAGCCAGTTTGAGTTCATCAACCGGGGAAACCCCACCATCATCGTCAAATTCTGGAAGAAATATGTTTACGATCCCTACCAGGCCCAGATTGACGCGGGGAACATTCAGTTTTTCATAGAGAAGGATTACCGCACTGATTTTGAAAACTCCCACGGGGAGGCGGATTCCTACAAGAAAATTCTGGACATGATTGAGAACGTCAAGTCCATTGTGCGCGACATGGACGACACGAACCGCGCCCACGCCACGGAATACATCGTCAATCTCAGCAAGCTGAGCGTGGTGTACACGGGATTTGTCTAGAGTAGGCCGGGATGGAGGGGGCGACCCTGACGCCAAAAACACACTCACACGCTGTTATACATTCCACGGAATGTATAAGAGCTCACCTGCTTACAGAGTCGCCGAAACCGTCGTAGCGGTACCCGCAATGTTCATGACGTACGGGATCACCGTATACGTATACGTGTTGCCCGTCGTCAACGTCGTGGGATCGTCCTTCCAGATCACCAAGCTATAGTTGTTGGAGGAGAGGGTCGCGGCGCACGACACATTGTACGAAGCCGCCGTACCGGTCGTGCCCGACGACACCGTCCGGTTGATGGCCAAATAGCTGAAGGTCCCGTTCACGCTCAATACTACCGCGCCATTGCTGGCGTCCGCCACCATGGTGGTAATGGCGGGCGTAATCGTGGACGTGCCCTGGTAGTTGTAATTGTACAACACATTGGCCTCGGGCAACGTGAGCACCCGGGTATAAAACCGGAATTCGTCCACTTTGCCGTTGAAGTACGCCAATCCAGGACCGTACCCAATCATGTTGGTATTGTACGTGACGGACGGCGAGTACGTGGCCGTGGAGTTGGTTCCCGCCAACGAACCGTTCAAGTAAATGAATTGGGACGCGGTGGTGCCGTTAAACATGACGGTATATGCCACATAATTCCAGGCGTTCAGATTGACCGCCTTGGTAGAGGCCAACGTCACCCCGTTGTAACAGGCGGTGAGGATGGGCACCGAACCCACCCCACAGGTCAAATTGAAGGAAGACGACGTCAACGTGGACGAAATATCAAAAATGACGGAATTCGCCACCTGTTGACCGCTCGGAAAGAACCACGCCGAAACGGTCATGCCGTTGCCCAACGCCGCGGCCGGCGAGACGTAATTATTAGAATTGAGCAAATACTGGCTGTTGGCGGAACTCAGGGTCAAATCGCCGGTTCCGAAATTCGTGCTGGTATCTATCACGATTCCACCATACAAGGTGCTGTCGTATACTCCCACTAACGTGGCAAAATTAGCATAGGAACTGGTAGAAATAGACGATGTTGCCATTTTATCTTATAGTATGCAGTGATATTTTTAGTATTTCAAACGGGGTGTGGATTCCGAGCGCGACCATGCATCATAGCACCATCAAAAGATGGGTAATGGCCACGTATACCGAGGTAAACAATACGCTCTTCATCGCCATGCCCCAGGGGGTTAAATGGCCGTCGCCACTGTACAACCACGACCATTTGCCTAAATAAGTGAACATGATCTTGGAGATAAATTGCATTTCAAATAGGAAATACAGCAGGACGATGAGCAAGGGATGTTGATACAGCCGAAACAAGTTCTCATACCACTCTTGATGGTACTTTTCCTTTTCGTGTTGGCGTATGGTCACTGCCTCGGTGGCGTCGTACTCCTTGATATAGTCCTTGACCCGTTTAGGAGGCGGAGGAGGAATGTAATTGGCCTGAACCGCTTCGTCTTGAGAGAGCCGCGTAGTATCCTGAGGAATATCGCGTGAAGGTAACCGTTGCATTTCTTTAGGTAACATTTCGGGCAAAATGTGTGCCGGTGCCTGGGGATGCGACGGCGGGTTCTGGTTCTGTTCATACGACGTATCTGGCAACGGTTTCAGTCTATCTAAGCTGGTATAATCGGTACTCATGCCCTCACGGGAGGTCGGGTCGTTGGCTTCCATACTCGGGCCTCCGTCCTCGCCCCATTTTCCCGGACGCGACACCTGGCTCGGGAACGGGATACTGTCCACCGAAGGGACCGCGTTCCCGTAAGGGTTCGGATGCACATTTAGAGGAATGTAATTGTTGGCGTTGGATTGTCCGCCTAAAAACGCCTCGTTCATGTTCTCACCGGGCCTTTCGGAAACGATGGAATTCCGCGTGAATGACGTGGAGGGCATGCTGCTGGAGATCTGATATGTGATATTTTCTTGTCCCAACGGCAAGTCGGATAAACGAGTCGCATTGGCTGACATGGGACGATCCTATACATGCATTTTGTATTATTAAGGGGTGGATTATTACGCCGAGAGCGGTGGGTCGGGTCGGCTAATGAGCGTGGGGTCCGGCGGTAGGACGCGGCGGAGGCTTGGTTTCCGGTCCGTGACTCATGCCCTCGGAAAAGGGCAAGGCTTGTTTGTTGGGATCACATTTCACGGGCACGGCGTCGTATTTGTAACATTTGTGGTCGTATTCAAATACCTTGCCGTCCACCTTCTTGATCACGGGGCCGCTGAAGTTGATGCAGTCCTTGTCTTTGCACACTTTGAAGAACAGCGATGCCAGTCCGATGCCTAAAATCACCGAGATGATGATTCTGCCCGTGGGCGAATTGACCAACCGACGCAGATTCATGTCTTGAGGGCAATAGTGTATATGTTGTATACACTATTGCCCGATTATCAACGGACCACGGTCATGTCCGGCCTATATCTCAATCTCAATGCGGGTAAAGTTTTCCCCCAGAGAGGGCGATGTCGCGGGAGGAGGATCCACGGTGGACAGCATGGATTGCATGAGTTTCCGGCGCCACGTGTGAGATTGCTGGTTCAGTTCCTCGGCACTGCGGGTCAAATACTCTATTTGCGCCTGCTGAAGTTGTATCAACTGCACCACCTCCTCCAAGGTGAGTTGTTTAGGGGGCTGTCCCGGTTGCTGAATGACGATGGCCGGCTGGCCCTGCTGCTGCTGCTGTTGATGCTGCTGCATCTGTTCACGAATCATCCGGTCACGCTCGGCTTCAATCTCCTTGATCTGCTTCTGGACGTCAGGCTTCATGTTGGGGAGTCCCGGGGCGTAATTCTCCAGCAGCTTGTCCACGTCCTCCAAGAAGAATTTCTTGATATGGGCCTCTTTAGGCAATTTGAAAAAACTGTCAATGTCCCGGTTGGATTCCTGGACAAACATGGGGTTGACATTTTCCAGGAGCTTGCGCTTATCAAACGTATTGTGCTCGTGAGAAATACATAAAATGCACTTGAACGGGTTCAGTTGGACCATGGGAATCGTGTACTCTTTCAAGAACTTTTTCTCTTCCGCCAGGCAGGCCGACGCGTCGTATTTGGTAATGTCCATCAGTTCGCGCCGGTAAGCAAACGTGCCGTTGGTGGCATGTTGCGTCGGGATCGGAACGTAGTCGTCCAGCTTGGCGCCCACGCGGTTCCGGTGTCCGAAATTGGCCTCGTGGGCCGCCTTGGCATCGGGGGTCACCATGTACGGACCGAACTTGTACAACTTCTTGATGTGCTTGAAATACAGAAACATCTCGGACGAACCGGCGCAGAGTGCCCCCGGGTTGCGCTCCAACACGTCCACGGAATGCGACACGCGCTCGCTCATCATGACATCGTCGTCGTCCATGGGAATGATATATTTAGCGCGCTTGTCCACCAACGAGTTGGCGTAATTGCGTTTCGTGCCCAGCGGGACCTTGCCTTCCATGCGCACATACCGCACATTCGGCATGCCCGCCGCGGCCACAATATCACCGATCGGGTCCGTGCCGTCGTCCACGACAATAATCTCCATACGCGACTGGGGGTAGTCCTGGTTACGCACCATCTCCAAGAACATGGGAATGAAGGGCCGGCGATTGAAAGTGACACACAGAACCGAGACAAACGGGCGTTTGAGTTCCTCGGGGGTGGGTTTCAGAGGAGCCAACGGTTTGGGCGTCGCCAACTCGGGCGGCAACGGCGGCAATTCGGCCAGGGCAATGTCAATCTCGTCGGGACCCGCCGGTTTCTTGGATTTCTTCTTACCCATGATTGATTGACCAAAGATTATCAATATGAATAGGTGTACGTTCCAGTATTTATGTGGCTTTTTGGGGGTGCCGGGGCCTTCCACCCCCTTTGGGCGCCTGAGTCCTATACCTTTCATTACCACCACGCACGGAAAGGGCGCCGTCAGGGACGCGTTATAGATATCCATATAGATGTCGGCTCCCATAGTAAGTCATTGTCATGTTGTTGGAATCATTGTTACATGTTGTGGGTGCTGGCGGTGGAGACGGTAGCGGCAACGCCCCCGGCCCGGTGCCGGTATGGGACGCCTCTGCCTCGGGATCCATCTACGAACCGTTCAAATTGCCCCTGGCCTACCAACCGGAATCCCGTTGCCGTCCCCTGTCGGCGACCTTGGTCCAAGACTTGGAGCTGTGCGGAACCGAGGGAGGGGGAGGGGGAGGGGGCGGCGGTGGGGGCAGCGCGGGCGACTCCATGTACACGCGCCTGTTTCAACCTTCCCACAGTTTTGGTCGCCAGTTGATTCCGGAATGGGGCAAGCACTTTAGTTCAGACGTGGCCTACCTCAAGGACACCCAGGCGGTGTTGACCGACATGCCGGGTTACCAATCTTGGATGACCTCTCCCGGCGAGAACTTTCTTCCTAAAGGTGCCCATGCCCCGGCCGAACCCTTTATGACACAGGACCGGTGCGACCGTATCCTGACGCTGTGGTCCGGGGTGCACCGCCCAGATTTCCTGGAAAAATACAGTTACATGGAATGGTCCTTTCTGACCTTTCTCAACGAATCGTCCTCGTTTTTGCAAATACTGTCGGTGGGCAACATGATGTCGCCTCTTATCTCCCTGTTCATTCCGGTGCTGTTTCTCTTGATGCCGTTTGTGGTCTTGAGCATCCAAGGCGTCTGCATCAGCTGGGACACCTATTTGACCACCCTGAAGAACGTGGCGCGAAACCATTTCATCGGGAAAGCCATGGTGGGTCTGCAATCCCTGTCGTGGGACAAGCTCCTATACGTGCTCCTCATGTTGGGCCTGTATTTGATGCAAGTGTACCAGAACGTGATGGCCTGCGTCCACTTTTACCAGAACACGCAGCAGGTGAACCAAGATTTGGTGGACCTGGACCAATTCTGCGTGTATTCGGCGCGGTCCATGGACACCTTTGTCAAGATGCACGGCGACCGTCCCACGTACCGCGCCTTTTGCCAGGAGGCGGCCCGGCGTTCGCAGTGTCTGAAGGGCCTGCACGAGCGTCTGCGGGCTCTGTCGCCGTTTGGCCTGCGGATGCAAAAGGTGGGGGAACTGGGGGCCATGATGTCCTGTTATTACCACGTCCATTCCTGCGCGGAGGTCCAAGAGGCGGTCCGGTACGCCATCGGGTTTGAGGGCTATATCAACAATTTGCGGGGGGTGTCGCATCACCTGAGTGCGGGGAACGTGGCGTTTGCCCAGTTTTCGGCGGCGGCGGCGACGTCGGCGGGCGGAGGTACGAAATTCCTAAACCAGTACTATCCGGCCTTGTTGGACGGCGGCCAAGAGAGAGGCATCGTGAAGAACGACGTCTCGTTGAAAAAGAACATGATCATTACGGGACCCAATGCGTCGGGCAAGACCACCTTCCTGAAGACCACCGCCATCAACGTCATTTTTACGCAACAGTTGGGTTGCGGGTATTACGGGGCGGGGAGTCGCCTGCCGCGTCCTTATACCCATATTCATTCGTATTTGAACATTCCGGACACGTCGGAACGCGACAGCCTGTTCCAGGCGGAGGCGCGTCGGTGCAAAGAGATCCTGGATACCGTGGACCAGGCCCAGAACGCCGTGCACTTTAGCATCTTTGACGAACTGTATTCCGGTACGAACCCCCGGGAGGCGACCAAGGCGGCGTATGCCTTCTTAAAGTACCTGTCCCAACGCCCCAACGTGGACTTTATCTTGACCACCCACTATACGGAGGTGTGCAGACAAGTCAAGAAGACGTGCAAGCGGCGCATTCATAATTATAAAATGGAGGTCGCCCGCGCGTCCGTCGGAGGGGCGGCCGCTCCGCCCAGCATGAAGTACACGTATCGGATCAAGCGCGGCATCTCCACCGTGGAAGGCGCCGGAAAAATATTGGAAGACATGAATTATCCTAGCGAAATAATGCATGACTTTATCGTGGGCAACGCGGCGAGCGAGAGTCCGCCTCATGGTCCATCTGCTCCAACAGCTATAGTGGCCGTAGAGGGCGCAGGGGGAGGGGGAGGGGGAGCGGTGTTTATTTCTTGACCTTGTTGGCGGTGGCAGTGGCAGAGGCGGTGGTCATCGCCTCCTTCTTCTTGTCCATACCCTCCCGGTGGGTCGGGTAGCGGTTGAAGAGGCGCCACACGTAACCGTACGTGAAGTAAAAGATGATGGCAAAGACCAGGGAGTGGACGGCCGCCTTGGTCATCACGCTTCCCTTGGGGGGAAGGCTGAGCAACACTCCCGGGGAGAGGAGCAGAAACAGAATCGCTGCGTAGATAGAGACGGAAAAGCTGTACATGGTGATGATGGTGGTGTGATTGGTATGTATAGGGTACCCAGACATTTTATTTTGCGGTGGGCGTCGGAATTTGCGTGATGGTCGCATAAGCCGACACCGTGGGTGCCCCCGTCACGGTAGGACGGGGCGTGGCGAACGGCGTGACCACCACCGGGACCGTAGGCGGGGGGGAGGTGGCCGCGGGGGTGGACGTCGGCTTGAACGTCGCCAGAGGCGTGACCCCCGGCGTAGCCGGTTGCGTGTACGCGGTGGTCACGGTCACCCCGGTCAATTTCGTGGCCGTCGGGGTAGGCGCCACCGTATGCGGCCCCGCGGTGGATAAGGACGGCGTCGGCGTCGGTTGGCGCCCCGAAACGGGGGTCGGACGCGACGTCTGGAAAGACGGCATGGGCGTCGCAGGCAGGGTGGCCTTCGGCGAGGGGGTATACGTGACCGCCGCCGAGGTAATGTGGGTCATAAAGGGGGTCGGCGTGGTGAGCAGTGGGGCCTGGGCCGCCGCCGGCGCCCCCGACATGGCTAAATTTTGGTCCAACCCTCCTTGCTCGCCACGAGAACGGATGTCCTCCGGATTCAACTCCCGGGCTTGCCGGCTTTGAGACCACGCCATGGTGGCTTCCTTGTAGGGACCGTCGGGAGAGGCCGCCCACTTATCCTGTTCTAAATCTGACGACATGATAACAAATGGATGGGGTTTGTTATAATGTGCTCATATATTTTTTATGTCTTTTTGACCGTTTGACCTTTGTTTTGTCTCTATGTTTCGTGTCTTTGTTACAGTAGGGTTTCCTCGTTCCTTTCGTTCCGTACCGATACATGATATCGGGGGTTTACTTGGGAGCGGGGCCGCTCCGGCGCTTCTTTTGCACCTTGGTAAATCCCAACAAATTGTCGCCCTCGGCGGCGACCGTCGGCGCCGCGGCCGCTGCCGCGGGAGCGGAACCGCCGCCGTCCCCGGTCATCCGGGGCTCACTCCGTACCTGTCTCGGAGGAGGACGGGAACCACGACCCTCACGACCCTCGCCGTATCCCGACGATGAACGCGCGCTGCGGCCCCCCTCGTGGGGCGTTTCGCGCAAATTGTTCATGGAAATACGGCGTGTCTCACACATGATAGGACCACCCTTGACCCCACTCACATCCATGGCCTGGAACTCGTGGCCGTCCGAGTTCGCCTTGACCAGCGTAAAATCCACATACTCTCCCTGCACCAAATACTTGTACTGGGAATTGGACACGCGAATGGATGTATAGTGCACAAAGATATCCTTCTCATTGTACTCCCCTGGCTCACACACCGTGATGAAACCGAACCCCGCCTTGTTGTTGAACCACTTCACGGTACCGGTCAAACGCTCGGCAATCACCGTGTAATCGCCCGCAGGGAGTTCCGTGGTCCGTTCAGTCGGGCTTGTATCTTCGGGTTGGTTGACTAACTCAATTGGATCATTGTTGGATTTTGACATGTTATTCGTAAATGTGTGGTGTTGGCTAAGAGAGAGAGAGGTGTGCGCGAAAACAACTGGTTGACTTGGGGTATAACCAATATGCATTATTACGGGCGGAATCTTTATGTTGGTTTTCAGGTATCATGGCCCATGGCCACCGACTTCCGGCGCATCATCATCCTCCTGACCATCCTCCCGGCCGTAAATATACTCCGGTTCTTGGTCGTATTTCAACGCCGTACATCGTTCCATGTAACGGGTCCACGTAGGATCGTTGCATTTGATGCGCGTTTTGTGCATATACAACAACCGGTTCAGGGGAGAACCGATGGACAACAGATCCGCGTCCTGGAGGGGCGGGTGGCCGCCCCCGTTCCGTTCCGATTCCAGGGCGAAATAATAGTCCCTCTCCCACGGCAATTGACCTTGCAACATCATGTAGAGCAAAATATACCCCACTTGCAGGCAGTCGTCTCGGCGCGCATTGCGCACCCCCAGATGCGTATAGATGGACACGTACAGGGGGGATCCGATCACGCATTGGGTCGTCCCCCCCGTCTTGGGGATATGACGGCCCGTGTTCCCGTCTACGTAGAACATGGCCAGTCCAAAGTCTATGACCATCAACCTTCCTTGGTCGTCCAACATGAGATTCTCCGGTTTCAGGTCCCGGTGAACGACGGCCAACTGGTGGATGGACTTTAGCGTTGCCAAGAGGGATTGGGCCACGGTATTCACCTCGTACGGCGCAAACGGGCCGTGTTGTTTCACCCACTGGGCAAAGGTGCCCCCGTTGAAATGGTTCATGACCAAGGTGGGGACCGATTCCACGACCCCGAACCACAGAACTTTAGGAATGTTCAGAGCCGCCCGTTCCTGGGTCGGGCACCGTTGATGCAAATAATTCAGCATGGTTGCTTCGTGTTTGAGTAGGTTCAGTCCACTGTAGTCGTATTTCACCGCCACCAGTTTCACCTGGTTGGCCGTACTATGTTGGAGGTCTTTAGCCACAAAGACTTTACCAAATTTACCTTGACCGACCATACGCAACGTCTGGTAACGGTTGGCGATCAAGACCAGAGGAAACCCCGAAGGTTCCGGAGAACACACTCCCGTCCCCTGGGGGCGCGGGGGACGGGGCGAATTTAGGGAGGACGACGTCCGGTCCAAATACATGTTCATTCGGTGTGCTACGTGTAAATCATATACAACAATTGTGTGTATATGATTTAACCCCCTCAATGAATCCGTACGAATCGCGGCAAAATATTCGTCGCTGGTTTCAAGAAGCCTATGCCGATCCTGACCTGCAGGCCACCGTAGACATCCAGGCCCTTTTGGACAACGACGACGACGAGACCGCCGCCCTGACCTCCCTCAAAGACATTCAGGAAAAGACCTGGACGCAGTTGGTGGCCCTGGACCTTCCCAGCGAGGAAATACTGTGTGATTACTTTACCCGCCTCGCCGACTACCAATACATGGACGAAGTGAACCAGATTCTGTGTGGCCGGTTTGTCCGGTGGATACGGAAACCGGGCGTATCGCCGTTTACCCGGGAGTCCGCGTCGACCGATGGGTTCGGAAGCATGAACCACCAGTTGTCCAAGGGAGGGTTTGTGACCGGGGTGAAATTCACCAACACGGGGACCGTCATCATGATCAACATGACTTGCCAAGGAAAACCCCGATGCTACAGTTTCAAATACGACAATTACGTGTTTTTTCAGAAGCTTACCAAGGAGGAATTGTTTGTGCTAAACATGGAGGCGCGCACGCGCGCCGGCGAGGGGGAAGAGGCGGCGGACACCACGCTCAACGCAGAAACCACGTAAAAAATTGAATGCAAGTCCATGATATCGTTCACGACGAGTACACCCCCGCCCCACACACACCCATGTCATCGCAAACCTCCCCCGCCGACGCCTCCACCCCCCTGATGATGGTCCAAGATTACCTGAATTACCTGAACCTCGCGGGAAAAAAATACGCGATACTGAAAATCTACGTGAAACCGTCGGCCGAGGGCGACATCAATCTCGTGGAACTCTACCAACAGCACATTCAAAAACACAACGAGGCCATATGCAAGTCTGTCTTTCCCGACGCCGGATTTGACGTATTGGTGCCTCAACACACGGTGGTGCCCCCGGGTCCGCAGGCATCCACGATGATCCCTCTGGGCATTCGGTGCGAAATGTCCGCCGTCGCTGGCGACGTGACCGAACCCGTGGCGTTCTTCCTGATGCCCCGGTCCTCGCTGTCCAAGACCCCTCTGATGCAATCCAACAGCATCGGATTGATTGATTCCGGGTACCGAGGCGAACTCATGGCGCCTGTGCGCAACTTTGCTCAAGAGGGTTACCCTATACTGCCTCATACGCGCCTGTTTCAACTGTGTCACCCTTCGGCTTTACCCATCCTCGCCTATTTAGTGGAAAATGTGGAAGACCTGTCGTCCACCGAACGGGGCCACGGAGGCTTCGGTTCCACGGGGGTCTCGGGATCTAGGACGTAGACGCCGCGGTCGCCGCCGCCGCGGTTTGTTTGAATTCCTTCCAAGAAATCTTTTTTTCGGGGACCACTTCCGGTTTAGGAGGCTGGGACGCCGCATATTTTTTGTCTAAATTGTTCCCGTGCCGCACCGCCGAATCCAGATAGAACTCTTTGAGCACCTTGCCAACCAAGACGGAACCTTCGTGTTGGTCCACCTCCTCGTTCTCAATCGCCCGCAACACATTGAGCACTTTGGCTAAAATGTCGTAATTAATTTCGTTGCGAAGGACACGTCGAAAAATGTCCGTGTAATTGGCAAACAGGAACGGCGCCACCGTCTGGGCTGCCTGTTCCGCGGCCTCGGGGTCCGTGGCGCCCGCCGCCGAGCGTTGGTATTGGACCAGCGCCATGATGTCCTTCTGAATCAGGGCACTGTGTTTCACCCGCCGTATGTGTTCGGTATTGTCGTCACAATTATGCGTATTAAGCAATCTCTTGAGATCCAAACTTTCCTGTGGCGTCAAATACGTGTTCATTCTATCGTGCAGGGGCGTATACTATAGGATACGAGTCATTTGTGTCCTATACAACGCGTGCCATGTACGCGCACATACGTCTGCATCATTGTATGCGAATAGTCTATAAGATTAGGGTCAAAACCGGTTGAACCGCACACCTACCATGAATCCAGCCGAACCACCGAAACCCGTAAATCAAAAGGACGACCTAGACGAAAATATTGCTAGACAGATCCCCCAATTGTTGGCCAGAGCCGCCGCCGGCGTCACGGAAACAAATAAACCCGCGGCGGCGGGGGCAGAGGCTGCTGCCGCCGCGGGGGGTTCCACGGAAGAGATTACGGACACCCAATTTCCGATTTATTTGATTGTCCCTTCCACCCCGTCCCGGATCATGACGGTCTTGGTCGTATTGATCATATACTTCATTTACGTGGCCTTGATCACGTTCATGACGTCCTACAATTCCAAGTTTGTCCCCAATTTCGCCATGTTGTGGGATTTCGTGTTTGGCATCAATACCACAAAATACCAAGACGAGTTCAATCAGTATGTGCAAAACACCATGTTGTACGCCGCCGCCAACGTGGACACCCTGGGCACCGAACCCAATACCAAGGGCCGTTGGGAAAAGGGGGTATGGGTCCCTAAAACCGCCGATACGTTCGTGGGGGGTGGCGCGACCACAACGACGACGGAACCCTCCACCGATTGGGTCAGTTTAGCCATAACGTCGTTCCAGAGCGTTTTCCAAGAACTACGGACCTTTCTTACACGGGTCATGAACCAACTCATGGTCCAGTCGTTTGTCAGTGGCAACAAAGTGAAGGTGGCCCGTATGGAAACTCCCTTTCCGTCTGCGCCGCGCTCGTACGATTTTCCGAAATAAAACTTAACGGGGTACTGTATATGTGCAGATGGACCGCCAATTCGCCCAACCCATTGGGTATCTGAGTTGTTGCGGGGAATCCCTCTTTTTATTCGTGGTCCTCCTGTCGTCCATGAGTATTGTGATCATTCAACTGAAATTGCTCCTATACAGTGAATTGTACAAGAACGATTCCCATTGCTACCCGATTCTGTTCTATTTTGGACAAAAGGAGGGGTGCCGCAAAAGCATCGCTAAATACGCGCACCTGAACGCGCTGACCTTGCCGAAAGAATCCTTCACCGCCGAACGCGAGGACGATTCGGCCTCTGATCCTGCGACCCAGGGTGGACTCCGTGTGTCGGTCTTTAGACAATTGTGGGACGCCTATGTGTCGGGGGTGGAAGGGTTGTCCTCCGGTCTGCGTACCTGGACGGGCCACGCCATGGACGAATTTGTCCATCCCGTTTTAGCTAAACAATTTGCGTTTGTGTGATCCGCCGGCGCCGGCATCAAATATCTCCAAATATTTTATCTATAGCACTCTTCGTTCAGTTGCAATATAACATGGCCCTTGGACATTTCCTTCTCTTGGTCGTCGTTCTCCTCCTGCTCATCTTGGGGTTCAGTTATTCGGGATCCTGCAAACCGGTGCCATACGGTCACGACCTCATGAAGACCAACCGCTACGAGGCCTTTCACAATTTCAAGAACACGCCTCTGGAATACACGGGGGCGGCGGGGGCGGCCAACTCGGGCGAAATGGACAGCGCCAAGATGCCCGCCTCGGCCGTCGGGGGATGCAAGAAGGTCGCGGGGTTCCCCGGCGTCTATTGCGCGGCGAACCAAGACCCGGCCACCCCTCTGGATATCTATTCCAAGGCCCCCAGCGGCCCCGACTGCGCGTCCATGGGCTACTCCAATTCGCGCGGGTTCCTCTGCATGAACGAAGAACAGAAGCGTCTGCTGACCACCCGCGGGGGCAACGCCAGCGGCATCGTCTAAACCGGGCACGGGCACGGGCACGTTGACCTTGCACAAACTAGCACCTATACATTCATTCCAAGGAATGTATAGGATGGAAAGGGGGCACGGGGGTTACGTTTTCCGTGATTTAGCGCGGGCATTGCGCGTGGAACCGATGCCCCCCACCGTATGGGGTTTGTAAAACACCCGCGAATTGTCACTGTACAGGCTTTGGTTGGTCAACGCCAACAGAGCGGGACCAAACTTCGGGGGTCCGGGGTTCACGGTCCACACCGGGGTCACGTAGTAGGCGACCTGATCCACAAAAGGCGAATAGGCCTTGACAATGGTGCCAATTTTGTAGTAGGCTTGGTCGTTGGGGTCCGACGTGGCAAACACGCGCCATCCCACGAACAGGTTGTTCGGCGCGGCGGGGTACAGTTCCGGATGGTACACGGTGATGATGGACTGGTCGGCAAACGTCGCCGTAGGCGTATAGAGCGTCGTGTAGAACGGCGGGTCCCCCTCGGCATTGATATAGTAAATCTCGGGGGTGATGGCCCCCACCTTGGTGCCCATCTTGGTCATCGGTCCCAGCATCCATCGCGTGCTGTTGTTTGCACGGACGACGCTGTGTTCCATGCCTTCGCTGAACACATAGCAACGTCCTTGTTGGATGGGATACGCTTCGCCCCCAATGACTAAATCCCCTTCGCGGTCGTTCAAATAGAGGACATAGGTGTCGTCAAAGGGGGAGCCGTCGGCGGGACGATCTACGTGGCTCGGGACGTCGCCCACTGCGCAGGTCAGGGGGATACGCTGATGGGGCGATATGGCCAGCCGAAGGCGGTTGAACAGCTTGGTACAGATGGCCTCGGACACGTAAATGTAAAACGTGGTAACGTTGGTGGTGGTGTTTTTGACGGGTTCTTGGCGATCGTCATCCATCTCCACCGTATCGCCCACCTGCACCGTCGTATGGTAGAGTCGGGACCCCAAGATTTCCTCCATGTCCTCCGTCGTCAACACGTCGTCGTGTACTTCCACGAGGGGAGAAGGGTCCAGGGCGTCGGTCTCTCTCTCCGGTTCTTGACCTGTGGGGGGGGAGGGGGCACCGCTACTAAACCACGCCTCTATCCAACTATACCAGGTATTTCCCATGTTATGTGTGCGTGTAATTGGGACTATAAACTATGCAGAGAACGTAGCTACCTACTTGAACCGAAGAACCAAGAGTTCTCCTACAACTGGGCATGGACAAAGTCCTTGAGGATGCAGACGTCCTTGTGTAAAATCGCCAAGTCGTCTTTGCGGTCCTTTTCTTGGATGGACTTCATACGCTTGGTCAACGCATGGTCCAAACGGGCAATGGAGTTCTTGTAGCAATCCACCTTGTCCATGTAACCGTACTTTTTAGCTAAAACCATCCATCCTAAGTGTTCAAAAGAATGGCGGACCCAGCCGTGGAGGCCGTGGTAGGTGGACAGGTGCTCGGGATGCAAATGCATGTGCGAATATTTAGACATGGTTCGGGAAGCCGACGCCGATTTGCGAGACGAACGTGTCTTGGAGGCAGACATGATGTTTGCTATATATGTGCGTGCTACAATGAACGAAAAATGGCCCGACGCTTCCGAGCAGTGATTACATCGTTACAATTGCAACGATTGCCACGATTGCCACGACGGTTGACCAAGATCTTGGTCCCAAGAAAAAACACATAAATATGTGGTCCGTGTTTACGATAAAAACATAGCACCATACAATAATAAGACGCGGAACAAGCATGACGGATACACAATTTAGCACCAAGACCCCAGCGAAAAAGACAGAGAGCGGCGATGAGCCCCCTCCTCCACAAGACGCGGACCACGTACGTTCGCGCATTCGTCCGCAAGTCATGTATGCCGTCAAACGCACCATTTATCCGGAAGATTGCGACATTGAATTGGCCGTCTATGAGCTTCACGAAATCGGGGACAACTTCTTGGTCGTTTTAGGTAAACCTAAATATACGTATAGTGCCCAAGGGATCCTATACGTGCCTATTTACTTTATTCCTCCCCAGTCCCAAGCACCCAAGACCCAGATTGGGGTGTACGAATACGAGCGGGACCGCGCCGTGGATGTCTTGGACCAAGACGGCGATCTAGACATTCATGCCTTGGTGCCCCTGTTCTACCCGTTTGCGGAGGAGCATGTGCGCAGCCATCCTGGCAACGTGGCCGACATGTTGTCTAAAGGGTTGACCCCGCGGGGGGAGGGGGAGGCCGGGGCCGGGGAGGAGGCGGGGGAGAGAGAAGGAGAAGAGGACGAAGAGGCGGCGAGCGAGGCGTCTTCTGACAACGACACGGACGTGCTCCATTTGTCCAAGGCCAAGGCGTCCCGCATTTCTGACCAACCGTCGTCCAAGACGGCGGCGGCGGAAACCACGTCGCCCCCCGACGGCAATGTCTTCACGGTCCAGCGCCTGACGGTCCCGCCACCCACGTTGCCTAAAGAATCCCGGGAAGACGCCGACCGTCTCAAGTCCGAATACAGGTCGTCGTCCAACGACCCTTGGATTCAGACCTTTATGCGCAACCACCATTACCAAATTCATCCGGTGGAAAACAACGGGGACTGTTTCTTCGCGACGATCCGCGACGCCTACCGTTCCATTGGCATGAACACCACCGTCGCCAAGCTCCGGGACATTTTAGCTAAAGAAGTCACCTACGACATTTTCCAAGAAAACCGGAAACTGTTTCTGGACCTGGACGGCAGCAAGAAGGAGTACGACCGCGAGCTCAAGGCCATGAAGGAGGGATCGGCCGCCCTGGAGAAGCGGTTCAAAACGACGCCGTCGCGGGAGCGGGATGCCGTGCGCGCCGAATTGACCCAAATCGCCAACAAGTACAACGAGACCATGACGTTGCGTCAAACGACGGACCGCATCATCAAAGAAACCATGGGCGACCTGTCCCATATCACCACGTTTGATGAGTACAAGGCCTACCTCAAGACCCCCGCCTACTGGGCCGACGCGTGGGCCATTTCTACGCTGGAAAAGGCGCTAAACATGAAGGTGGTCATCTTTTCGGAAGGCAGTTACCGAGAAGATGCGGTCCACAGTGTGCTCAACTGTGGCGAAGTCAACCGCGACCTGGAAAAGCGGGGGGTATTCGCCCCGTTGTATTACATCATGGTGACGTATAGCGGGGTGCACTACGAACTGCTGTCGTACAAGACCAAGAAAATATTCACGTACCCGGAGATTCCTTACGACGTCAAAACCATGGTGGTCAACAAGTGCATTGAGAAGAATGCGGGCATTTACTATTTGATTGACGATTTCCGCCAGTTCAAGATGGAACTGGGCATCCAGCCCGACGTGGGGGCGCCGGAAGACACGTCCGAGTCAGAGGCCGCGCAGGCGGAGGGCGCGGAAGCGGCCACGTCGCCGGTGGACCTCTACGATGCGTCGGTCGTGTTTCGGTTTTTCGCTAAAAGTGAAAACTCGCCGCTGCCCGGGAAGGGCGCCGGGGAAAGCATCGCCAAGGACAAGATGGTGGACTACAAGGACCTGAAGACCGTGCCGAACTGGCGGCGGAAGCTGGACGATACGTGGGTACTGGACGCCTCCCACGCCTTGGTCTTGGACGGACACCAGTACGCCTCGGTGGAACATTATTACCAAGCGTCTAAATTCCAGTATCCGGGCGCGCCCCCGGCGAACCAGGAGTTTGCCCAGCTGTTCACCCTGGATTCGGGCCACCGTATTGGCCGTGACGTGGCGTTGGCCATGTCGGCCGGCAGCAAGAGCGGCAAACACCGGGCTAAAGAAGGGGTTGACAAGGGGGAGGAGGGCGCCGCCGCAAAGAAGACCAAGGACGTCCTGTTGCGGCCCAAGACCGTGACCATGGACCCCCAATTTTACGCCGGCCGCTCCGACCAAGAGCGACGACGGGCCCTCCTGACCAAGTTTCAGGACCATCCGGAGATGAAGCGGCTGTTGCAGATGACCAAGCGGGCCAAACTGGTGCACTATATTGCTAAACATCCGCCGGAAGCCGACCTCCCTCTCATGGAAATCCGCCGCACCCTCGCGGTTTAGGGACGCGGGCGCCCCCCCGCGCGGGGTTTCTTGGGTTCAGTGAACAGGACCTCCACTTCTTGGTAATCGGCAGCGTGTTCGTCTAAATAGGCCACACACGTGTTCATAAACGCTTCAAAGGTCTCGTTCAGTTCCGTGGTGTATTTAGTGAAATTGCCGTTGACCACGAAATCGGCGAGAAGCTCTTTGACAATGTGCTGAATATCGTCTTGGTAAATGTCCACGTGCTGGGTCTTGGCCTGAATTTGCTGGTATTTGCTGTAATCCGTTTTGGCTAAATACTGTTTGTGGTACTGGGGGTTCATCATGTATTTCATGGTAATTTCGTCCATGAATTTGCTGGGACCGGGGGGCGCCGTCTCGTTCGGAGACGACGCGGGGGTCTCAGGCCCGGGCCCGTCGGCCTCGGCGCCGCCTTGGTCATGAGGTTCCGTGACGACCCGAGTGGGATTCTCCGGGGCCGCCGCTTTATGCATACGGTTCACCAAGAATTCATTCGGATTCCGTACCGCGGAAGGTTGTAAATAGGCACTCATCAATAATGTATCCTATACATTATTGGTAAGAAGACGAGGTTATCACTCGCAACGTACGGGTGCGAGCAATTACACCTTTGCCACTGGAAACGTTACCACGCGCATTTACAATGCGCGAAGGTTTAAAACCGACGGATGGCCATGGTCGCCACGTAGGAGCCGTTGCTCTGGTCGCCCCCGTTGGAAGCGTCGTTGTAGTTTTGGTTCATGGCGCGCTGCTTGCGGTACTTCGTGTAGTCGCTGGAATCCGGCACAAACCGCGTGTTCGTATTGGAGCAAGGCACCCCCGTGCCGTCGCAGTTCAGTATAGTGGACCCCAGGCGGGAGCCCCACTTCACGGCCAGAGGGCGGGTGGCGTTGGGAATGTTGCCACACGCGTAGTTCTGGCGGCTCAAATAGTCGCCAATGTTGTTGACGGCCTTGAATTCACCGACCGCGCGCTGGCGACCGTTGACGTTGTTGGTGGCGTAGGAGGTGTTCCACGCCCGGCGCAATATGCTGCGGATGGCGGTCTGTTCACTGCTCTTATAATTGGTAATGGTCTGTTTGGCGGAAATTCCGGGATAACCTCCCCCCAAATTAGAAACGACTTGAGCCATTTAGACGTTTATCGTTATGACTACGTATATTGTATCCGAATACATTTCCTCCCCCGCACCACGGCCTGCTAAATGATTACGCACACTTTGTACGGGGGTATGGGCAACCAGTTGTTTCAGATGGGCGCCGTCATCGCATTGTCGCTAAAAACCAACCACGAATTTTATTTTGAAGCCACCGCCGATTCCCTCGTACGTCGCTGCCCCCTGTTTGCGGCATTGCAGCCCTATTGCAAGGAACCCGACGAATGCCGGGCCTTGGAGAGTCACCTGGGCGTCACGACCATCCACGATCCCGCCGACCCCCACGTGCCCTACGACGACCTATTTGACGAGGTGTACCGGCGCGACAACTTGGACACCGTGTTCAAATTGGAGGGCTATTTCCAATCCTACCGCTTCCTAGAGGGCCACATGGACCACCTCCTCCGTCTCTTGAACATCCGTGAGCAACAAGACCGCCTCCTGGGTTCGCTGACCCACGCACCGCAGCCGCAGCAGCACGGGTGGGCGCTGCCGGCGCCCCCCGGCCTCGCCATGCATTTCCGCATCGGCGATTACTACGATTTGCAACACACGCACCCCATTTTGCCGTGCAGCTATTACTATCGCGCACTGAAACAGGCCCTGATGACCATGGACCCGGACACGCCGGTCACCGTGGTCTACGTCCACCAGGCGTCGGACAAGACCGTGATAGAAGACTACTATATTAGCCGTCTGGCCCGCGCCTTCCCCCAGTGCCTCTGGATTCCCATTTCCAGCGACATGTCCGATGCGGATCAGCTCCTATACTTGTCCTTGGCAGAACACGTCATTCTGGGCAACAGCACGTTCAGTATCTGGGCGGCGTATATGCACCGGTCCAACACGCAACGGGTGTATTATCCGTTGACCTGGTACACACACCACCACGACTACACGTGGGTCGCCCATATGACGGGGGAAGGGGACCGGCGCCACATTGTGCATTTTATGCCCTGCCGCTGGACCACGGCCAACCCGCCGTTACGTGCCGACGGCATGGTGAATACGTCGTCGCACGGCGCGGCGTGGACATGCATCGCGTGCGACCTGGACCCCGACCTGGACGTCATCCAGCAGGATATGAAGGCGCCGCCGCCCACCCCGGCGTCGTCCGTCAACACCGAGGTCAACGCGGACGCCCATCTCAAACACGGCGACTACTGGTGCCTGTGTTACAACAATCCCACCAAACATTTCAGCATGACCCAGCGGTTCCAGAAGCTGGGGCTGCCTCTGAAAATCTACCCGGGGGTGCCCTACACGGACCCGCGTATTTTGAATTCGGCCAGCAAAAGCCGCAATTTGCCCCTGCAGGTCCAGCGCGTGTGGTCCGTCACCTACGGACATTTAGACATGATACGGCGGTTTTTGGCGTCGGGCAAGGCCTACGGCATTTTCTGCGAAGACGACATTGTGGTCAACAAGACGCTGCCCCGTCATTTGCCGTACATCATGAAAGAGTGCGACGAGACCGGGATAGATTTCCTGCTGCTGGGCTACATGAAGACCCAGAAAGTGGAAGGGTGGATGCACGGACACGCGGTGTTGGCCGAGTACCGGGAAACGGAGGGGGCGTTCCCGTACGAGCACGTGTACCACGACTACCCCGACGACCAGTGGGGGGTGCACATGTACATGGTGTCGCGTCAGGGGGCGACCCGCATCCTGGAGACCTTTGCCTACGGGTACGCGGACACGTACGTGAACGACGAGGCGCGGCCGTTCAGTCCTGACTGGACCATCAGCAAATGCCCCGGGGTGCGCCGGGCCCTCCTGTCGCCGATGTTGGCCGTGGAAGACGGGGCGGACTCGTACGAGCATTATGGGCACGAAGGTCAGTGGCGGTTTCACATGGACACCTTTCGGGCCCATTACGTGGAAGGGGTCTTCATTTGATGGCGCAGGCGCCCGCCCCGAATAAGATATCCCCCAGGATATATATAGGAGCCATTGCAACCATGTCGGGAGGTACCGGAGTTTCGTCCTTGGGCGGTGTCATGCCGAACGATGCCTACAACTCGTCGCTCATCAAGTCCGCGTACCCGTTGGGCGCCCCCCACGGCCTGGGCGGCAACACGCAAGTCTACGAGAGCAAGGGCGGGTACGTCCCCGAGAAGCACAACATCAAGTTGACCCCCAAGAAACGGGGCAACCGACTGACCGGCGGTCGCCGCCGCCAGCGCCGCCAGCGGACGGCGCGCAAGCACCGCCGCAAGGCCAAGGCGTAAGCCTGTTTTTTATCTCCATGTCTTATAGAAGCGCGATAAGACATGGCCGGATCCAAGAAAGCACGCACCCCCCGTACCATGCGGGGAGGTGGATCAGTGGCCCCCGCCAAGTTGATGGGAGCAGGTGTGACGCTGTTAGGTGGGGCCAGCGGGGCCACCGACTCGGCCGCGGCCGTCGGGGGGATGGGCTCCTATACCGTCATTGGGGGGCTGGTGGTGGTGATTTTAGCCTTGATCGGATTGATTGGATATTTGATTACCTTGAATCTGCGGGACGTGGCGGTGGCCGGGGTGCCGACGGCGCCACGGGCACCGGTGGGGGCCATGGCGCCGCTGATTCCCAACGTCATGATCGGTCCGGTCGCCACGCGTACCAACCCGTTCAGCGACCCCTTGGCCCCGCCTCTGAAGAACGACGGCACGTATTTTCCGCCCGACTCTGGCGATATTCGGGGCATTCCCATGATTGCGAGTGCGACGGGGGGCGCGGCCACTTGCAATTCGTCGGCCTGCATGGGCGCCGCGGGGGCCGCGGGGGTGCCCATCAACATGCAGACCCGGGGGTACAGCCCCGATTTCTCGCAAATCGGGCTGCTCACGCGGGAACGCGCCGACCGCACGGAGGACACGTCGTTCCGTGACCCGATGATCTTGCCCCTCTTCGGACGGCGGGTCCTGAATGGCCGCGACAAGTACCAGTATTATACCATGTCCAACACGGGGGCGGTGAACACGAAATTGCCGGTCAAGGTGCGCGGACGCAATTGCGTCAACGAATACGGCTGCGACGAGCTCATGGACCGCGATACCGTCTATGTGGAGGGCTACAACGACGTGTTCCGGGCGTCCATCTACGAGAACGGGACCTTCAGCTACATACCGTACCTGTGAGGTGGGAGCGTCCAACCCACCCGCCCATCGTCCGTTTTCATGGCAGGGGAGAATATTTCATGGCCGTTTTGCGTATCACTCTACACGCGGATTTGCCGATGATACCTACTAATTGGATTACCGCTGAACAATCAGCATGATTCATGGCCGCATGTCTTATAAAATCCAGTGCATCTTGCAATTCAAAGGTAATATAGTAATCGTCATAGGTGAGAGGATCATCTATGTGTTTACACAAGTAATAGATGTTATTCCAGAAATTTCTAGGGCTAAGGCTAGGGCTATTGTCCAGTGTGTCCATAATCGTCCTGGATTTTCCAAAATCCATAATAACCATTTTTTTGTTATATGTGTCCAAGGACAGTTCAAACGAGGTTTCAGACCCCGAAAACGAATAGACGATTTTGCGTTGTTGGGTGGGTTTGAACAGCAAATTTCCCGTGTGCAAATCCTCGTGTATGAATTTGATCTGATCGTACGCCATTGCCAAAGAAAGCACCGTTTGAATCAACAAATGTTTCAACAGTCCAATGTTTTCTCGGTTCCAGCCAAATGTCGCAACGGATCCATCTTGTATGAACGGCATTACCAATACATCCTTATTGTGTTCATTGTCGGGCTTGGATTGACATATTGGTTGTGTATAGTCGGCGGGTTTCCCTTCGCGATCTATGGTAGCATGGTTGGTTTCATTGGACGTATCATCGTAACAAGAGAACACACAAATAAATTTGATGAATCCGGGTATCCCTTTGAGAGCTTCGCCAATCATATATTCCTTTTGTGCAAAACTGCGGTATGTGTCGTTGATGGGGGATTTCGTGTGTCTGTCCATCTTGACCACGATTCGCCGGTGTTTTTTGTTCACTAGCCGGTCGGTGGCAACCGCCTGGAGTATCGTCGCTTCCTCAGTATTCCGAATAAGTTTATTTACTTGGATGGATTCACGAATGGCCTGACTGTTGTAAGAGAAAAACCCACAGTCTATGTAATATTTGGTTCCACCGGTTTTCTTATTCTGGGCATATTTTTTCAGGTGCTGTACGGGATCCATTGATATAATACATACAAATTATATTTACACCCTTGATGCGCCAAGGTGTAAAAACGGAACCTCCACGGCACTGTTGTCGCAAACTATGGAACGCCCTGACAAATGAACAGCTGGAATGGGTGCAAGAAAATTGAATTCTGCTTACGTATATAGTATGTTGTCCTATACAGCATACCATGTATAAGTTACGCGACTGGATTGACCCCGAGAAACTAGAGTGGAATTGGTTATCCCGTAACCCGGCCGCCATCCATTTGCTAGAACAGAATCCCGATAAGATAGACTGGGTTTGGTTATCCCGTAACCCGGCGCCGGCCGCCATCCATTTGCTAGAACAGAATCCCGAGAAAATCAATTGGATTTATTTATCCAGTAACCCGGCGCCCGCTGCCGTCCATTTGCTAGAGCAATACCCCGAGAAAATCCATTGGTCTTGTTTATCTGCCAATCCTGCGGCCATCCATCTCTTAGAACAACACCCCGAGAAAATCAATTGGAATTATTTATCCAGTAACCCGGCGCCCGGCGCCGTCCGTCTACTAGAACAACACCCCCAGAGAATCCATTGGGGGTGGTTATCTGAAAACCCGGCGCCCGCCGCCGTCCGTCTCCTTGAACAGCACCCCGAGAAAATCAATTGGCCTTGCTTATCCCGTAACCCGGCGCCCGGCGCCATCCGTCTCCTTGAACAGCACCCCGAGAAAATCCATTGGGGGTGGTTATCTGAAAACCCGGCGCCCGCCGCCATCCGTCTCCTTGAACAACATCCCGATAAAATCCATTGGCGATACTTCTCCACCAATCCGGGAATATTCACCTACGATTACACCAAGATGAAAACATCCCGGCGCCACCTCCACGAGGAACTCATGCAGAACCGGTTTCATCCCCAGAACATGGGCAAATTTAAGGGCTGGGGGTATGACATTGAATTACAGAAAGAATAGACTAGACCCGTCGTCCAACGGCGGCGGTGGCGGCTAGACCCATTCCAACTGGCCGTTCACCACTTGCACCGTTTTATTTGGTAAGCGGTCAGTACCATGTTTGACCAAGAAACCGCGCAGCAACTCCAGTTTATCTTTGTCCAACGGTTTGACGATGACGTAGTCCGCCCCGCGGACCACGAACCCTTGGATCTCATCGGGACCGTCTTCGCCGGTCAAACCGACCACCAATTTGTTGTAGGGGAGGTTTCGCAGTGCCACCACGACATCCCAGCCGTTCATGACCGGCATGTTTTTGTCCAGCAGGACCAGGTCAATCTTGTCTTGGTATTTATTCATTTTTGTCAAGGCGTCGGCCCCGTCCTCCGCCGAATAAATGTAGCCAAAGAGGGAGGTGCTGTTCAACAATTTATACATCATCTTGCGATTCAACACACTGTCATCCACCAAGAGAACCCTGTAGGTCGGTGCACGGGATGTGTTTTCGGACGCTTTTCTAGAAGTTTTTTTGCTTATCGGAGAATGAACCAGGAGGGACGCGTCGTGGCACATGGTCAACGGCAATACAATCACGAATTGATTCCCCCGCGGTTCCAAGAATTGATGGTCAATCGTGCCTCCGTGCAATTCCACAATAGTTTTACAAATGTACAGACCCAAGCCCGATCCGCTGGTAGAATTGAAGGTCTCAAACAGATGCTCTTTGATATGCGGTAACAGAGGGTCGTTGGTGTCCTGGACAGAAATACGCACGACCTGTTGGTCTTCCGTCTTGGACAATGCCGCGATTTCAATGACAATGGCGTTCTCTCGTGTCACGTCGCGGTATTTGATCGCGTTTTTCAACAAATTGATGAGGACGTGTTTGATGTTGTGCACGTCGCCGTAGTTCCACAGAACGACCTCCGGGTCAATATAGTACGTGAACGTCACGTTGGATTCCTTGAAATTGTACAGAATCAGGACTTCCACGTTCGTGACGAGCTTGAGGAAGGAAAAGGGTACATACTCGTTCAACTCAATATTGTCGTCTTGGACCGTGACAAACTTGGTGAGAATATTTTCAATGAACCCCGCACTTTGTTGTAGGTCTTTGATGGTTTGTTTGTTCTCGGAATCGTTGGCACGTTGTTTCAACAGTTGCAGCCCCATGGTGATGGTAGAAATGGGCGTGCGCAATTCGTGAACAAAACATTTCATATACACGTCGCGATTGATACTGGCCTGCCGGGGTTTTTGTAAATCACGTATAGTGAACGAATCGTCTTCCGCATCTACGAGCTCTTCCTCTGGAACCACGCTGGGACAATTGTGACGCGAAAGGGCCGGCGTAATCGGACGTATGCGAGGTTTGGGTCTAACAAATTTACTGAATAAATGTTCTAATCGCTTCAGTAACGGTCTGTCATGGTTATCAATGTTACTTAGTTTACTTGTTACTGACATGTTGTTATACTAAAATGACATTTTTGGACGTGCCCCCCAAGAGGGTAAACTACGTTACACCTTTGCCTTATGTACCAGCAGAAAAGCACACTAAAGTGGGTGTTTTGAATCGGAAAAGGTGTAAAAATGTGTAACGCCTTACACATTTTTTCGCTTCGTGTTGGGATTGAACCAACGACCTTTCCGTTAACAGCGGAATGCTCTACCGACTGAGCTAACGAAGCACGGTGTCCACGGGCATGCACCCATGGACAA